ATAAGCATATTTATATACATAATCAGGAAGTGAGAAGTATTATTACGAACATCTTTTGTAACTTCATTCCACAACTTATATTGTTTTTCTATAGCGAGTTTAGAACAAGCATTATCAGGGTCAGATAATTTGACAAGTTCTTCTAATTTTTCAAACAATTCATCATCACTCATAGTTCTAAAATCCCTTAGTTACTGATACAGTATCGAGAGTTCCGACAAACAAAATATGAATATCGTCAAAGATAATATTCAGGCTGTGGTCATAAAACTCTTTTCCTGTATGTTCGTGATAATATTCCCATGAAACAAACTTGATGAAGTTACCCTTTGGGAATTCAAACCTATTACCTTTTCCGGGAAGAAAATGATAATCACCCTTTATCATATTTGCAAAGATAAACGAAAGGTCTAGTGCATGGTCCATTCCGTATGGTGTAATGTAGATTACGTTCTTACCTTTCTTTACGAGTTTTAATGCCCGTTTAAGGCAGCGAGTTGTCTTTCCTTTACGTCTATTCAGTTCAATCTTTTTCATTATCTTTAATTACCTCTTTAAGTGTACCATGGTCTAATGAAGTTGATAACGTTTGCAAACAATCTTTCCAATCTTTCGAACAGACATATTCATGGTCTCTGAATTTACTACTGATATTATTAAGTTTGTCTATAATATAATCTACAGTATCTTTTGCCTTACTGAACAAATCATCTTCTCTAAGATAATTACTGAGCCATTCTTCAGCTTCTTTCCGACTGTTGAAACCTGTCTTTAATGGTGGCCTACTTCTTGAATACATGTCTTCCTGTGGTTCTACCTGATAGCGAGGACCAAACTGGTTATAATCAAACGCATTATCGAGAACAGAATACTTCGGCATAACCCACCATTTGGTTTCCTTATTCTCTTCTTCCATAGTGTGAATGAACTCATTAAGTTTACTGATTTGTTCATCTGTCAAATTACTTGTATCGATTTCCATAGTTTTATCTCCTTCTCAACTTTTCATATACTTCGTTACTGATGTTAGTTATTGTGCTTTTAAGATAATCATCAGGATAACCACTAAGATGTTGAACATTGTCGTATACACTATCCATAATCTTAAGAATGTTATCTGACGTAATAGCAGGAGCACCGCACCCACGATTAATAATAGACAGAACATAAATTATAATGATATCTTTGAGAAGTGTATCAACAGCATTGAAATTCTTCTCAAGTTCCTCATACTTAGTCTTCAGTTCGTTGTATTCTCTAGTAGTCTTATTACCTGTATTCTTGGCAAGGTTATTGATAGCATCTATGATTGGTTTATTATTTTCCCTAAGTGCATTATTAATATGATGCCCAAGATTGTCTATAAGGGTATCCTGATAGCTCATTTCATTCCTCCCGTTCAAATAATACAATCACATAATCTGTTGGCATAGTATCTCCATTTCTTACAGTGACAGGAGTAATTGATACTATTCTCCAGCCCTGATTAAGCATAGAATTGATAGCCGGTGTTACATCATAGGTACTGCCATAAGCAGTATAATCTTTAAGAACCTGGTAAGACCTAACACATTGAACAGTCTTGGCAAATACCGGACTAATAAACATTAACAGCATTAATACAATCATTAACTTCTTCATACACACTCCTTACTCTTACAAATCTTTTTGAATGGAATACAATCCTTTGGTAAACATTCATAACCACAATAAATACATCTTATATTTTTACTCTTGGGAATTTTAGCCATTGGCCAATGATAATAACATTTAGGGCATCGAAGATTTGAATCAATTGTACTAGTCTTTCTCATATACTTCTTTCTCCATGAGTATGGCAAGTTTATGTAATCGTTTCTCAATCTGTTTATACAGTCTGTGTATTTTAGGATTTTTGAAACAATTCATATAATCACTTTCAGCTCCAAGTGTCATAAAATTAACTTTATCAAACAGTGCTTTCTTGCGTTTGTGCTCTTTATCCTTACCGTCTTCAATAACTTTATCAAGATTATCTACAAAGCCATAATTCTTAGTCACACCTTCTCTATAGGTTCTGTCTTTCTGTTGCTCAAAAAACCATTCAGTACCACTCTTACCATACTGACTGTAAACGATGTTTCTTTCCGTATTAGCGAGATAATTTTCAATATCAAAATCACTACACGTAAAACGGTCTGTGGAATGTCTGAAGATAATCTCAATACGGTCATCTTCATACCGATGGTAAAGAATATCAGTACCTGGAAGAATAATCATTTCATGATTATCAAGGTCTGTAATGTCAATTGTACTAATTACTATCATAATTTACTCCTTATTCTTACTTTCACAAAGCATTTCAAGATATCTGTTCCGTACATCAGTAATCTTATTTGCAATTTCAACATCACCGTTATAGCGTTCCTGATTGCCATATTCCATTAAAGCATTTTGAATAATATCTTCATCACTTGCGGCAAGAACAGTGAGACGTTCGTATTCTTTCTGCTTTACCGCAATCTGATGACTAAGCCAATTTGCTACAGATTTATCAAACAATGGTTTACCTGGTGTATTGTAGTTTTTCTTTTCCATTTTCTTCAGATAGTTCAGGATTGCACATGTATTAACACGCTTAATGTAGTTAGCTTCGTCCTGTTCTTCCGGACTATATTCACCCTTTTCGTGAAGTTCCTTAATACGTTCTGAAGAGATTCTAAGGTCGTTATACTCAACTTCCCTTAAATTCTTTTCTACATCACCAACATTAGGTCCGGATAAAACAAAATCTTTATCCTTACTATGAACTGTAAGATTGATATGACTAACAAGGTCTTTTTTACCCTTACGGATATTATACGAAACGAGTACACCTTCACCAATATGGATTGGTACTGTACTACCGAATGCAGCAAAGTCAAACGGTTCTTTTACGATATATCTTCCCATAATTATTGCTCCTAACTTAATTATAGAATTATTTTATTTTCTGTTATATCCAAAGTGCTCCACGAAGATTCTCTCTGCTGCGGAACTCAAGTTTAGCACCGTCCTGTTTGAATCCGTCCTGTTCAAATACAATGAAGTATTTCGTATTATAGATTGCTACCAGGATTGCAACATGACCATATTTATTTGTCTTGGAAGAATCCCAAATAAGGATATCTCCCTTGTCGTAATCTGCGGTAGGACTATCAACAGTCTTTTTGAGATTGGTACACTTATCAAAAATATCCTTAGCTCCACCTTCTGCTCCTAATGCAGGGAATTGGTCTACACCAAGTACATCATGCACATACTGTCTCGCCAGGTCTACACAATTATGAACCTTATAGTTATTACAAATATAAGTATGTGTATTGTCAGTTTCGAAATTATAAACCTCAGCTTTGAAAGTCTCGCTTATTTTCACCCTTTTGTTCATACGTTTTGTAGATTTACAAAGAGACAATCTATAAATTGGTTTTACAGATTTCACTTGTTTACCTCGAATAAAAATAGGTTCCGAACTTCTTTTCGAGATACGAATAGATTTATTTACATAACCCAACTTGATAGCAATTGCCTGTAAGCTATAAATTAAAGAAGGACTCGTGTTCATTAGTACAATCGTATTTCCTTTTTTATATCCATCAGCCTCAATAAACCCGTTAAGAATCAACTCAGATTCTCGATTACTAAAAATTAGAGGTAATTTTTTATATTCTCCTCGACATTGTTCGAGAATGATTTTAGTAAGCAAGGGATGCTCACGTTTAGAAATTGCTCCAACAAAAGCATGTTCAGATTCATGATGTGGTCTTTCAGAAGAGAGCATGTTGAGAGAATGTACAAAATCAACTTTCTTTTCTCCAAAAGTTAATCTTATTTCATCTGTTTTATTATCTTTATGTCTACCAATATTTCCATCTCCTAACCAGAATCCTAAAAATAAAAGTTCATTATCAGTAAGACCTGTCTCATCAAAACACTCCTTATCATAAAGAGATGCTAGTTTTGTTTTCAATTCTACTGCCGGAGAAAATGTTCCATCTTTGAAATAGAATGGGTGGTCAGGAGTTACGCAAAAATCACAAAGAGGTGTTCTAATGTTTACAACCTCTTTAATACTCTTGAATGTTTTAGTAACTGTATTAACTTCATTATCATATCCGATTACTTTATCTCCAACAACAATATCCTGAATTGGTTTATAAGTCCAGTCAGCCATAAGAATCATATGGTTTTTAGTGAAACACTGAAAACTCTTGTCACCTTTGAATACATCATCTTTATAATCAACCTTTTTACCTTTGTAAGTTTTAATAAACTCAGTTAGATTCATTCTTGTACCTCATTTACAACCTTATTTAGGAACTCATTGTATTCTGATTCATTTATCTCAGATACAATAACCTGTCCATTAATAACATTCTCAGCTACAATAAGAAAACCACTTTTAAGAATAATGTACTGATTCCACTTATCACCATCATAATGTATAATCAACTTTGGTATTTCCAAACGATTATCCACATACTTACAGTTCTCATACTTGAAATAACCGGTACATTTCACACCATCGCCATTATCTTCATCAAACCTGTAATACTTACCTTTCTTAAGGTTGATGATTTCCTTGGCGTGTTTGAATGCAAGTTCAGCCTGTTTCTTATTCAGCTTCTCGTCCTGTTCCTTTAATGATTTTCTTTTAAGATTAATCTTTTCAATTTCGTCCTTATACTCCATATATTCTCCCTTTAATTACAATTTCTATATCTCTCTTGGCACAACAACCAAGTATTTTATATTCCCCATAAGAATAAACGTTATACAGTCCATGAAGGAACCAATTAGAATAGATTGGAAAAAGCGAATAACGCTTTGTTCGATTATCATACAGTACAACGCAGGTCATGTCTTTGTATTTAACAATGTCACCTACCTGTATCTGCTGCCCATGCTTATCGAAATACATTGTCCATGTACTAATAGGATAATATATGTTTGTATAAATTGTGTTGTACAATCGTTTTAATTTTTTAATCATTCAAATAGTCTCCTAAGCAAATCTTTTATTACATTTATTAATATTAGAACGGAGAAGGTTAGTGCTGGTGCACAGAATACAACATAGATGATTATGTAGATTATGTCCTTGACTGTCATTTATTCAGTCTCCTTTGGAAGTACAATTTCTTTCCAAGCATAAACAGAATCTATATTCTGCATTACACAAGATTTTTCATTAAAGATTTCAAACTGATTACTTCTGTAATAACCTATCAATGCTTGAACTCCATTTATAGTTTTTCTTGCGAGTAAAAGCATTGCACTTTCAGACGGAAGTTCATCTTTCACATAATGCCATTCATTATCCACAATCTGATTTACCTTTTCATTTGATTTCACACCAAACTCAAAGCCCTTGTTATAGCCGAACTCAGCACCTTTCTGCCATTTTTCTTTAGAACATTCCTTACAGGTACAATGTTCCCTACTTTTACATTTTTCATATCTTGAGCAATCTTTACAAACACTGTCTATCACCCATTCTTCTGCTTCTTTCTCAAACATAGTTACTCCTTTTTAATACACCAATGCCTTCTTTCTAACTTTTTAAGTTCACCGTCATCACACTCAATATAAACTGCATAATGCCTTTCGATTTTTATTACTTTTCCAACAAGTTCACTTTTGTCCCAATGATTTATGCATCGAACTCTATCACCAACTTCATAATCCATAGTTACTCCCATTTGATTGTTAATTTGTCATAATAAAAAATACCAGAGAATGTAAATTCTCCCCTTTCCAATTCACACTTAAAACCTTTTGCTTCTAATTTCTTTGAAACTAACCACAAGGCAAAGTAATCGTATAATTTACAACTTCTTTCTATCACACAATAATTGCTTGTTGCATTTTTAATTTTATGTTTTGCAACATCCATTAAAAACCAAAACTTTTCTCTAGTTTCTCGTTTCCAATTTTTTCTTGTACGTTTTCGCAGTTTTTCAATTTCTGTCATAGTTACTCCTTCTTTACAAAATCGACTAAATACCTACAGCCAAATTGTGAACACCCTTTACTTCGATTACACTCTGCACACTTGTGAGTATGTTCATAACAACAATCTTCACAATTCTGCCAAATATCAACATTACAGTTAACGCAGTCTCTTTTTAGTTTTCTTCCGTCTTTTGTATTATTGCAATAAACCATAGTTATTCTAATTACTCCTTTATTTTAGTTTCCGCCTTAAAAGTAAAATAACAGGTTTTCTAATTTCATTTTTCCACCTTTTCGGTTTTTATTCATTCTCCAACTCACTTAACGTTTCTACCATTGTTCTCAATGCTTTAACTAGATTATTAGGATATTTTTTCTTATAAGTGCAATAACTTATAAATGAAACACCTTTAAGATGCAGTCTCCACTCAACAAAATCCTTAGCGTCTTTTCTTGAAATATGATTCACACTTGAAGTCATATCAATTAAACGCTCTTTCAGTTTCATTTTCTTTTCAAATCGTGTTTGTATTTTGTGATGCTTTCTCCTGTTCATTTGCACTCCTGTAAGAATTGCTCTGCTTGTTGTTTAATTTCTTCGTAAGCAAGATTAAAAAACGAAGAAGGTTCTCCGTCTTCATCTTTCCCATAAATTGTTCTTGGAGTTGTTAACAATCTTTCAATAAGTTTCTTTGCTTTGGTGAGTTGTTCGTCTTTATCAAACACCATATTTCTGTATTTATCCCTTTCTTCTTCAAGTGCCTTATTCAGTGAATTAAGACCCTTGTTCAAAATTGAACCTACCGCAAGACCTTCTTTGAGTTTCTTGTTTTCAAAGTGTCTGTTCATATTGCTAGACTGTTGGAACTCTGTAATCTTTCTAAGTTCTGCGTTTTCCTTTTCAAGTTCCTTGTTAATCATAATGTTATGGTCTTTAAGGTTGGCAGTCTTGCACCATAAATCCGCCTTGTCTTTCCATTCTTTTACTTCTGCTTCAAGTTCTGCAATCCGCTTTTCTCTTGGCTCTGCTCCTGCAAGATAGTATTGCTTGATGTTTGCTAAATCGTAGCAGTCTTCTTTACCTGGACAACGTTCTGGATTACCACAATGTGCACATTGCTCACGTTCAGCATATTCAAAGGCTTCTTTTTCAAGTTCTTCTTTATTCATTCTTCTTCTACCTCCCTTGAAGTTATAAAAACCTGTTCTCCTCTTAGCCAATTTTTATATCGGTCTTTCTTCTTCTGTTCGACATTTACCTTACAGTAACAATCTGCACATATATCGAAATAAGTCATTGTATTATATGAAACAAACCTTCTAATGGTTGTATTCGTACAGTTTTCACCACACCATTTACATTTTGGAATAAAGAATATTTTCCCTTTCTTTTTCTTATATCCATTAAGATAATAACCGATAAGATTATCAAACATTCTATTTCTCCTTAATATAATCATTGAAGTGTTTCTGTATCTCTGATTCTTCGTAACTGAAAGCAAACAAGTCATAACCCATAAATTCACGCTTATCAATCATCTCAATATTTCCTCTTTCTTACCAATAATAGAACCATCCAAGAAAGTGAAATTATCGAAAAGCTCTTTTAATTTAAGATTCTCGTAACCGGTACCTACATCACAATCATAATAATCACGCTCAAAGAAAAAGTCGATAATGAGATGTACACTATTACATTCCTTATTCTTTATCCAGATAAGCGGCATGAGTAATTCATGATTAAACTCAAGACCACTCTTCTTTTTCCAAGCATCAATTAATTCCTGTACTGAATTGAACGGAACATATTCAACCTCATCTTTAATTCGCCATTCCTTCCATTTGTCAAAAGCACTTGCACGAGGAATTTCAATGAGATGCCAATCTATCCATTCATCACCTTCTTTATACTGAATTGTCTTACCCTGTTTCCAGGCAAGCATTATCTTTTCAAATGATTTGTAGTTGTCATACCACTTAATACATTCATCTTCGGTACCTTTGAATACAACATACCTATCATTCTTTGAGTTAGTGCGGGAAAGTCCATAGTCATCAAGAACAATATACCAGGTTGTTTCAGGTTTGATACGATATTCGTCTGTAGTGAATAATGGTGCAAACCCTTCTAATACATCTTCCCAATCACCATTATGATTTTTGAACTGTAGCTGCTTACCTTCAAGATATGCTTTACGGAACTCATAGTATGGGTCGTAATATGCAAACTGATAATCACAAGTTATTTCTCCATCGTCATAATAAGTGAATGGACAAACATCATCACCACTGCTAGATAACGTTACCATAGCTTCAGGATTATCTTTTACCTGACGTCTTAATGATGCAATATCCTGTGCAACAAATCCTTTCTTATCTTCAAGTATTTTATCCCATTCAAAATAAACGAATTTCTTATTATACAATTCCATAACTATTCCTCCACAATCATCTTCTTTAATTCTTCATAGCATTTATCACATAATCCAAAGTTCTTATTCATTTTTGTGTTTTCATAGTCATAACGGTGAATTGTGATAAATCTTCCTTTACCTGTTTTCCCACATACATAACATGGCTGTATTGTTATATTTTTAATTATTTTCATAATTTTTACTCATTCGCATAAAGTGTCTTGTTGATGAACTCAATAAGCTGCTCTTTAGACATAATCTGTAAAGCAACATCCAATTTTGATTTTACGTCATCTGCTTTTACACTTTCAGAATGAAGTTTTTCTTCAAGCTCCCAAATCTCAGGTTTCATAGCAAGAGCTTCTTCCTGTGTATAAACATGTGGTTTTTTCTTAATTACATCTGGATTCATAATTTTACTCCTTTCCTTAATACTAGAAAGTTGCGTCTCCCCAGATTTTATTCTTTCGTTTCTGCACCAATCTCTATTTTATCACCAATCTTCACATGAAAATTCTTGAAGGTCTTACGGATAATTCTCATTACAAGTGCAAGAACAATACATAGCAGTATGGCAGCTCCAACAATAAATGCAACATCACTTCCCGTAATCTCATCATCATATTCAGATGGTACTTCTTCATAATATTCTTCCATACGCTATTCTCCTATTCTTCGAGATTTCGAAACATTATCTTAAGGACTATAAGTATTACCGGAATCGCAATAACGAATCCGGTAATAAAACCAATTATAAACATCTTCATGATTAATATGCGAAAGTAAAACTCTTTTTCTGGTCTTTCACTGCACCAGTAAACAATACAATACGGATACCTTCATAACTCCAGGAATCAGGAATAATGTTTGATGTATCCTTGAACTCCTTCATACGTTCTTTCCATTCTTTTTTCGGAACATGTGTACTCACTTCGAGTTCTACACGATTATCTCCACATTGTCTGATACGTGCCTCATCACAAAACAGCTGATACAATCTACTCTTCAGTTCTTCCATCTTTATCTCCCGGCAATTTAAGTGCATTTACGACGACATTATGTCCGCAGAAAGGACAGCTGCGGAATATATCAATGATTGACATCTTATATTTCTTTGCAACCTTAAATATATTCACACCGTTCGAACTGTTTTTCAGGCAGCTTGGAATATAGACATTTCCCTTGCCGTTTTCCTTTTCGGTCCATACACAGCAGACCATTCTCTGCTCAGTCATATCTTTTGGTTTGTTCATAATTACATACTCCCATATAATAACGACAGATATTCATCTTCCAATATAGAAAGGTGATTACCGTCAATCATTTCAAGTTCTTCATCACTGTAGCCGATGTTATTCAGCCACATCTTAAATTCCTTTACGTGCATAGCTGTAGTCCTCATTGATATAATATTTACCAAGGGCAAGTTTTTCATTTTCCTTACTGGCTCTTACCCTTTTCAGCACATTAATATCCGGTTTATCAAGATGTACCAGATACCGTCTTCCTTCGTCAGGAATCTCAATAATTTCCATTGTTCCTATAGTTTTCATACTTTTAATTATAGAAAACTGACAGGACAAAAAAAACCCTACAGTATAGTTTAGGAGTAATACTGTAGGGTTGCAAATTATGAATCATGAAATTATTCATTTGTTTCTAACTTAATTATAGAAACTCTGATTTTCTCAGAAAAAAAGAAGGGTTATCTGACCGGGTGGGAGGGAAAAGGTCAGATAACCCAAAACCTTCAGGAGGTGCCAAAATGTCAAGGCATCATAATTTAATTATAGAAAGGAATGTATTCTCAGTCAATAAAAAAGACCCTACAGTATGTAGGAGTATACCATAGGGTCAAAGAGTTTATAATGACTAGTATCTTAATAATAGAATGTGCCTTTATTTCGCTCTCAGATTGCGTATAACACGTTCTACAGGCTCTGGTAATGATATTTGTCGATTGAGTGCATTTGAACGCAATACAGAGCCTCTATGGCTCAAATGGAGCATATTTATCATCAAGTCCATATAGGTCATTTTGGAACAACGCTATCTCATCTTCAACATCATCTTCAGTTCCGGTTATATCTATCGAACTGTAAAATCCGTCGTCCGGTATGCTCATCTTTTCCGTTTCCTTTTCGATAAGCATTTCCTCATAATGTACATGTTCATTCACATATATCAACTGAGTTGCTGCAGCGAAACAGTCCGAACAGTCCTTGAAATATACAGGATGATTAGGGTCAGTATTATGCGGATGGTCTACCTTTCCGGTCGCACGGTCATATAAAAGATTAGACAATTCGTATTCAAGCTGCTTATAGTACGGAATACTGTAACGCTTAAGTTTCATGAAGTTCAGTGTTGTAAGGTATGCTGCTGGAGTTACATCAACCGAATAATAATCTGAATACTCATTACCGAATATCTTCTTGCATTGCGGAATAAGATAATCCTTTGCATATCTATCACCACTTATGAACTTAAAATTTACACCATTATCCCTCATATAAAGAATCAGTTGCAGTATCTTTTCCTGGTCTATCTGATTGTCGTTTATCTCTTCATTAAGGAATAATGATGCGGTCAGTAATGAACGGATTTTGTTTTCTTCACGGTCATAATATAAAGCTGAGAATCCTGTATGGTCATGTTTCTGCGATGCATCTATATGCAGATATACGTTCTCTCCATGGTAATGTTCCATGGCTCTGTCAGCATTCCAGATAAGGAAAGGACTGTTCTGGTCATATATACCAATCTCAGGTATCTCGGTCAGTAACGGAGACTTCTCGTCATTCCATAAGTTCTTTATGATACTGCTATTATTGATAAACTTGTTCGTTCCCGTCTGTACCTTACCGGACATATTAGCAAGGGAGAATGAAATGTCTTCTTCATAGAATTTACGGATGGATACCGGCACAGGCTCAATAAGGTTCGGATGGTCTTCTACGAACTGGTCAAGAGTCTGTCCGTAAGTATCCGCTATCTGAGTCTTTATCGCACTATCAGCCTGGTCAATAATAAAAGGTGCTATTGTTCCATTACCTATAAATACATTGAACTTTTCCTTACTGTACTGCTCAGGGTTAGCCTCATATACGGATGCTTCCATAATGGCTGTATCACCATCTTTCTTTGCCTTTTCAAGTTCAATTGCTACAAATGAAGATGATGTAGTTGAAGATGAGATAATGCCGCTGAATCCGCCCCATATACCGTTCTTACTGAATGTCATTACTGAACGCTGACGCATTTCCTGGAACATCTTCTGTGTTTCTTCTACTTCAGTTCCTTTGGCTACCTTTCGTACATTCGCCTCATCCAATACACACCCGAGCATATCTTCACCGACAATATGTTCAACCTGAGAACCAGGAAGTATCTCGCAGAAAGGAAATATAAGTTCAGTTTCAACATCCTTACGTTTCAAACCTGGCAACTGCCAATATGGAACGCTATCAATATCTTTTATAAGCTGCTTGAGACCGGTTGACTTTGATTTACTAAGAGTATATGACAGCCAGAATATCTTTGGTGTTGTATTAGGGTCAAGTCCGAACAGACAGGGAAAGTTCTTCCAGCAGCTCATTTCATATAGGATACGCTGAATGAGTTTACGGGCACCATATGACTTTCCAGTACGTGATGCTCCGGTTGCTATGAACTTTCTCTTTGGTACTGTAAGACCCATCTCGTTTACATAGGTCGCATTGTTGAATTCCTCTATGAACTCCCTTACATACGGTCGGATATAGTTTGCCGAAGGTCCGACATAAAAGGGGTCTTGTATCCAGTCGGATATCGGCACAATCTCTCGAATTTGTTCCGCACGAGTCATAATTATTTCTCCTTTCTTAATTCCTTTTTGTAATCACATATATCCTTGCCATCATTGATTTCAACCATACGGTCTAATATACGTTTCAGACGTTTGAGTACATCTTTATCCTTTCGATAATATCCATACAAATAATGAACAAGGTCATGAGTTGTTCCATTCAGAGGAACGAACCTATCTTTCTTCAGGATTATATACTCTGAGGGATTTAAGCACATATGATGAAGATTGAATCTCTTTGGTAATTTCTTTAATGTAATAGGGTCCACCTGACCTTTGAAGAAATTACGGAACTCTTTCCAAATAGTAGTTTCACGGAACTTAGATTTCTCCTGCTGGTTAAGGGCTTTACCTTTACAAGATTCAATAAAGTCCTGTTCCCTTTTCAGTTTTTCTTTTTTCTGTTCTGCACGTGTCAATTTGTGTTTACTCCTTATAAAATATATAAAAGTCCTTGACATATTTTAGTATCTGTTATAATATTTACTAAAGTATTTTAGTATCTGTTACGATAATAAAAGTATGTCGGATATCCGGTCATAAAGGGAAGTATGACCGAATTTGAAATATTTATAATAATAGGTGGGAAATTATGTATTATCTTCTTTTAATTGCTTTAATGCTCAGTGCCGGTTTGTTTGTATTCTTTACAGACAAAAGTCTTCAGTTTCGAAAGGTAAAAGAACTTCATAAGTCAAATATTGCATTTAATCTCAGCATGATTAGTGGAATAATTGGTGTTCTTATGATTCTTATACTTATTTTTGTAGGAGAATAAATTATGCGGATGAATGAACTTACACAGTCAGAACGTGAGTTCCTTGACAGAGTAAATGAACTAAACCAGAAATATTGCAGCGATAAGGATATTTCCTTATGGAATGTCTGCAAGGGTTATCTGACCGGAAAGATAAAGGACGACTTTCTTGATTTACCGGAAGAAGAAATCGAAAATGTTCTGGCTGAACTTAATGGTGAGCTGCATATAAGTAAGACTATGAAAAAGGCATCAGCCATGCTATTCTAGTTATATATTACTGTAAGGAGGAATTTCTTATGAAAGAAACCTTTTTCATGCTTAAGAACAACAGTAAGTCCGAAGGAACTTACCTGATTGATGGAGAATACAAACCTATTTATCCGGGTGAAACCATCACTCTTAAGAAATCGCCTGTCAATCATACAAGTAATGTATCAGTAGTTATCTACCGAAAAGACACAGGTAATAATGAGATTCTTTACAAGAAACCTGTAAAAGCACAGGAAGAACCTAAGAAGAGTAAAAAGAATTCTTAAGTACAGACCCGTAACCTTTATGGTTGCGGGTTTTCTGTTTCATTTGGCTCAACATATTCTTTTTCATAAATCTTATTTTCATTCAAATAGATAACAATTTTATCAATGTAATCAAATCCATGACAGTAAGGAACGCTGAGTTTAACGGTATAACTTGCATTAAGGTCAAAACTTCTGTTTTTATCATTATCTACATTATCTGTAGCCTGAAGACCAGTCTGCATTACTTCAGCACGTGTGGTCAATGACTTACAGTTAGTCAGAAGTTCTTTTATATCAATGTCAAAATAACGAAGCCTATCCATATCTATGAGATTCTGATTTACACGGTCTCGGAATGACTTGTAGTAAGAGCTGCTGAACAATTCGAACTTTACTTCGAGGTCATATAAGAATCCACGTTCACATTTTATTTCACCATCGGTTGTTTCATATGAGAAATCACGTGGTAATACGGAACGTGCATAGAAAGCCTGGTCTTCATTCCATTCGAGCAAAGATGTACGCCATAAGCATACAAATGGAGAAAGAACACCATGCAACTGAAAGTTTCGTTTCTTGCTGAGATTTGCAGGACAAAGAAACATATGCTTATATACATCTTCCACAGAATCTTCACGGCAATGTGGTTTGATGATACTGACCAGTCTGTTACGGAATAATTCAAAAATCCTGAATTCAATGTATTTTGCGAGAGTCGATTCTACTTTGTCATTTATTGTTCCATTCATATAATAATAATATAAAAGAAAGAGGGCATATAGGTGAAAACCAAAGAAAAACACCTACATGCCCTCAAAGGAGTAAACCCGAACACACGGATTTCTTATTTGTTATGCCTTTTTAACGGCAAGAACACCAAAAATAATTGTGAGAATACCAATTACTGCACCGGCAAGTGTAGCAAAGATAGAATCAGAAAGACCACCAACTGCAACAAGAACTGCACCAATAACAGCAAGAGCAATAACCAGAATATATTTCCAGTTGAACTTCTCACCTTCTTTCTTGTATTTCTTAACAACTGCAACAATTGTAGTTGCAAGAGCAAAAGCTGCAAGAGCAATAGAAATAATATCTGCACTTTCAAACTTGCAGAAATAACCAACAACAACAGATGCTACAAAGAGCAATGAACCGATAATTCCAAAAATCTTATTCATCGTTTTCCTCCGAATAATTTAATTATGTTTAAGTAGTGTTTACTCCTTATGAACATATATATAAAAAAAGACCGGCAGAGTTTTAATCTACCGGTCAGGAGCAAAATATGAAAATGGATATTAAATGATTACATCTTTATCTGTAGATTGCGGCTGAGTTGCATAGAACTTTGCATATTTACCACCACTAACAGCCGGTGTATGCTTTGCCGCTTCATCTTCAAAGGCTTCCCATTTCTCTTCAACACGTCTGTCAAGTTCATCTTCCAGATTGTTTTCACGAATGTATTTTATGAGAGAGTTTCGGTCCATAGCAAGAGCAAATGACTCACCGAATTTAGATTTAATGGATTCATCACCATTGATAAACTTCATGGCTGTATCCATACTAAATCTTTCACCCTCGGAAAGTGTAGCACGATAATCATCATACCATTTATTATCAATAAGCCACTGTCTGATTTCTGGACCGACCATAGGTTTCTTATCAGGATTTTTCTCCCACTCACAACATTTTGCTGCCGGAGCAGAAATATCACCTGTTCTAGTACGACAGTCGAACAGATAATCAACCCCTGTTTCAACATTATCAATTCCATAATTGAAATAATAAGTATAGAAACATTCACGATAAGGTCGTGGTACTTTACCTTTAGTTACCTTCAGTTTATTTGTACCGCCAAGAATTACCTTACGCTCACCTTCTTCATACTCATATTTCTTAGCAGTTGCAAGCCATATAACCATAAAACAATAGAAATCCATTGCTTTACCACCAGCACGGTCATATTTCTCAAAACTGAATGGGTCTACATTTTCACGAATCTGAGAAACAATTACAAGTAAAACATTATATTTCTCAAGTTTTTTACAAAGCTGAGCGAAGAACTCCTGGGAAAGATATTTTGCCTTACCCATTCCCATAGTTCCTTTGTCATAAGTTTTACCCTTATCCATTGCGGCAATCCTTTCTTCGGCACGTTTATCCTGTTCTTCAGATGTAAGAGCATCCAGAGAATCAATAACATAAACACCGAATTCATCTTTACCAAGAGAATCACAGAACTTCCATAAACGATAGAACGCTTCTTCTACTGTTTCAGGTTTATCACTTTCTTCAGTACAAATGTCCATACCATAAAGTGTCTGAGTATCAAAAGAATATCCATGTTCACAATCCGCATACATCCACTTAAACTTATCACCATAAGTCCAATGAGCATTAGCAATAATTTCATTATTGATAAATGTTTTACCGGCAGATTTATCACCGACTACATTAAGAATACGACCTGCTGGATTGCCATGAACACCTTTTTCACCGCCCATAACAAGGTCAATAAGTCTTACACCTGTTTTGAAATATGGTCTATTAAACTTCATATTTTCACTTCTCCTGTTTTTAAGTCCGTTTATTATACTGTCCGATAACTCTTTCAATGTCTGTTCGTTTTGCATAATAAAGTCCATTCTGTTCCATACCGAGTTTGGTGATTTCACAGTTATTCTTTTTCAGAACATACTTCAACGCTGAAAAAGTCATATTATACTTCTTACATGCGTCTTTAATCGAGATATATGAACTGTCAATCAAATGGTTATCAAGCCATTCTCTAAACTTGTCTTCATCAACACGATATTTGTCACGACCTTTCTCTTTATACTGAATAAGAAAGCCATACCTTTTACCATATCTATAAATCAAAGGCACAGAGAAGTTGTAACCCCTATCCGCACATTCTTTAATCATCTGTTTCTGATTCATAAAACCTCCATAAATAATGATAGGGTGAAATATTACTATCCCACCCTACCGACCGGAAATCATATCTGATTATTCTTTATTCAGACATTTTTCCCACATAACCGTATCACATTTCGTACAGTCAGGATGCTTGTCAGCTTCACCCCAGTTATGACCAAATGGACACTGGTTACACTTGGTTTCAGCCGGAGCGGTTTCTTCCGCTTTTTCAACAGGTTTCATATCATTAAATGATGTTCCGCTTGCGGCTGATGCTGCCTGAGCTGCCAAATCTGCTGTTGGACTTGGTTCATCATAATCAGCAATATTCGCAGATTCTACACTCTGAGATGGAGTTTCTTCTTTTGTTTCTTCAGACTTAGACTGAACAGCATAAGCCTTACCGGAAATAAGTTTCTCCATATCTTCAGCAGAAGTCTTCTTAATAACTGTTGCAAGGTCGATGGAATGTGAAAGAACCTCATCGCTCAATGGTTCACGTGGAACGAAACTGAATGTACTTGGTTCATTGTATTCCTTTCCGGCATACTTCTTCTTAGTTCCAAGGAAAGTTACAGACATACCATCATGCCAGTCAAATACATTTGCCGGAGCACCTGTCTGTGGGTCTTTTGTAACACGAGCACGTTTAAGAAGTTCTTCTTCAACAGATTTATAACCAGTATCCCAGAAACCATACTTGTTTGTCTTAAGGTCATGCACAACATAAACAACACGTCTCTTAGCCTTGATTTCAAAAGCCTTGTCTTCATTCTCTTTTCCACCAAGAGCCTTGATTCTGTCTGATTCACGACAGAGCGGACAATCACATCCGTACTGTGTAAGACAGGTAATATTTGCCTTGTTCGGTCCGATACTACGATGTACAAAATAATCAAGGGAATACATCGGGTCTCCAACTTCAGCCTTACCTGCAATTACAAGCGGATTCTCAGCTGTTGCATTGAAAGGAACGAAATCTACTGTGTTTTCGCCTTCAGCCGGTTTCCATCTTTCAAGACCAGCCTTCTTTGTGTCGAGACTATCCTGAAAACCACCGCTGTTACCAAAACGGTTTCCATAAGGATTCGAACCGTTCTCATAAGCCTTTGCTGTCATTGTTTTCTTCTGAAACATAAATCTTTTCTCCTTGGCATATGCCGATATTGATTTGTTTATTATTTCACCTGACAGTTGACAACGCTGTCAGGATTTTGGCTATATAATAATTATAGAAACTAAAAAATTCTCAGATTTTAACGTTCCGGAACTCTGTTCATAGAATTACGCAGATAATCTGAAGATGTTTCATTATTCAAATCTTTAGTTGGTTTTGCTACGTTATCAACATAAGCACCATTACAGCGAAGTCTTACAAGGTTATCCAATTCAGATTTTTTAATCTCAAGAGCCTTTACACCAACACTGATACGGTCAAAGGTTGCTGTAGCATCACGAAGTTCTTTCATTGCTTTTACAACATCAGAGTCACACTGAACCATTGATTTAATAATGTCTTCAGTAACTTTCTTGCCTTCATTAGCACAGTGTTCACGAATAGCGATATTACGCTCAGCCTGGATTACTTTAAGCATATCTGTTTTCTCAGATACTAAACCCTTAGCCTCTCGTGCCATATCTGCATAATTATAATAAGTGCTACTCATTGTAATACATTCAGCTTCAAGATTATACTGGTCTACTTCTACATCTGATTTAATATCCATTATTTACCTCGTAATTTAATTATAGAAATATATTATTTTTCAAAAATTTCATTGTAAATACTGTTACTCACATAATTACCATTTATTCTCCCATCACGCTTATACTTTTCAGTAGATAGATACCGTTTCTTAAACACAGAAGACTCGTAACAATTTATAGGGTTTATACAATTTATATCAGGATTTATTCCCGGAAGAATCCAATCTTCAACTTCTTCTTTCTTCAGGATAATATTTCCATTTGTATATTCAGGCAGTTCTACAGACCTCTTCAAAGAATATGTAATCATTTCATCTGTCAGTTTAGACTTCGCATAATCATCTTTTATATGTTTCAATAGAGCAATGTCATTGGATACTATAGTTCCATTATCTCCGGAGAAACAATCTATACCAAGCAGACGCAGAACGATTCTATCTGATTCATTTAGAGTTGCTTTCAGATGATATTTCTTATTAATGCAATAGAATTGTTTCCGCAGCATACCTTCAAGATAATATTCAAGGTTGCGTTCAGTTAAATCTTCTTTATCAAGTTCTTCAAGTTTATGACGGATTATATTCAGATTTATTCCATTTTCTGTCAATGTAATATTGCCCGTCTCACCAAACAAACGAATAAACTTAGTATACCAGTAGGTTATCGTGTCGTAGCCTGCAAAAGGTATATGAGTTATAGAAGGGTCAAAGTCTTCCTTGAAGTATCCCCTTATTGCAAGTTCATCTTTATACTCAGTTGTCTGTCTGATTACCGGATAATGATTTACAGATATTTCACGTTTATGTGTGGCAACAGCTTTCTCAAAAATAGTTGTAGGTAATGTATCAAAAGAACATTTAAGACAAATTCCTTTTATAGGTTTTGGAGATATCTTCCATTCACCCAGGGAATATACTTCCATACCTTCTTTTATTTCTTCAATGGGAATCTGACCTTGTTTTGTTGTAATCAATCTGTATTGCATAAGAAAAAGAATGAGAGCCGGAATAATCGTAAGAGTTGCATTATTTATTTCCGGCTCTCTGGAGCAAATATGATAACAAAATATGTTAGCACATTTATAGATACAGAGGAGAGTTGCACTCCTAATTAAAGGGTTAATCCCCACCGGACCGATTTAAGTTACCGTTTAGAGGGACTGACATTTTACAACCGTTCACCTCCCGTATTTACTATTCTACGCACTGTATCATCTATTTTAATTATAGAATATAAACAATTCTCAAATTACATGTTATAAGATTATTTATAAGATTTTCGTTGATAGCAAGTATTATAAAAATCAGGAAAATGTTGTCTAATATATTTCCCAGCTTTATTTTCAGCAATGCCAAAAAGTATTGATATTTCTTTAACCCAACCAAATTTAGAAAAATCTATATTAGAATTCTGTATAATATTCCAACGCTCATTTTCTAAAGATTTATCAATATAAGATATATGTTTTCTTGATTTCTTTAATTTCAAAGAATTTTCCAATTCTACCCAATATGAAACATCGGTATTATCTCTATTTGGAATAGAACTATATCCTAAATCAGACAACATAAAATTTTTACACTCTTCTTCAGATTCTATCCATTTAACAAAGGGATAATGTTCTTTAATGTAAACATCTTTATTATCTGAATTTTGATGTTCCGAAATATATTTAGATTTTACTTCTATGAAACAATGATATGTTTCAACATAAAAATCAGGGAAATATCCATGTTCATTACCTTTTGAATCTAAATAAGGAATTCTTATTAAAGGTTGATACCACTTAACACCAAGTTCATCCAAACGTTTAGCTACAATAAGTTCCCATTGCGAATCTAATTTTATTAACCCTGCTATTTTACTTTCATAAATTATTGGATTCTTACTGCGATATTTCCAAAAAGTATTATACTTAGTTCTTTCAGATGCTCTCTTACGAGATTCAGGTTTATTAAACCATGCGTTCTTTTGAATCTCAGATACTTGTTTAGATTTTTCAGGAGTCCATTCTCTTTTACGAGTATCCGCAGAACGCTGATAACATTGCATACTCCAAGATTTGCAAATATCACATTCTTTTCTATGAGCAAATAATTCTCTTCTAGTTCTAAATATTATATTACATTGTGATTTCCATGTACCATACGGTGAGGTTATAGTATTCATAAGAACTCCTAATTATAAATTACTCGGTGGGCAGGATTCGAACCTACACAATTCATGTATGAATCACCAGAATCAAAATCTGGGGAGATACCAATTACTCTTTACCACCGAAAGATATATAATATATAAATATTAGAACCTTATTAAAAGCCGTTGGCTTACCGCTTGCCGACGACCCACTATACTTATAATTATAGAAAAATCCTAATTCTCAGATTCTTCCTTGTTATTGACTTCATTCACCTGCTGAAAAATAGATGTTGTTCCATTCATCACCTTATCAGCAACACCTTGTTTTTCAAAATATTCAAGCAAAGCACTGTTATCTTCACCCTTGCCTTTCTTTGGTTCAAGAGCTTTAATCATAACTTCACCACGAAGAAGGGTTTCAATAAGTTTACGCTTACTTTCATTAACATCTGCCTTAGCCTTGCTCAATGTCTTTACAGCTGCAACAAGCTGTTCAGGGTCAAGAGCAAGAGAACCATCATCAAGAATACGATACAGTTCATCAAGAGCCTTGTCTGTTGTCTTAGCCAGTTTATCTTCGTAATCTTTTACAGATTTAGAATTGATGAAATCAAACTGTTCTCTCAGCATAGGTAAAATCTCTGAGAGTTTATCATTGTTCGTTATCTGTTTCTCCGCCATCTTCTTCTCCTGTAGATTCTATAACCGGAATATACCAGTGGTTGAGAATTTTCTTTTCTTCAGCAACTACGTTATACCATTCGCCTTTATAGAAAAGACTATCGTATTTTTCATAGTCGGCAAATTCTCGTTTGTCATCTTCAATAAAATGAATGTTATGAGCATTTGCAGCATTAAGTCTTCGTTTAGAAGGTATGTGTAAATCCTGCCCTTCAAAGATATGCAATAACATAAACAACTGGTCGCCACAAACAAGATATGCGGACAGTATTCTATCCATATCAATATTATTTTTCTGTGCCAGATTTAACAGCATTTTGTCGTTTGGTTTTGAAAATATCATTACGCCCTACCACGGATTTATCCATTGCTCGCCAAGCCGCAAAGGCTATTAAAGGTGCCGATTCTTTTTCCGATTTACCATCGTACTCGGTATATACCTTATATAACTCTTGAAGATTGACTTCTACCCCTAGTGAATTGGCATAACGCTCAAAATCACTGAACATTTCATATAATTCTGTTTCAGACTTCGCAATTAAATCAGATTGAATCACAGGGTCATCAGAATCTACTTCAGTCTTAGCAATCTTATTCTTCATATAAAGTCGCCAAGCTTCATTATTTATTCGGCTAATACAGAAAGTCTGTATTTGTGAAATCTTGGGGTCAAACTCTGCTATTTTTGAAAGCAAAGCCTCCCAACACAAAGAATAGAAATTATCGAAATCTGTAAACAGTGTCCACCTTTTATAAACTTTCCAACACCAGTATTTATAATCGTGTATAAACTCAGGTGTAAAAGTATGCGTAGTCAGATAACTTGTAAATCCACTGTACTTTGGTTGTTTCGCCATAACTCTACATCTCCATGGTTCCGGCAAGTCCATACTTAATCGTAATCTTATCCTTATACCATCGTTCAACTTCATGAACCATACGGGCATAGGTTGTATTTCTTACAGGATACCAGTACATATATGTTCCTTTACTGAGATTTGTCTGTCCGTGGAACATTCCTTTATATCGTGCCGGTAATGTACAGGGTTTCTTTACACAAATCTGTACGCCAACAAGAAGTGTTTCTTTTTTCTCTGTCATTCTTCTTCCTCTGAATCTAATTCAAAACATTCAATCTCATAAGAATACTCATCTTCATCATGCTGAGAATTCAGACGGTCGCACATGTGCTTTGCTTTCTCTTTATCTGAAAAAGCTGCAATATTCCAAGATGCACCATCCTGAGCATTATAAGCCTTGATGATATATGCTTTCATCAGATACACCTCATTGTAGATGTACGCATTGTAAGCTGACAGTTAAGTTCCTGGGAAAGTTTTTCCTTTGCAGATTCAACATCTTTCTGCAATCCGCTCATAACTACAGTTCCATCAGGTTTCACAAGCTGCCAAGTAGTTTCAGGTTCACCCTTAATGTTTACAATTCCATTTTTTCCAAATGCTGGCATAGTTTATTCCTCCGTTCCTACACAAAGTATATCATAAATGCTGACAAAATCATACTCAACTTCCTTACCATCTTCTTTCTGTTTGACAGGAATATTGAGACCTTTCGGATAATAGACATACATTCCCACTTCAACACCAAATTTCTTAATGTCTTCGTGAGTACCTACATCTACTACAATACCCTCATACTTTCTTTCCTGACCGGCTGAGTCCGGAATAATAATTCCACCGGCTGTAACAACTTCGTTAGTTGCTACCTTTACTAAAACTTTGTCTCCAAGTGCTTTGGTTTTCATAGAACAGCCTCCTTAGCTTTCTGATTCATCAATATATCAAGACACTCTTCATCACTAAGCGGAAGAAGTGACTTCTGTTTATCCTTTTTTACTTTCTGAACAAGAGTTTCATCCACAACAGGAATCTTAAACTTTTCATCACTCATTGCTTTAATAGTATAATATTTTTGTAGAATTATAAACAATGAGATATAATCACGCTCAGAGAGTTCTTCATTATCTTCATACTTTAATGGTGAGATATGATACCTTTTTAATATTTCCTTAAAACACACAATTATCTCCTTACATAAATCTTAGAAAATAATTATGTTAAATATTATAATATGAATGAAAAAGAATTAATAGAGAAATTAAAAGAACGATATGGAATTATTTTTCCGGAAGGATATATTCATTTTGCTCTGACATTCAATGACCTGGATAAAAAATCAAAAGACCTTCAGCGACATCATATCTGTCCTCGCTGCTGTGGTGGTGGAAATGAAGATGAAAATCTTGTAAGAATTACATTCCACCACCATAGAAAACTTCATCAGTTAATCCTTCAAACTAAAGAACTAACTGACGAACAAAGACAAAAACTTACTTTTGCTTATCAGAAGATGCGGGGATGCTGAAACTCAATTCAACATAATCCGACTCTGTTATCTTTATACAATCTATAGCTAATGTTAATTCCTCTGTTTCAGGGTCATAACTTTTCTCTATGATTTGTACATTAGTATACTTACTCAATCTTTCTGTCTCCGCATACAATTCTTACATCAAACACATCATCTGGAATATCTGTATAGATACTGAGAATTGCAACCTTATTGAAAATCATTTTAAGTTTATTCACTGTTGAAAGTAAATCCACAAGATATTCATTCCATCGACCACTACCATTTTTGCCACCGTGAATAGCCCAAACATAATGTGGATTTCCAATTTCTTCAGGTGATGGAACTCCGGCAACATAATTTGTTGATAGGTTATCTGTTCCCTTAAGACATGAATCAAATTTCTGAATTATCTCAGAATCTTCAATCTTAATCCAATCTTCATTAAACTCGTTTTTAATCATTTCCATAATTATTTCTCCTTTAGAATCTATGATTTACATCATAGGTATCATAATTTCGTTCTTCTGAGAATATAGCCAAGAATGTCACATCATCAGCCCATTTCTTATTGTAACCTGCCTGTAGACGGTCAAGAAGTGCAGATTTAAGACCTTCAATCTTTTTATACTCAGATACCAATGAGCCTGTAAGACCCTTTTTAGATAATTCTTTATATGTATTTTCATCAAAGAAATATCCTATAATCTGATGCTGACGGTCCTGTAATTCTTTACCACGTTTTTGAAGTTCCTTAATTTCTTCTTCAGAAATATCAACACCACCACGAAGACGTTCTTGAAGCTGAGAACGTTTGTGTTCAAGACCAAGACCAAGTTTATCAAAAATATAATAAGGGGCATCTTCAGGAACACCATTTGGAAAATACTTATCCTTCATTTCTTTTCCAACACGTTCTCTTATTTCATTTGCAATCTTTTCGTTTTCTTTCTGTTTATTATATGACTCTATATCATCTATAAGTTCTTCTCGAAAACGTTTCTCAAAATCTTCAGGTGTAAATTCTTTTTTACAAGCTTTCATTCTCGTTCCAATTGGAGCTGTGGCTTCATAATCATCAACTTTTTCATCCATATATTCATCAAATTTATTCATAATTATTTCTCCTATAAAAACAGGATTACCCTTTATGGATAACCCTGTAATAATTTTATTTACTTGTAAGAGGTACTACAGCACCAGTACCAGGAACAATATAAGCTGCATCTGGAACTTCTTTACCATTCCAATGTTTAGCACGTTCCATCTGAATCTCATAATCCCACTGTCTCTGATAAGCCTGCTGATTGGCAGCAATCTGTCTAGCCTCATAAGCGTCGGCATCTGCCTTAATCTTCTTTGCTTCAGCTTCACCGTGAGCCTTTGCAATTTCTGCCTGAGCATCAAGTTCTGCTGCCTGTCGATTTGCTTCAGCTTCCTTTACTTTCTTCTGTGCCTGAGCTTCAGCAATATTTGCCTCTTGCTCCGCAATCTTTACAGCCTGTGCTCGATTCGCCGTCTCCTTAATTTGACGGTCAAAGTCATCACTCCAGTCCCAATTGGTAATAGTAGTCTGACTAATAAGAATTGGATAATCTGCCATACGAGAAAGAATCGCTGCAGCAACCTTGGATGTTACTTCAGGCTGTTTCTCAACAAGTTCATAAATAGAATATGTACCAACAACTTCTTTCACAGAAGCCATAATGTTTGATTTCATAGCGGATTCAACTACACTATCACCATATCTTGTAGCAACATCCATAATCTTAGTTTCATCAAAAGCATATTTCACATTTACAGTAGTACCAACAGTCTGCATATCTTTTGTAATAGCACCGTTAGCACCTACAGGAAATGTCACTTCAAAAGTTCTTGGTGCAATACTGTATTTCTTTACTTTCTGAAAATAAGGTGCTTTAAATGTAAGTCCAGGTTCTACAACCTGTTTAGCTACACCAAACTGATACAATACACCTCTTTCTCTCTGTTGAACTACAGAACATGAATTAATACTTGTTATTACGACAAACAATCCGATAAGTCCAATAACAACCCATTTTACAATTTTCTTAATTGAAAAATCTTCTTCATCCATAATCTTACTCCTTTCTTTATGGTTTATTTTATTCTTTGGAACTCCAAAGTATCTTACAAGAACGTTAATAACTTTATCTTGGTCGGTAATGGCTTGATTACAGTCATCCAATAACATAACAACAATTTCCGCCATTGGAACTCTGCTTGTATCAAAATATTCATTAAGTATTTCAACAATCTGGTCAAAGTCTGACTTCCATCCAGCACCATTACTTATTTCCATTATCTTTGACATAGCAGAAACAATGTCATTATAGTTCTCACAATCTATCAATCGCATTACGCATCTCCTAATGGGATTACCCATAAGAGTAATCCCATTTAGAATTTTAACCCAACTGGGCAAGATAATCCTGGAAATCAAGCAATGCTACCCAGATTGCAGAAACACCATTACGGTATGTATCAGCATTACTGAAAGCCTGTATCATTGCAATAGCAGTCTTATTCATAGATTTCTTCAGAACACTTGTAGCATAACTCATTACAAGTCTGCGTACACCTTCCGGATTGGTAGAAACATCATCTTTGATTTTCTCCATACACTCAACATATTTCTCCCAACCTTCAGTTCTGATAAGAGCACGGCACAGTTCTATAGCATCTTCATTCTCATCAATGTTAGGATTAAGTTTTATAAAATTTCTTCGTTCATCATCATTTTCAAGATAAAGAATCTGTCCTAAACGTTTAAGAGCATTTCTTGAAGAACCATTACTTTCAGCAGCGACTGTTTTCAATATTTCCTGGTCTATTGCAACACCTTCTTTATGAGCAACTGTTCTAAGCAAACGATAAGTTGTATCTAAATCTAAAGGTTTGAAACGTACCAATGATAATCTTGAACGTAATGCCTCTTTCAACTTTTCAGGATTTGTCGTAGCAAAAATAAATACAACCCATTCAGGTGATTTTTCAATAATTTGCAGCAAACAGTCTTGAGAATCATTTGTAAGCCCATGACATTCATCAAATATATACACCAACTTGCTATTCTCTAAAGGTGTAAATTTAAGTTCTTCACCAATAGCACGAATATCCTCAATTTTTCTCTCATTAGATGCATTAATCATACGAATATTCAATTCATTAGCACCCAAATACCTTGCTACACATTCAGCAGTGGTCGTTTTTCCACAACCTTTTTCAGCAACAAACAGAAATGAATTATGCCCAGCTTGAAGTTCAGCTTTTATAGATTTTATGGCATCATCATTTCCAAGAATTTCATCGAAAGTTTTCGGTCTATACTTATTGTATAATTCCATTGTTTTTCTCCTTCATACTTTGTCTATGGCGTTTCATAGACTCACTTATTTTCTTTCTGGTTTCAGGGCTAACAGTTCTTAATTTTCCAATTTCTCGTAATTTTTGTTTAGTTTCTTCAGAATGATGCTTTCCATAAAAATGATTCTTTTCACCCAAAAGACTTTCACTTATTTTACGTTTACTTTCATCAGAATGATGTTTACCCTTTATCCAAGGTATTTTCCCTTTATTTTTCTCACTTAATATCTTTTTTCGTTCTTCCGGAAATTCCCTATTTTCCCAATATTTCAACCTAGATATTCTCATTCTTTCTTTTTGTTCTTCAGTACGTTTCTTACCTTTATTTTTTTCAGCAATCTTATTAACGATTTCTTCGGAACGTTTCTTTCCAAGATTTGAATTTATCAAGGCTTGTTTATGTTCTTCAGATAAGGTATAACCATTCTTTTTTCTAGTTATCCAACCTCTTTTCGATTTTTCTGAACAGTCTTGCTTTAATAGACTATTTGAAAGTTTTTCTTTACTTTCATTCTTCATAGGAATACTTTTATTCCAGGTTGGTTTACCTATATGTGAATTAGACATCTTTTTCTTAACATCTGAAGAATTTAATTTTTCAATTATCTTCTTGCGAATTTCTAATTTTTCTTCAGGTGTCAAAAATTCTAGGGAATATCCATGACCTCCTTCAGCAATATTATATTCTGCTTTACCAATACTTTTGTATAAAGAAATATATGAAGTTTCAAGAATATCAATTTCTTTTGAAGAATGACATATTGCTAATATTTCCTTATCAAAGTTATTAATACCATATTTATTTTCAGCCCGAATTATGTATTTTCCAGACCCCATATATCCATCGGTTAATGGCGTAACAACTCTACGTTTATATTTTCGCAAACGTCTTTGACCAACATAATTCTTACCATTAATTTTGTTTGTTATAAGATAAATATAATAAGTTTCCATATATCCTTTTATCCTCATTTATAAAAGTCTACCCAAACCGGACTAACTTATATTATCAAATAACAAACAAAAGGTAAAGAATATCGTCACCTCTTTATTCTGTCATAGAAGAGAACAACTTTACAGCGTTTTCAGATTCAAGGATACAATGAACAGGATTACTTGTATCAAAGTCCGGAGTATCTGAAACAACCTTAAGAACATCAAAGAACTTCTCAGATGAAATGAAATCATTGTAATCGAAGTTCATTTCCTTTGGATTCTCGATATCTACAGTCATATCATTGACAGTTTCTTCATAACTACCGGATGTTCTACTGCCCTTAATCTTAACTTCTTTACCAAATTCAACAACAACTGCTTCATGCTCATCGATAGTGTGGCTGAATTCAGACGCACGGTTGATTGCATCATAAAACTGCGGTTTAAGTTCGATTTCAAACGCTTTCTTTGCACGGATTCCATCTTCAAGAATAGGAAGAATAGTTGCCAGCGGATAATCTGTAATATTCATACTTCTTACAGAGAATACGGTATCATCTGTTGAAAGGAACTGTACCCATACCTTGTTGTATTGAACCTTTACAAAATTATTCCACTTCACAAGCTGCGAAACGGCTTTATCATCAATCCAGAAATCAGGATATTCATTCTTCATAATACACTTTGTTATAATCCACTTGTTTGTAGCAACAGCCTTATCACCAGTAAAGTAGATACCCTTGAACTTCGAATTGTTTGCCGAGATTGCACAAACCTTGAGAGCCATATTGAAATCTTCACCATCAATGTCATACCATTCATCAGTTGGTGTAAGAGTTTCAAAGCGTTCCATAAGATTTTCTTCAGGGAGAAGTTTAATAGCAATCTTAATCTTTCCATCAGTGATTTTCCATGATTCTTTTGATACATCAAGTTCAATTTCATCACCTGGAAGTTTGGAAAGACAATTGTAGAAGTCGATACCCTTTACAACACCCTTGATGTCTACTCCTTCAGGGAGTTTTGCATCTACAGAAATTGCAGTATTGTAAGAATATACATGTCCATTTGTGAATACGATTTTGTCAGCATCCTCAACAGACACATTGCCTACAGCAATTCCCGGAAGAACCTTGTTGATTGTACTCAGAAGGTCTTTACGATTGATTTTCATAAGATTTACTCCTTAATAAATTTTATATCTATACTTTAATAATAGAATCCTTGTGATTTTCAGCTAGAACAGACTTGAACCTCTTTGCAGCTCGTATCCATACTGTTCAAGGCGTTTCTTAGCAATATCAATGTACCATTTCTTATTTATCTTAATACTGAACGGAACATCTTTAACCGACTTATTATAAATGAAACAATGTTCAGGTGTATCCTGAAACTTACTGATTGTCTTTCCGATATCTTCACACTTTCCAAGATAGGTATCTGTTTTGTCAGTAGACGCAAAAACACGATATGTCTTATCGGTAAGATATTCTCCATTGTGCCATGCGTATTTATCACCGGTAAGTCTGTAGATACTCTGGAATTTAATCATTTCATTACAGTTATTAATTGTATCTTCAACAGGAATGTTCTTGCTGATATAATTAACCATTGCCTCGTTGAGAATAGGAAGGTCATTATCAAGCGGATTATTCTCCTTTACAAAACTTCCCTTACGCTCAATAACTTTCATGTTTCCATTCTCATCAGGTCTTGAGAAAGCAACATAATTGTTTACATCTTTCTGTACGATTCCACCCCATTCTTCATGAGCGAATGTAAGTTTGGTTCGTGCACACCATTCATCACAGATATGACGGTAAATCTTTTCTGTCATTTCATCTTCAGCAAGTTTTACAACGATACCATCAGTATTTGACTGAATCAACTGAAATCTGTCACCAAGACGAAGTTCAAGTTTTTCAAGAAGGTCTGTAATCATAAGCTGACCATTTACACAGATGTTATTAGCCTGAACAGGGTCATATGCCTCACTGTTCTTATCCTTTGTGATTCCATACTGGCTGTTAAGAATTACCTTATATGGTGCCTGTTCTTTCTTTTTTCCGGCTTTCTTAAGAGCCATACGTGTATCATAAACTTCCTTGAACTTCTCAGGACTGCGACAGTTACGTGTAAGGAAATCCCAGCCAATCATACTGCTCGGATAGTAACTGCCGATATCACTATGATACAGTTTACCAAATACGTGAACCGGTTTTGTAGGACAGCCATGCAGACCACCCCATCCGAAAGTATGATTTACTCCACATACCAGTGTCTGGAAAGAAGTCTTGCTATCTTTATTTTTCTTAACCTGTTCACCCTTATCAAGAATGTATTTATTCTCCGGAGTATTTGGAAGTTCACCTTTGTAATCTTCAAGTTTCAGAAATCTTTCAAACCAGTCTCGGATATAAACATATTTTTCAAGTTGAATGCACGGAAGGAATGTAACATTGAATTCATCATCGTGCGGTTGTTTCTTGCAGTCTACAATAAGTGCTGTAAGCTGACCCTTAGTTCGTGATACATTTTTGAACGGAAGGTCAAATGTTTCTACCAATGCAATCTGAGCATCAAACTCGCTGATACGAAAACGGAATACCTCGATTGTCTGTTCAACATCATGAATACAATAACGCATTGTGGAGAAAATCTCTTTCTGAGTTAAAGGTCTGTCAAGGTTGAAATCTACTTCAGTTTCTTCAATGTCATTACCCATAAATCCTTCAAGAAGTTTAAGGGATTCAGGCGGCATTTTCTTCATCATAACATCATATGAATAAATCTCTATATCATTCAGATTATACTCTTTTGAAAGTTCGTAAGGTTTCTTTCCTTCCACAATTAATTTATCAGAAATCTCTTTAGGGTCATAACCTAAAAGGATTCCTTTCATAATCGGAACATCATAATGTTTGTTATTGTATCCAGTCCAGATGTAAGTCTTATGCAACTCAAAGAACTCACGGAGTGCTGAACGGTTATTTGCTATGATTGTCTTTATCTTTGCAACAGGGTCAATGATTACAACAAGCCAGTCGTACATAAAAACTTCAAAGTCATAAAACACAATGCCATAAGGATATTTCTCTGCTGTAAAGTCAGCATATCCTGGAATATCTGTGATTGTACGGTTTATGTGTACAAGTTCTTCGTAAGTTACATTTCGTTTCTTTACAGGTAGTTTTGCAACTGTTGGTGCAACAACAGTCTTTTCAGGTTCAATATCAAAATCAAAAAGTGCCATATCTTAATAATAGAAAGAGCCACCTTTTCAGGTGGCTCTTATATTCAGCAGTTTATATTTTAAGCAACAGCATAACCGATTCTGTTCCAGAAGGATTTTATCTCACCCATAACTGAATCCACAATTGCCGGAGTATAACCAAACTTTCTGCTGATTGAAACGGTGTTTGGTTTTACTTTGGCATGTGCATTCACCCATTCTTGGCTGATGATATACTTCAGAACCTGATATCCTTCATACGAAAGTTCTTCCTTTGCTACAACCATAAGTTCATTGTCGTCAATGTTGTAATTGCGGCTTTCGATTGTACTTTCATAAGAATTATCTTCTGTACCATTGTGCTTTGCGTTTGTTGCAAAATCTTCATAGTGTGAAATCTCTTTCATCGTGCACTTATAGTAATCTTCAAGTCTTCCCATAAGATTCTGAAAGAGAAATGTTGTAAACTTTGTACCCTTGGAACCACTATAAGACTGAAGACACTGTGCATAAATCAGCTGACCTTCTGCATACACATCATCGAACTGTACGTCAGGTCTTTCAAATCTTTTCTTTTTCCATGTAGAGAGTGCAAGTTTGTAAATCATGTTTTTGCATGATTCGAAATCAGGTAAGTTTTGTTTGTTCATAATTTGCTCCTTTGGTTTAGTTTTTTTATTTAGGATAACTCTAATATAACACATACTAAAACCTTAGTCAAGCAAATTATTACAAATACTAAATTGATTTCCAATCATAAGAATTCTCAAGCTGCTCCATAAGTTTATTGCGGCTTTCTGTTTTCTCAGCAATATCCTTATTAATTTCATCACGCTTTTTCTTAGCTTCTTCAAGTGTCCTGAAACCATATTTCTTTTCCCAGTTATTTTCAATGGTTTCAATCTTACCTTCAGAACTTGCACTGCTAAGTTCAATTTCTTTCATTTCATTTTTAATCTTTTCGAATTCCGATGGTGTCATTTTCACTCCCTTTCAAAAGTTCATCAAGTTCATTTACCTTGGTATAAATCTGATAAAAATATTTAAGTGTCCGGTAACGCATTACCACATCTCTATTATCAGGATTTACATCACGAAAATCCACTTTATCCAGGTCATACATTCTGCCATACATCTGCTCGATGACCTGAATATTCTCTTCAATCTGTTCCGGGGAAAGATTAAAGAATTCTGTCATTGTCTTCTCAACAGTCTTCTTAAACTTTCCAAAATCTTTTATGAACATGTTAAATCTCCATTCGCTATCGGCTTGCCACAGTATGGACAAATATCCGGTAACTTTGTTTGTAATTCCTCCCGTTTCTTCTTTAATGATAGAATCTTTTCGTTTTCCAATTCATAAGATTTAATTTGTTCATCAAGTTCAGATACATCCGAGATATCCATTAATTCAATCTGATGTACAAGTTTCTTCTGCTTGGATAAATCTATGATATAGGATTTTGCATGTTCATATTCTTTTATATCATCATCAAGTTCAGATACATCCGGAATATCAATATTCTCAATCTGCTCAACAAGTTTCTTCTGCTCAGACATATCAATGATTGTTATGTTTTCTCTATCGGAAATTGCAGCTGAAAGTTCAGCAGACTCGGTTTCTTTCTTCTGAAGAATTTCGTTGTACTTCACAATGCGTTTACAAATATTATCAGCTTCATCAATCCAATCTGTATCCTTTAATCCTTCTTCGAGTTTCTTAATATCGGCTTCCACAACCTTCTGTTCTGAAGATAACTGTCGTTTATCAGAATCAGCAATAGACATAATCTTATCAATACTATCGAGGTGAACAATCTCATTAAGATACTTACTTGCTTCACCTGCACTTTTACTGATAAGGTATAAAGGGTCGAGCTGATACTGAAAGTTTACATCTGAAACATTAAGGAAGTCTATTACTTCTTTTGGTACACCTTTACCAATAGCGTCTAAGTTAGTTTCTTTTTCACCGTTCTTACAGATGTTATATCCGTTTCGTTTTTTATCACGGATTCTCTCAACATAACCTTTCTCAGTATACAATTTTACAGAAAGTGGTTCCTTGAAATCTTCATTCCAATTCGAGTTTATCTTTTCTGTACCCTGTGGCTGATTATCTACTACCCAACGGATAGCACGGATAACAGCTGACTTACCGTTATCAGATTCACCACAGATAACATTTACACCCTTATCAAATTCAAGGATTGTATTCTTATGCGACTGGAAATTCTTTATCTCTATTTTCGTAAACATCTTTTCAACTCCATAATATTTCTATTACTGAATGCGATAGGATAATCATGTTTCTTATCGTACGGAAACTTGGCTGTAATTATCCAGGTTTCATCCCAACCAATTCTTGTATCAGGCTCATCATAATATAATTTACATTTAATAGAATCTATAATAATATCCTTATCCTCTTCTACACAATGAGATATAAAGTCATTCCAATCTTTTGGTTCAAAATAAGTTTCCATAGAATCTTTAAGACCACCTCTATGAAATCTTACCTTGTAAACATCCTGACCTTTTATCCTCTCACATTCATTAAAAGTTTCAGCTTTTACATTATTTGAAACTTCTCTATTAATCATTGCATTAAATATGTTATTTTGAAATTTCTTCATTCATAATACCAGAAGCGGTTAATAATTCTTTCTCAAGTCTTTTGCCTATATCTTCTTCACTCATTCAATATACTCCTACATTAAATAATTTTCTTAAAAATATACTGACAATGTGGACCAGAGTTTATATAATCAATTACATAAGGTTTACCTTTTGTAATATCACCATAAGTAACTTCAGAATCATAAGGAATATAAAATTCAATCTCATGAGTTTTCAGACCACTCCATATATACAATAATAGCTTACATTGTGCTGAATTTTCATATGAAACAATCTTATAATCTTTTAATTTACCTTTCCATTTATAATAACAATCCGCACCCATTGAATTAGCATAATGTTCTTCAATTTTCACAAGTGCATATCTTTTAAGAGTGCGAATAGCATTTCGTAAATGGTGTTTATCAAAATACATACAATTATTCCTTATCACATGCCTTTTCGTCAGGGTCATAGATTGCCATCTTACAACCTTTCTTTCCAATATCAACAGTAAATTTATCAATAAGTTTTTCTCTAGGAAATTCTTCGTAAATCGTGTTAATTGCAACAGAATAACCTTCAACAATTAAAGGTTTCACAAAGTCCACAACATTTTGAAGACTGTTAAATTCGTAAGTACCTGAATTAATCATTGACATATTTATTCTCCTTATTATAAATCTTTCCTTCTCTTAAAGCGGTCATATATTCATGTCTATCCTTGAAACCATATTTCACAATATCAATTGCTATCATTTCAGCAACAACCCACGAAGAAATCATATCATAACCACTTACTACAATATTTGAAACAATTTTATGAATTTCATTAATATCCCTATGAGATTGTTTAAGCAACCATTTAACTTTATTATTTTGTCCACTTGGATTTTTGTGGTGTTCAAGGATGTTGGTTCCACGCATACCTTGTTTTCGTTTAATTATACTTACTGCCATTATTCTTCACCTCTCTGCTTTCTAATTTTCTTTGAATATTCATGACCTTTCCAAAGTGTTCGCATAATCTTCTCATTGTTAGCTCTTGAGAAACAGGACTTACAGATATAAGCTGCACACTCAGAACCGTCAGAATACTGTCCATCTTTACGGATAGTTTTTCTCATAAGTCCAATCTGATAACAAAGGTCTGTAAGACGCTTACCATTTTCATCAAATAACTGTTTTCCACAAATACAACATTTATCATTAATCATTTCTCACCTCTGAGTAAATATAAATTATTCTTTACTTCAGGAAGATATACATTCAAAGTAGACTGCGGAATATTACCACTCATTACCTTAGTTTCTCCACAGTTATAAGCCATAATAATATCATCTTCTACTCCAAGTTTTTCTTTAAGATAATGAATATGATGAACAGCTACATAGGTACTATGTTTCCAATTTGCCGGATTAAATTCAACATTCTCAAATTTCCAATATCTGTCCTTAAATGTTGTCCACAAATATCGGTCATTCATCTGCCACAGAAAAAGGTCAACTGTTCCGTTATCATTTACATGTATTGCCATTGGGTCAAACTTTGGATTTTCCATCATAAGAATTGATACATCTAAATCAGAATCATCACCAAGTCCATCACATAAATCACAAATATAATTACTGAATTCTTTTGGCATAAACTTATATTTTGGTTCACGTTCATCAAAAGTTGGTTCTTCAAGTGATAAGTCTATTGCGATTATTTTTGCTCTCTTACTTCCTAACAAATAACAGGCTATCATTAAAGCAACTAATAATATTCCCATTAAACTTGTCAAAATTATTTTACTTCGTTTCATTTTATCTTATTCCTTATTATAATTATAGAATCTTATCAATTTCTAATTCTTATAATATTCGTTATGCCATTTTTCAATAATTGCATCTTTAATCTTATCGTAATTACCTACAAGTTCTTTCTGAAAATCATACAGAAAATCTTTTGGCATATCTGAAAGATACTTAAACCTATAATTATGTTCATTATACAACCAATACATATCATGTGACCAAGAATTTCCTTGACTATCACACAGGTAATCTCTTTCGACAGCCATATACATATTCCAATTCTCAAGTTTGACCATAATTTGTAAATTACCTTTATGAATCTTAATGTAAGTATTTGTTTCAGGAATATGATATGTTCCTTCAAACTTAACATTGCGATAGTCATAAGTTAATTCAATAGCATCATATAATGTTGAATTGAAAATACAATGTTTCCTAAATTCTTTCCATTTCTCAAATAGATTCATTTATTCTGCTCCTTTATTCTTCAACTGTTCTGTAGCAAGTTCGAAAGCAAGCAAATATAATTCAACTATTCCTGTACTTCTTTTTCCAATACTAGACGCATATTCCCAACAGTCTGAATCAATTTTACTGAGTACGTCATATCCTTTTTCAGATAAACCTCTTCTATCTGAAAAATCTTCTAATGCATCACGTATAAAATCGTGAGTATTTTCGTAATCTTCTGGTAATTCTAATTCATAATCTTTTATATATTCTTCAATTTCCTTATATGCAGAATCTTCGTCATATTCAAATAAATCTCTACTATGACAATTAATTTTACCCATGAAATAAGACGGATTATGTACAAAATCACCAAAACATTCATAAGTCATATTTTTATAATTAGTTGCAGTAAGTTCACCTAAATCACCGGTAATGTGTAAGCAATAAGAATCTTCATCAAAAAGAAACCTTATACGATAACAGCAATTATCTGGTTCTGCAAAATCCAAAATCTTTATTTGTCCTAAGTCGATAAACTTAGCAACGTGTTTTTCAAAGTATTTTTTCTGTATTTCAAGATTTAACATTATTCTGCTCCTTCTAATTCCCTGACTGTTCAATCCAATCATTTATTTTATTCTGTATACCTTTATCGTGATTGACTGCTTCTTTTCTTAAAGATGAGATATAATCCAGGGTAACATCTTCTACCTTAATACCTTCTACGAAATTCTCAATAGTCTGGTCCAGAGTTTTCTTTTCGTATCCGTTGTGATTAAACTTTTGTTCAAGTCCTATTGGAATAAACTTTACCTCTTCAGTTTCAGTATCGATAATGTATACACCGGGAGTATAATCTTCAAAATCAGCAGCCTGTCGCATAAGACAACCGGAATTAATAACATGACGATGATTTGAACAATATTCAAAGTTCTTATGATAATCTCCCGTAAACACCCATTGTGCAGAACTGTATTTCTCAAGTAAAGATTCAGGTGTTTCACATTCAATAAAATCAGGTTTATCTTTACTTGGCATTGTAAGAACATGCTTAAAAATTAATTTAGCATCACCATAGTCGTCTTCATCAAAATTACAGGCTTTAATATAACTTGTATCTCTAGCCATATTACGAACACATTTTGAATTGAGAAGTACACCAATAGCTGACTTTGGAATATTGGAACTACTGTGATTAATAAGGTCGTGATTACCTGCAAAAATATAAACAGGAATGTTTTCTTTATCAGCATCCTGTGCAAAATCCTGAAGAATATATGTACATTCATTTGTTGCAGTTCTTTCACTGTGGTACAAATCTCCACCAACATCTATTTCATCAACCTTATTTTCTTTTGCAATTTCAAGAACTCTATGTACAGACTTCTTTTGAAAATCCATCCATTCTTCAGGTGTTGCTTCAATACAACTTGGTACGGTACTTCTTATATGCCAATCAGCCGTTATTAAATGCTTACTCATCTATTCGTTCTCCTTTATCACATAAACAAGTTCATATTTATCATTTACATAAGGATATTTGGTTTTATGAGAATATTCTTCTATGAATCCCTTCTCAGTTATTGGTATCTCATCTGCTGTTTCAATATCCTGTAAGAAATAATTACATCCTGTCTGAATAATTGCTTTCATTTAATTCTCCTTTGGTGGTAATACAGGACACTCTTTCCAAGCGTAAACCTGTTCATCGAAACATTCATAATCATCATCATCTTCCCAATGGAAATCTTCTTCACAATCTGTTTCTTCTACCCAATTCAGAATTGCTCCACTCTTATATCCACGACCATTATCCATAGCAACATAATAAGAACCTTCGCTTTTTGGGAAATCTCCTTTTGACGGATAGTGCCATTCATCAGCCTTTCTTTCTTCTTTACTTTCCCAATGCTTATTCAGATAGTCTATTTCTTCTTTGGCAAAATTATAGCCAAACTCTGCACCGTCTTTCCAATCTGTAATATGATTTTTATATCCTTGAACACTTGAAGGATATTTTTTCATAATTGCTTTTTCTGCTTCTTTCTCAAACATTCTCAAACTCCTTTGTTTCTTCTAAAAACTTATCAATTATATCGTAATATTTACTTTCAGTTTCAAAAGAATTATAAGTTGATTGTTTATTACCCATAATCATAATTTCTCTTGCCTGTTTAATTAATTTTAGTAATCTGTAATATTCTCGATTTAGTTTATCATATCTCATATCCTGTATCATTTATTTCATCTCCTTAAAGTATCTTGTAACCTGTCGATAAATGACTTTATTACCCTCACCACCTTGTATACATTTGAACTTACGCTCCAATGGAATTAAAAACGCATTTCTTTCGGGGTTCATCATATCAACTTTTACATCTACATCAACAACATAAATCTCTTGTGGTTGTTTCATTCACTCTCCTTTAGTTCTGGAAGTACAATTTCTTTCCAAGCGATAACTGTACTCATAGGAATAAAACCCCAACCTTTTGACATAAAATGATTTTCAACTTTTTCCGCAACATAGCAATTATTCAAGTCTGTATAAATTAACATATACTCTTTATCTTTCGGGAAATCCCCATCTTTCACATAATGCCATTCGTTCGCCTTGTTAAATCCGAACTCTGCACCTTTTTGAAAGGTTTTTGAATGATTATCTATATCATCAACATAGCCATTACCAAGTTCTTTTGTTGCCCATAACTTTGATTCTTTCTCAAACATAGTTACTCCTCCAAGCACTGTTTTACCCTTACATACCCAACATAGATAAAATCACGAGCAGCTATTGCATCTGTTCTCTGCTGTTCTGTAATGGTTTTATCTTTAGCAATTGCATCTATTCTGTCCATTATGTCTATCAGTTCAAGTCTGATATTATACATTCCTTCTTGAAACATTCTTTCTGCTCCTTATTATCCTTAAAAGTATCTTTCATAGCCTGTTTATACATTTCTAACATTTCGGATTTATGCTCATTTGGAACACGATTGTATAAATCTTTTAGAAAATCTAATGTACTATAAAGTTCCATTACTCACTCTTATTAAATATTTTTATAAAACACTTTTCACAAATATGTTTTGCTATATGGTCAGTTCCAGTTGTATTAAGTTTCTGTAATGCTTGAGGAAGAACCCAATAAAGATGTTTACTTGTTACGGTAAACTCAACGTTTATATTACTTCCACATAAATCGCAATTTCTCATATTACCCATTTAATTCTCCTTATTCTCAGCCCCGTGAATATAAGCCAACTTTACAAGATTATGTATTTTTCTAACAACATCTGAATCTCTGGAAATATATTTAATATGGTTTGAAACTGCTTTAGAATAAGAATATTTCTCAGCATCATCTTTTACTTTCTGCTCGTTTTCTTTCTTTAACGATTCTTCACAAATAGCATTTTGCAATTTTGTCTGTTCAAATTCAAATAATTTAGCTTTTGCTCCTGTTATGTAACCTCGAACAAACAAAGGTCTATCAATTAATGGAATTACTTCCCATTCAGGTGTTGCTGTTGCTTCTTTAATTAATTCATCATCACTCATTATTTTCTCCCTTCTTGTGTATTTATAAACTTATTCACTCGGCTAGCAAGTATAGATGCACTCTTCCAATTATCATTATCTTTTAATTCATCTCTGAGCCATATAATTAATTTTGTAGCTTCACACAAATCCTTATACATCATTGTTGCACCTTCACAACTCTCTAAAAGACTTCGATTTTCTTCCTGTAAATCTTTTGTAGTCTGAATGGCAACTGCCGTAGCAACTTCTATCATTGGTTCTTCGAAAAGTTCAAATGATTTATCTTCCCAATCATATTCCTGCTTTGCATAATCAATCCATTCTTTTACCTGTTTCTCAGCTTTAGCAACAATCTCATGTTCTATCATTATTTACTCCTTGTTCTCATATTTCTTTCTAATTTCTTTATTATAAAAATATACCTTTATATCATGAACAATCATTATAGCAGTAAGGATGATAAGTATAGCTGCTAATACAAGATTAATTATTCCATTAATCTTATGATTAGATTTAAGGTTATAATAACCAACTAAAATATTAAACACAATACAAACTAATTCAAAAATATAAACTCTCATTTCTTCTCCCAACCTTTATCGGCAATGTAATAAATCAATGTTGCAACACAATACGCAACCATTAATTTTGTAAGAATATCTTCAGGTAAAAGAAATAAAATAACACCCTGAACGGTAATTACCAAAAGGTCTACAAGAATCTTTTTCATTTATACCACCTCACTCACTTTATTTATCTTCTTGATAACAAATCGTTTATCACTGTTATCCATAAGTTCTTCAACATGAGTAACTTCAATTATCTGTATATGTAATCTTTCAGAGAATGTATGAACAACTTCTGCAACCTTTTCTCTTAAACCTTTACTGACAAATCTGAATGGTTCATCGTATACCATAACATTATCAGTATGACTAATATTAAATACTGCAACTCTTAAAGCAAAACAAAGAACATCAACTAATCCGCCACCGTTCTGTTCCTTAGGGTCTACTTCCTTACCATTCTGAAGAAGTAAGAATTCAACTTCCGTCTTACCACGAGCAGGTACATAATTAAGCTTAAATGTATACTCATCCCCAAAACATGTTGCAAGTGCAAGATTAACAATAGTATCAATCTTTACTGAAAGTTGCTTCTGAACTTCTGTTGCTACTTCCTGACAAACAGATAATGACTTTAGAACTTCTTCAGTTTCAACCTTAATTTCTTCAAGTCTTTGTTTACGAGATTTTAACAGTTCTTCGTTCGACTGTTTCTTTACCTTAAGAGTATTTAATTTTTCTTTTATTTCTGTGAATTCCATACCTTAATTATAGAATTCCGGATAAACTCAGAAATTATTCATATTCTATCTGAACACCTTTCTTATTCTTCAGCAGTTTTCTCTGCTTTACCTTGGCAATCATAGACTCATTTATATCTACAAACTGAGCGTTTGTATTACCATCCATAACGGCAACAATGTCTTCATAATGTTTACTCAGACTCTCAAGCGGACCCTCATCAATCGTATCCTTTACAACAAGATAATAAATAACACATCTGTCAGCAGTCTGTCCGATTCGGCAAATCCTATCCATTGCCTGCATATGCTGAGCCGCAGTTTGTCCGAACTCGGTAAAGATAACTGTATGACTTGCTGTAAGGGTAATTCCGGTAGACGCTGCCTGAATCTGTCCTACAAATATCTTAACTTTATCATCTGTCTGGAAAGCGTCAATCATAGACTGTCTTTTCTCAGAAGGAACAGAACCATTTATACCAACAGCCTGTTTACCGAATACCTTCATAAGTTCATCGTACATCCGGTTATGATAAGTAAAGATAACAAGTTTATCTTCTACTTCAAGCATATCCTTTATAAACTGGATAGTCGCTTCAAGTTTAATATCAACCAGAGCTTCTTTCATTTTTGCAAGGTATGTAAACTGATGGATACCTTCTTCCTGGGAAAGCAGCTCTTCTTCCATAAGGTCATATGTATTACGGCTCTTATCATCAAGGTCAAAATAAATAGGAATTGTCTGTTTCTTAGGCAGCTGAGGAAGTACATCTTCTTTCTTATGACGTATCATGATACCCGAGAGTTTCTCACGAAGTTCGGGAATATTACTTGCACCTTTATACTCCCAGCCAAATCCATTGTAATAAGGAGCACAATATCTCTGCTTGAAATCCCATTCTTTCGGAAACAAATCAGGAGCAAGTAAATGACAGGCATTATAAAACTGTACAACCCTTGTCTCGAATGGAGTTCCAGATAAAAACATTTTCTTTACTTTAGAGTTTACTGAAATCTGTGTAACACCACGGGTTCTTACAGCCTTGGAAGATTCAATAGCCTGGACTTCATCAGCAATTATGACTTTCGGTTTAAGTACATCATTGATTATATCTACCCAGCCTTTAATCGGTATAAATGCCTTGCGGTAATAGTATCCTTTCTCCTTGGCTATCTTGATACGTTCCTTCTCTTTCTTCTGAAGTTCCTTATCATCCACACCAAGAATATCATAATTGATTATTACCACGTCAGCCTGCTTTGCACTATTGAGAATGTATTTATTTTCATATGAGCTGCGACCATTGATTACATAAGTCTTTACATCAGGATTCCATTTCTCAAACTCAACCGCCCAGTTCGTTTTAAGGGATGCAGGGCATACTATAAGAGCCGGATAAAGGTCTGCTTTCTTAGCAAGGTACATTATGGACATAAGGCTCTTACCAGTTCCCTGGTCTGACGCAAGAAGGATATTACCGTTCATATGCAGCATCTGATATACACTTTCTTTCTGGAAAGGATACATACATTCCGGAAGATTAAGGGCGTTTATATCTTCCTTACGTTTTTCAATTACCTTATCAATTTTTGCTTTAAGTGAAAGGAATGAATCATCAAAGATTGCATTTTCTATCTTTGCAACCTCAAGGACATTCTGTACAGTACGGTTAAATGCAAAAGCATTCAACTTTGGAAGATACTCAGCGTTGAACTTTTCTGCAAGAGAATTCAGTTTGTCCACATCAAGACGGGCAGCGTCTACAATAATTCTACTGCCATCAAATAATACACGTGCCATTATTTAATATTAGAATCAGATTCTACCAAACTACCATCACAACGTGGGCATCTAGGTGTTCGCCATAAATCCTTTGCTAAGAAAATGATTTCTGTCTTACATTTTACACATATCAATAACTTATAATTCATATCAAATATTTAATTTTTTTACTTTGTTTTTCATATTTATAAAGTTATCTTTAGCAGTTTCCTTTCTGTAACAACCACAAGATTTTGTATAACCATTTATTAAAGCAGATTCTTCAACTATCTTCTCAACTCCACAATCACACTTACATATCCAATATTCTTTTTTATTCTTATCATGTCTTTCAAGTCTTTTAATTGCGGTTAATCTGTTAAATTTTCTACCTTGAATGAAAACATCTTTGTCCTTACGTTTGGTTTCAAAACGATTTATTCTTTTATGAGAGATTTGTAATTCTCCTCTATATTCCTGTATTTGATGTTTCAATCCATGTTCTACGATATATTTATTCCTAGCTTCAAGTCCTTCTTTTTGTGTATTGAAAGTTCCTATATTCACACTTTTATCATTTATTGATAATGTAACCAACCATCTGCCCGATGATTGTAAAAACAAACCTGTATATCCACTTTTATTATTTCTGTTTTTAGACAAATGTGTATTTTGTGTAAGGTAATCTACCCATCTACAGTTAGAAGGTTCATAATCTCCATTAGGGTCGATTCTATCTATAGTTAATAAATTCCTTCCATTCCTATCAGGGATATATTTATATCCGTTATTTAGACTCCAATTATAAAAATTATCAAAATCAAACCAATCATCGCATACCCTAATACCTTTTTCTCCATACTTTTTATAATTCTGAGAACTTGAATTAAAACACCTTTGTTTCATCGCACTCCATACAACTCTCAATTTGTTTCTTATGAAAGTTTTTTCATCTTCAATCATTTCACTTTCCGGTTTTCTATTTGCGTAATTCTTTCCTTTACTCATCTTCTTCACTCTCCATTATGAGATTATCAGCCAAAATAGGTTCATCAAACATAAATTGTCCAAGAGCAAGACACTGTGGGAATACACAGCAATCCACACTCTCACCATTACGCATAACAACATTTCGCAAACGCATAACATGGTTCTTTTTCATCTTAGGTGTCTGCTCCATTGATATCATTGAAGTTACATGAGTTACCTTGCGATAATCTTCAGCAATCGCATTTACATCTACAACAGATGAACTATAACCTGAACGGTTTGTCTGGGTGGCTGTAATTACCGCACAATGAAAATCCATAGCAAATCCACGAAGATACTGAGTAATGGCATTGAGCTGATTTCTCAATTCCTTATCTCCACCAATCGGTCGTGTGATATCAGCATAGTCAATAATAAGAACATCCGTTACAAAGTTTTCTTTTGCAGCAAGTTCTTCTACACGGTCACAGATATCAATAACAGATGCCTTTCCAGCCGGGTAAGCAATGATTCTGAGGTTCGCACTATACTGAGTCAACGCACGTAACTGACTTTGCAGCTCACTTACATCCCTACCCATATTTTCCTTTACGTTTATATCATAAAGTTCAATCTTGTATTTTCCCTTTTCATCCGGACATTCCACGAACTTACAGCTTTCATAAACACCGGGTTTTATCAGACCTGACTTTGCTCCGAACAGTTCCTTCCACACACGCTGAATCATTTCTTCACGTGTCATTTCAAGACAGACCATAGTTACATTCAGACGCTGTTTCAACGCCTCCGTTCCGAACTTCTGAAGGAACCATGACTTTCCTTTCTTAGCACCCGCCATAATCATAATAAAGTCATTACGATGAATATTGCCTATTACGTCATTCATTTTCCCAGGCATTGTAAACAGAATCTCATCCTGTTGACGCAGAGCATTTTCAATAATCTGCACAGCATCTTTATCGAGAAGAGCAACTTCATTCGTTTCGGTTTCTGCAACCTTATTATAGTTCTGCTGAATCTTACGGGCTTTTTTCATGTCACGTGTATCAAGACACGCCTGAAGGTTTTCCGTATATTCAGTAAGAGCCTTATAGTCAATGAAATCTCTTCCACGGTCTACAAGGAAATCTTCATTGTTTATGTTTATCTTAGATTCGGCAATATTCTTGAGATAATCATAAACAAGGTCTTTCAAAGCCTCATCAGCAATCTCATCACATCTTGCCTTATAGATTGACGTTACATCTTTCTTTGGTGCAACCTTGAATTTATGATAGTAATCAGTTACCCACGATACGATAACTCTTGAATAGTCACAGTCAAAATAAGTAGGCTTAACATAATCAAGAAGAATCTGGTCGCACTTATCTGACATAATCAGACTTGCAACAAAATCCTTCTCATTGGTGTTTTCAATAACTTCTCGTTTCATATATTTTATAATAATAGAATTATATCTTTTTTCAGAAAATCGGAATGTCTTCGATATCTACAACAACCTTTTCAGTTTTCTGTTCAACCTTTGCAAACGACTCATCTGTATAATAACTGTCAATACTTTTCGGCATCTGTTTGAGTGCATTAAACTTTCCGTCTGCTATTCCGTTTCTCAACCACTCCTTGAACATCCCGTCAAGCATGTCAGAACCATATCCGTTCAGCCTGAAGTAATAAGCATTGATTACAGGATTATCACCTTCCTTCCACTTCAGACGTTTCATCATGAATGTCCGGAAATCCTTAAAAGGATTTCCATCTTCACAGGCAGAAATAAAATCTCCGTAAATATTCGGAAAGGCTTTACGGAAACATCTGAGCCATCTTGTCCAGTCTTCCATATCATACCAGAACAAAAGTTGCTGATGTTTAACCTTGAAATGCTTGTTTGCAAAACTCTCGGCACTTTCAAGAATCAAAGGATGTACATTCTCCTTGATTTTATTTATCGTGATATTCGAGTTGTAATCATGCGACATCTTCGGCTCATTGATAAACTTCATAAAGTTACTGTCAAAGCAGCCATCATTATTAAATCTGACAGAACCTTCAAAGAAAGTTGCAAAAGATATATCCTCAAGGAATTTCTTGTTGAATGGCATACGGTCTTTGTCTTTGGCAAGTTCGTAGTTATTAAGGGCATTGAGAATGATTGTCCTTACCATACCCCACGAACCTTTAACGGCCTTTACCTTGTCATTCACATGCTCCATATTGTACTGGCTGATACGTGAATATACAAAGTTATGGCGGAGGAATGTTCCGTCATAAAGTTCACGGATAAACCACGCATTACGGGCATATACCGGACTTTCAGGTTTAGGATTGTTATTCTTCAGACGCATAAGCATCTGACTGATAATAGCCGTTACATGAGGGTCGTATTTCGGACCATCATCAAACAAAGGGGTAGCCATAAAATCTCCTTAAGCAACATAATTCTCAAGTTCATGATTTCCGGCAAGCGGAATATCATAACGTACAGTATGTTCAAAATCTTCTGCAACTTCAGTGTAATCAAGACCTTTCCACTTTATCTTTGATTCACCAAAACGCATTTTAAGCAGCTTTATTTTATCTCCTATCTCGGCAATTATTTCTTCCCAGGACTTGTATCCGCCAAACTTCATGGCAGAATTCTTGAACCAGTTTACAGTCTTTACCGTATCCATTACAAAAAATATCGCCATATAAGAATATAAAGTTGGTCGGCTGATTCCAAAAATTTTTGCAATCTCAGTCAGAGAATAATCGGCTGCAAGAAGAGCCATAAAGTTCTTCTTCATCTTCTTGGCACGTTTAAGCTTCTCTGAACGCTGATTGCGGTTCCAGTATACCGAACTTTTCCACTGTCCGTTACTTTCGTTCTTGTCCTTATAGTTTGTTACAGACCATCTGTAAAGCGAATGAACCTGACCGGAAATCTCCTTATCCGAGTGCGGCTCTTTCATGCACTTGTCTGCAATCTCAATTTTATTTTCAAGAAGGAAGTCTTCCAAATCTTTCTCAGACGGAACGTTTCCCTTTCTCATATTGCTCCACATCCATTCACGTGCATAAATCATAGTCAGCTTATGACGTGAAAGTTCAGGATTCTTTTCGTCAATATCCTGTACATCAAGATTAATGTTCTTTCTCAGAATGACTTTCTTTTCATCAAGGAAGTTTATATAATCTGAAAAATCATTACCAGCCGGTCTTCTCTCCCTTAAACTTATAAATCTGTTGTTTACAAAGAGATAAGACTCCTGGCACACATTAAAAGGATTGCGGCACATTGTACCCTGATAATAAAGGTCAGTACCGCTGAATATTCCCTTAAAATACTTGGCAAATCTTTTTACTGTCCGGATATAGACATCGTGGTTTCCTTCATTGCGTTTCACAGTCGGAATATATTTACCATTGGCATTCTTTTCACTTAAATCAATTGTCTTTACATATACCGGATTCTTAAGATAGAACTGTATCTGCCAGTGTCCTGTGCTGATATGTCTTGTGCAAAGACACTCAGGAATATCTCCAAGACTACGCAGCTTATCAAAGAAAGTCTTTACATCAATTCTCTGGTCAATATCCACGGCAATAAGGTCTTTACGCATTGAAGACTTGCCGCATTCAGCCATAGGAAACATGCTGTATTTTCTGTATATACCAAGAAGGCTCTTGAAGTCTTTTTCAGAAGGTCTCAATGTTTCTGTCGTATGCACACGCATAGGACTTCCTTTCTTGGTTTCCTTCACGAGAAAACTCATCTGCATGGCATCAGCCAGTTTCTCATAATGCGTTTCATATACTTCAGAATCTCCGATAAGGTCCGGGTCTTTTACAAGATTAAAAGGATTTGTTACTGTAGTGAATTGTATTTTATTGGATTTCTTTATATAATTCTTATAACATTTCGTTCGCAGACCGTCAGATTTTCCAACTTTTTCCTGGCGGTCTTTTTTATTTTCTTCAGCACAATCCATATTTATAATTATAGAATTATCTGATTTTTCGAGGATATTGATATTTTCAGGAGTTTCCGTTATATAATTAAGACAGTCCACGAAATAATCTTCCTATTTTGTGAGATTAGAGAAGTATTGGTACTAGACATACCGGTACTTCTCGTTTTTATTTAACCCTAATTTATACCCTATCCATAATAAAATCAATACATTTCATACAGAATACGCATAATAACGGATATTCAGCCGCATATAAGAGCTATATTATTCATATAGGGGTTTACACTTCACCTAGTTTTATAAAAAAAAGAACTACCGGAGTAGGAGTTCCAGTAGTTCAAACAAGATGAATTTATACTTTGTAAAGAACAAGTATTATTTATCTTAATTATAGAAATTGTATAAGACTGATATATTCGTTCTGAGAGCCTTTATGGGCATTGGTAATGATATTAGTCGATTTAATGCAGAAAGTCGCTCAGAAACAATCCTAGGGGCATTATAGACCAAATTTAGAAGGATAATTCTTTCTTCAAATCAGCATTGTTTGTTGGTTTAAGAAAATATGTCCTTTTAAGTACCTGACCCAAACCATCATCCTTAATTGCAGCAACGACAAATATCATATCACCCCAGATACTTGTAGCACCCGGAATGGCTGTACGGATATAATCATTTTCATGGAGCGGAACATCTGATTTTATGAAAGCTGAGCATAATTCTTCAGAATCTTCAGGAAACCAGTTGAAATGATAAAACGTTGATTTGGATATCGTGAAGTTTATCCAGATACGTGACTCATAACGCTGATATTTATTACCGAGAACCTTATCGCTGTCGAGTTTTTTCACTTCATCATAATTTACATCTTCATATCCGAGATTAGTCTGGTTTGACGGAGTAAAAATGGATGCCGGTTGACCCCAGATAGAAAGCTGCCGGTCCATAAACTCGATATACTGCTCATAATTTATGAAGTTTTCGATACTCATAACTAAAATTCCTCTATTTCAGAATCTTCATCGAACCATTCATCCGGATTTCCGATTTCACCTTCAGAAACATTGTCCTCTTCAGCGGTTTCTTCTTCCATTTCGTGAACTTCTTCGATATCTTCCATGTCTTCTATAAGTTCATCATCTTCAGCGGCAATGCGTTCAAAGAAAATATCGCCTTCGTCATTCTTCTTACCGATTGTGATTGTAGTACCCTGTGGATTTACGGCATAAATGGACTGACCATCATTAAGTCTGTCATAATAAGCTGCGAACATTTTGGCGATAAGTTCTTTGTTACGCAGAATCCATTGAAATACAGCGTCTTGGTGTTTACATATAGTTCCACGAAGATTTGGATTTCTTATTTTTGGAAACCTTTTCTCTCCTGGGATTCCATAGAGATATCTTAGGGCATCTGCTTCATAATTATAGCCCCAAAATGTCGCTGCCGGGCATCGACACCTTGCGTGAATATCACCAAAGTTGATTGCATAATCAATAGCATCCTCAAAATCAATATCACGGTCTTTGCCAATACAGTAAAAATCCTCAAACAATACATAGACATCATACCAAGTTTGATTAGTACCTGTTCTCCCATCTTTGAACTTTACCGTTTCTCCGAAGTGGGAAGATTTAATCTTAAATTTCAGAGTGTTTGCATAACAATATTCCAAAACAGGTGATTCAAGTTCTTTAGTATATTGGTCATGATGTATAAAGTTTCCATCTCTGTTATCGAGTAATTCCTGAATTGTAAATGAATATATGGGTTCTTTTAATTTTATGTTCTGCATAAAAAATATATAATTTACTCTTTAGTTTTTCTTTTCTTACCCAAATTGAACTGTCTTAATTTTTCTTTAGTTTCTTCTTTCATTGGTAATTTCCCTCTAACAAATCCTTCTGGACATTTGAATGATTGGACTTGTTTGATTCCATTGTTCCACCATTTCATACCGGTATTACCAACATTATTAAAATTAATTCTTCCAGGAACAAACCCTGGCGGACACTCTTTACCACGATAATTTTCTTTCCCATTATTGTACCAGTGGGTGTTAACCAAGTTATCTTTAGGTTTACCTGTAAGAGATTTTGATAAACGTTTTCTGTGCTCTTCTGAAAATTTTCTACCAGTCAATGCAAGAATCATTCTTTCTCTCATTTCAGGTGTCCATTTCCTACCCTTAGCTTTCTCAGACATTTTCCTACGAGATTCTTCGCTAAGATGTCGACCTTTATTAATGTCAGACATTCTTTTTCTAAACTCTGGATTCTTTCGAGAAATTTTATATTTTTCTGAGTTCTTAACTTTTTCACCTGTCTTTTTTCGTTCTTCAGGATTTTGATATCTCTTTTTAACTATTTCTGACATCTTTCTTTTAGTTTCTAAATTGGCTTTGTGTCCTTTGTTCGGAGAAGGTCTACCCTTTAATTTCTCAGAAATATTTTTACGTTGTTCTTCGGTAATTATTTTTCCTTTGTTTGCAAGACTTATTTTACGTTTAATTTCAATTTGTCTAATTTCGGAAAGATATAACCAATTACCTTTTCCACCAAGACCACCCGGTGCAATATTAAATTCCGCTTTTCCAATTTGTTTATACAAACGAATATACTCGATTTCGAGAATATCTAATATTTCTTGTGTATAACAAATTGCTAAAATTCTCTTAGAGAAATTCTCAATACCATATTTCTTTTCAGCAGCAAGAATGTGTTTTCCTTTACCCATATAAGAAGTGTCAGTTTCCGGAGTTTTATTCAAAGGACAATGACGCTGACCAATATAATTTCTTCCATCACCATTATAGGTAATTTCATAAATGTAATATGTCTGTAACATAAATTTTCTCCTTAAATAAAAAACCTCTGATTGAGAATGTCGAGGAACCACCCTCACAACTGTCCAACTACGAAACAGTTATAACATTCTCAACCAAAGGTCTTAGAATAGTGTAGTTGTATGTAACAGGGTGGTTTGTTTCCTGTCACATACATTATAAATTATAGAATTTGATTTGTCTACTTAAAATCTCCTGTTGCCATCAAGTTCCTGCATAATGAACGGTAATACAAGAGTGTTGATAATCTCAGGGTCGGTATCTTCAAAAGAAATACTTCTGTCATTTATCACATAAGATGAACCGTTATCAATAACCTTGACAGTATTTTCTCCGTTACTGATTTCACATTCATCATCTGACAGCGGTTTAACGTCAACACCTTTCGGCATGATTGAGGCAAGCAATGTCCATTTATCTTCGTTTTCCATATAAGAAATATATAATTATATTTGAGGAGTTATTATGAGTAACGAAGAATTATTAAAATACTGCCAGAGCAGAATTAAAACCTATACGTTCCACAAACTCAGCCTTAAGGGAGTTACAGACAAGGAACGTTTCAATGAATGTGTAAATGCACTTATTGACGATATCAATGATGATTCGGCTATGCTTATGGATATTGAAAAGAATGGCGGACCAGTTCCAAAGCCGGTAGTTCAGGCTTTTGCAAGTCTTGGTGCATATTCAGATAATGTCATGCAGTTTTATTGCCGCTATAAAGAACTGATGAATCTGTAAAAATTTCTGTTGACATAATCTTTTAGTATCTGTTATAATCATATTCAAGGAGCAGATTATGATTAGTAACTGTCTGATTGAAGCGATTAAAGCAAAGATTAAAGACCCTAAGAACGTAAAGATTTATCTTTATCCGCCAAGAATTAATGACGGAAAGGTTCATTTTTACTGGACTAACAAAGGGTCTTTTTATCATTTTATTAAAGACAGCAAGAAATCAATCATGCTCTTTGAAGGTCACGTAAAAGAAAGTAATGAAAAATTGTTTTATTCTTTTATGGGTCATAAAATGTTTACTTCAGGATTAAACAGAGAACAGTCATATCAGCTTGCAAAAAAATATCGTCTCCCATTTACGAGAGACGATATCGAGCACATTTATTTCAATGAAGAAAATGATTAGTAATCTTCTTTACTGTAATGGCTGAACTTCATGGTTCCGGTATCTTCAGAATAACCGGCATCCTGAACTCTACTAGCAAGAGTAGAATTTCGTGCCTTTTCTTCAGTAGGGAATACTTTAGCCTGTTTGTCTGTAGACCATCCCTGAGCATTGTTATCAAGACTTACGAATTCCCAGCGACCATTCTTCAGAATCTCAATAACAGTTTCTTCATCTGCTGTAAGTACAGATTTAATCAAGCTGCTTGCAAGGAATGTGCGTTCATCAATCTCATTACCGTTATGGTCAAAGAGTGTATAACCGTACAGTTCATCCGGTTCAAGGTCATAGAAATCAGCGGTGTCGCCTTCATCACAGTATGGGTCGGTAGGAGTTACTTTTGTAATCTGCCATGAAGTATACTGTTCACGGTCTTCATCCCAGTCTTCACCATCAAAATAATAAATAAGACCTTCAGCCTCAAAACTGCCAAATTCTTCACTCGGAGAAAGAATCTCGTCAGAGAATTCATCACCTTCATTGATTGTATCACCTTCTGAATATGTATGGGTGTATGGATTAAGTTCAATACCGGTGCACTGCCATCTGTCATCAGATACTTTCTGGAACCAATACTGATTTCCATCACCGTCTTCAAGATAACATTCATCAAAACCTACATCTACATCATCTTCTGTTTTCCAGTTCCAGTAATCTTCTTTGTTTGGTTTCTGGAAGAGTGAAGAATTTGTACGCAGAGCATCTTCAACTTCAGCCTGTAAAGATTCAATGAAACTGTCATATTCAGAATCACTTGCACGTTCTTCATGGTCGAGCCACTTCTGAATCTGTTCATTTACAGTCATATCTACTTTTTCAATGAGATAGCGGGCTGCGGCATTTACTGTTTCATTACCATAGCCACGACCAATCATATCACCATCGTTGTTGTAACGATAAATAATCTGTGATGCTGCACGAACGATTTCACCACCAACAGTATTTGATTTTCCACTGTCGTTACAATACTGTTCGAACCATGTCTCAAGGTCACCATCAACATCAAACTCAGCGTTGATATCTTCTGCAATATCAAGGATTCCCGACTTAATCAACTTAGGTTTGTACTGTTCAATCCAAGATGAAAGAATCTGTTTTGCATAACCTACATTGATGTCCTGTTTCTGAGCGATACATTCTGTAGCATAATCTTCTGACCATTTACCTGAAAGAATGTTCTTTACAGTTTTTACAGGGAACGAACGGTTGCTTGTAATTTCAGGTGATTCTGGCTGAATAGTATTTGTATCAATGCCATGTTCATCTAAAACTTTATTTATGATACTTATGGCAAGTTCCTTATTATCAAAACAAGGGTCATCTTCATCTGTATATTCGCCACCTTTAGATTCATACTCTTCAAATATTTCATCGAAACATTCAGCATCATAAATGGCATTTTCAATTGGTGTAGCCATATCTTTACCGAAAGTATCGTAAAGTAAATCAAACAGAGCATAATCTTTTACATCATCGTCAATCTCTCTTTCATCTTCTTCATTATCATATTTATCCCATTCTCTGAAATCATTCATACGGAAGATGAAAGCAAGGTCTTCTGCAAGTTCATCATATCCGGCAGCCTGAGTAAGATTGTCAAAGAGCTGGTCTTCACCCATAATTTCCTTAGCCGATTCATATTTATCCCAACCATTATCATAATCTTCAAGTTCTTCTGCAAATCCCCACTGTTGAGCGATATAATCAATGTTCTCTTCAAGAGTGTTATCGCCCATGGCTTTTGCAATCTGTTCAAGGGCATCTTCCTTTCCGAAGTATTCTACGAATAAATCAAGGGCTTCAGGAACATCAGAAGAGCGAACTTCCCAGCCACCGTCTACTGCTGAAGTGATTTTGCGAGATGAAGTAATATCGTACATAAGGTCTTTATCGATACTTACTCCGAATTTATTTTCAAACCATTTCCATATTTCAAAACGGTCTGTTCCAGCTTCAAATTGCAAAAAATCTTCTTCAATTTCATCATTTTCGTTAATAGGGATATTTTCAAAATCAGTCCACAATTTTTTTGCTTCTTCAAGATTTTTCTTTGAACTAAATAACCCCTTATTCTCTTCCTGTCCTTCAGATGCTTCAGAATCAGTAATGGTTACATCCTCACCCCATTCATTTACAGCTTCTTCATAAGTATCTGCCGAGCCAAGAACTTCTCCACTTTCCGGGTCTGTTGCAATATAGCGAGCTGAAGTGATTTTACCATGTGGCGAAACATATTTTTTAAGATTTTTCAATTCATCATAAGAAATAGTATTACCACAATTATAACATTTAATATTATGTTCTTTAATGTTTTCAAACAATTCAGGTTCACCACAATTTGGACAACAAAGATATGAGTCTAAACCTGAAGTGATTTTACGAGATGATTCGATTTGTTCATTTTCAAAACTAACAATTCCTATAGTATCTTCTAAATAATGTGTACAATCAATTATTATTTTCCTGCATTCCCTTTTAAGATTATAACTATTTACATTTACCTTTTCAGTTTCATACTTGAATATATCATTCTCATGTTCGCCAAAACCAAGTACTGAACCATAGACTATTTGATTTTCTTCATTAATGTAGATAGTAAAACTACCATCACGATGTTTATGGTCAAAATTAAAATTATCCCAAGATGGTCTTGTAATTATATAATCTTTTTTCAATTTCATTTCATTTATCAATTCAAACATAACATCAGTAAATTTACCACCATCTGTTACTCGTTCTGATTTAATAGGTCTACGAGAATTACGAACATAAGAGCCGCCTTCAACTTCTGTAACCCAAACATCCGTTACAGCAACTCCCTGAGCATTTTTGGTGTCTTTATAATCTTTCCAACTTTTTGAAGTGAAATAAGTATGCTGAACAGAACCGTCAGAACTTTGAACTGTAAGAACAGCCTGATTTCCACGACTCTCAATTGCGTCAATGATATTTTCAACATCAAGGATTCCCATACCTCTTGTATCGATATAGTAATCATCATATCGAGTTCCTTCTGCTACATTCTCGAATTCTTTCTGTGATGAAGAGATTCTATGAGATGATGTTAATTCGACACCTGAATAATATCTGTCTACATTTTCTTGGTTTTTGAACCATTTGCATAATTTAAGATAATCTTCGTGAGAACACCTTCTTCCGTCTGAAAAAGCAAGAGCCAGCTCAGGAATATTCAAACCGTTTCTCTGACCAAAATTAACAGCCCTTTTAATAAAATCATCTGTTTCAGATTTAATATATTGTTTCATAATTACAATTCTCCTTGATATTAAAATATATAATTCTATTCGATAAGGTCATCTACGGTAATGACTGGACCCTGTGGTTCAGTAAAGTCTTCATTCTCTACTGTTTCAACAGGTTCAGGTTCTTCATCTTCTTCCATACCCATATCTCCGCTCATGTCCATATCAATGTCCATATCCATATCTCCACCGCCTGAAGGTGCTGGCGGCATATCTTCAGCCATTTCACCTTCCATAACGTTCACAGGTTCTTCTTCCACAACAAACATATTGTCAGCAACATCAAGTATATTTGCCACATACTCTACGCACTTAAACATTGCCTCTACGACAGTTGTATATTCATGGTCTTCAAGTTTAATCTCAACATCGTTGATTGTTACCTGATTGATGAATCCGCTGAAGTGAAGTTTCATTCCTTCAATGATAACACAGTCTTCTTCATACGGACCTTCCTGGATATCACACATCATACCAATATTTTCACAAAGTCCATATACAAGGCTTTTCCAGTCGTAAACATCTTCAAGCAGAACGACCGAAAGCAGCTCGTTAAACGTAAGTGTGGTTACTTCAAGAACCGTCTTGTAGAAGAATACCGAAAGATAATAAATAAGACTGACCGGAGTAATGAACTGTATTGCCACATATTCATCACTGTCATAATCATTGTTATAGATTACCTTAATGGAACCGTTACCGATTGAAAGTGAACTTGCAACAGCACCATCTACATTGATAAGAAGTTCAACGGTTTCTGCATTGCTTGTAACTATGAAATCATAGCGGCTTTCAGGTAACTGCAAGCGTTTGGTGAATTCTTCAGTTACATTCTGTATTGTTTCTATATCCATATTCTATTTTCTCCATACATTTGCACAATAATTATCAAGGGCACCATTCATATAGTTATAAAGATATGTGCAGACATCAGCCTTACTTGTAAGGTGGTGATTGCCGCATTCATCAATATACAGATTATTAACATAAGAGATAGACGCAAGGTCGAGGTCTCCGGCTGTAATTTCCATTCCCTTTGTACAGTAGATAGGGAACTTGAAGTTTACGCCATCACCTTCTGCATGTTTGGAACTGTTTACATAATCTTTATGCAGATTCTTCTTGTCTTCCATAATGACAAATCCGGATAAATCCATAGGAGCGTCACGTTTTACAGCGAATGAAGAATAAACCTGTTTAAGTGTTACAGGATTGCTGATTTCCCTAATAACAGATTCCTTTCCGTCATTAGTCAGGGCAGACACGATTTCCTTAGCATCTTTCTTTTCGATAAGACCATTGAGAACCATAACACGTGTATCTTCTGCAAGGATTTCTTTCTGAAAAGAATTGAACTTACCTTTACGGAAAGATGTTCCAATCATCATAGAACCGTCTTCAGGAACTCCAAGGTCTTTGTCAGCTTCCATAAGTTTCTCAGAATCAACACCATAATTAGCAAGTGCATCACCAAGCAGAGCCTTTACAAGATACTTTTTATTGAAGTCAGCCTGCATATTGTTCAGACTGTCTGTAATCTCTTTAAGGTTTTCAACAGCGAGTTTAAGTGTTTCTCCCTTGTCCATATCTTCAAGCATTGTCTGAGATACTGTAAGGTAAGACCAGTCATTCTTTGTTATGTTATATCCGAGAGAACGTAAATGCAGATAGTCGATGTTCTTAAGGGCATTAAAAGCTGAGAATGAAACAGCCTTACATACTTTTGCAAAACGCTTATCCCAGGTAATTGCAGCACTATCACCAAGACTGCTTGGAGTATCTGAACTGAATCCAATCATACTTGGCTGTAACTGAAGTGCTGAGAAAAGTTTCTGATACTGAACATCAAGGTCTTTGAGAGATTTAACATCAATCTCACCGCCAATGTTCTGAACATTTACACCCTGATTCTGTGTCTGCGGAATGATTACTTCAAAGTTCTGGTTATTACCACGTGAACTCATTCCGTCAGAATCATAAGATACACGTCTTACTTTCTTGAAAAGGTTACGGTAATAGTTAAGAACCTGGATTGCAGACTTACTGTAAACCTGACCACCAACATTTACAGAAATAATTCTATAGTAGTTGCTCTGGTCCATACGATTAAGGAGTAATGCATCTTCGATTATGTTTACATTTCTCCATGGCTTACTTGCAGCTCCAAGATAACTGTTGGCATAGGTGAACTCATTCTGAAACTGATTGCTCTGGTCATTGTTTGCACCACCAATAGTCATTGATGTATTCTGGGTATTACCGCCAAGGTTCTTGTAATATTCAAGCTGAGAATAGGTATATTCGTAAGAAGGAACAAAATCACCTTTCTCATTCATAAATCCGATTGTCTTTCCGGATATGATTACAGGGGTGATGGATGTAAAGTCAGGAATAGGCACTACCCTTTCAAGTACACCATCTTCATTATAAATGTGTTTCCAGGGCAGCTGACCCCACAAAAGGTTGTTATAGCCATCTGTAAGGATAAAGTTGTCAGCATTAATTTGGTCATGAAAAGCGTCAAGTTCCTGTTGAATTACTTCATAAGGTGTATTGAGTTCAAAAAGTTTGTTTTCAGAGTTTGACTGAAAGGCTGTCTGCATAACGCATTTTACAGCTGCTGAACAGATAGGGTCTTCATTCATTGCTGTCACATCTTTGAGCGAATTCAAAATAGATTTTGTCATCGCATTGTTGACAGAATAGTTCGGGTAATTATTGAATTCCTCTACCTTGTTAAAGAGTTCTTCTTCCTGTTCAGGAAATATAAAATGTTTTACTCTTGCCGGAAGTGTCTGTTTTGTTTTATTTGTAGGCATAAAAGATAATACTCCTTTCGCTATATAAAATAATATATAACGAAAAGGAGTATTGTTGCCATTTTAGAACGCATAGTATTCTTTTCTCAGAGCGTCTGCGTTTTCATCCTTACGAAGTTCAAGAGCAATGTCAAAGAGAGAATCATAGAAACTTTTGAGTTCAGCCTGAATAAGTTCTTCAGTAACAAACTGTTCCGGAGCAATTACGTCAACGTTCTTGGCATAAGTCCAGTAAACGTTGCCGTTGTCATCTTTGATACCAATTCTTGTTTCTTTTCCCCAAGGTCTGTCATAAGGGTCATAATTTACTTCCTTAAGCCAGAATACTTCACCTTCGATTCCGTGTGGAACTTTTCTTCCACGAGAAACAACAACACGTTTTCCACGTGATACTTCATTACCCTGGCGGAGCAAATCTTTTTTAATAATATCTGTTCTTACACTCTTTGCTTTAGAAGACCACCATTCGTTGAGTTTTTCAAAAGAAAGGTCTTTTGTAGCATATCCGCCGCCAGCAAAACGTGTTGTGTCATACTCTTCGTAACCGAGAGTTCCATTTTCGAAATCGAGATAATTAGCATAGAAATCACTGTCATTATAACCATTGTGTTCACCAAGATAATAAACACAACCTACGAATTTTGCTTCCTGGTTTTCATATTTAATCATAATTTGCTCCTTTTCCGGTTTAAGGATAACCGGAAACCTTATTTAGATTTAAGCTGCTTTCTTAGAGTTCTTTGCATGTTCAATAGCTCTGTATTTAATCATATATTCTACAAAAGCATCCCAAGAATTAAACTGTCTGTCAGAAGAATTGTTTATCTTTCCAACATGATATGTGTACCAAACGTGCTCACCGTCTGAATGCTTGCAAGGAATCATCCAGACTTCCTCACCATCTTCTGCAACATAAAGTTTATGACTATGATTGTCATTCATCTTTTCCATTTCAGCAGTTACTTCTTCACGAATAGCATTTTTAGCGTCACGTATAATTTCCCAATCGTATTCAACGTGAGCGAAGATGTTACAACCGCTAAGGATTTCCTGAGCATATTCATCATATCTGATGTACTCAACCTGTTCTACGATTTTGCGAACTGTATCAAAATCAACTGATAAATCTTTGATGTAGCAATCTACGGATGTTGAATATCCACAGTCAGATACACGAGTTGAAACCATTCTGCTTGTAATTCCAACTTTCTTGAGTTCTGCACGGATAAAAGCACCGAGTTCTTTGTTTGTCATAGAATTGAATTTTGTTGAAACTGAATCATTTGTTATATACATAATTTGCTCCTTAAGGTTTCTCTCAACCTTTCTGTAATTCATTATACTGTCTTGTATAACGCTTGTCAAGAAAAAAAATAAAAAAAATAAAAAAGTGCATTGTTTGGGTAAGAAACAATGCACTAGAGCAAAATTATGAATTAAGTAGGAGGCTACCTAATTTACGATAACTTTAGTGAGCGAGTTGAATACGCCCTTCTGGTCATTGATTCCAAAGTCAGCAAGAATCTTCTTGCATTCAGAACCGATAACCTTTCCAACCTTATTTGTCATGTTTACAGGTTTTTCTGAAACAGGAACAAACTCACAGCAGTTGCTTACGATACATGCAATTGCCGGGTCTTCAATATGGAATGAAAGTCCACTTTCAAGTTCACTGAGCATATATCCTTCTCTCTTGAGAGAGCTGCGGATTTCTGACAAATCAGGAACCATACGGAACTTTGCTACGCTTGTACTGTTGCACAATTCGCAGAGAATAGACTTATTTGAATCCATCTGGAATGTAACATCTGTAGCATTACGCAGATACTTCTGGAATACATTCTTATACTCAAGACTTTCATTCATCTTTGCAGAAAGAACGATTGCCGGAGTTTCATAAGCAATTACCTGTTCCATAGCTGATAGACACAATCCGTCAGGGTACTTGGTGTCAACATAGTTGTTGATTGCTTTTCTTCCGGAAACAGAACTGAAAATCTGTTTACCCTTTGCAGCATAAGGATTCTTTGTACGCATTGTACCTGAAGTAACGTTTCTGCGAGCCGGTGTATTGTAAGCAAAAATCTTGTTGCAGTCTTCTTCAAAGTTAATCTGATTAACCTTGTCGGCAGATGAACAGCAGAATACACCTACGACAGATTTACCAACATCATTGATACATTCTGAACGTGGTGAAACGGCATAGTCATCAATGTTTGCTGAAGAACGGAGAAGAGTGAGTTCAACATCCATTTCAGCACAAGATTTCAGCGGCTCTCTGTCGTGGATGCTGTATGCTGAAAATCCATCAAGCATAACCAGAGCGTCATCAGCATTTACCATACGAGCGTCTTCATAATAAGAAAGAACAGCCTTTGGATTAGAACCTTTTACAGTCCATTTTCTTCCAGCCGGGTCTTCAAGAATAACAGAGTTTCCGATAACCTTTGTAGGAACAAAGAAAACATTATCATACTTGTTCGACTTGATTCCTTCTTTTGTCTGAATACCGAAAAGTGACTGTACAATATAGCGGTGAAGAACTTCATCAAGACGACCTGATTCAATCTCCATAATGTTATTCTTTTTCTGATTGTAAATCAAAGCACCGCCTTTGTCATTCAGTCTTACAGAAACAATGTTTCCTTTGTACTGAATGTCGTAGCCGTTTTCGAGTATTATTGCATCATCCACCAGACCTTTGTCTGACAGAGCTTTAATATAATTATCTGTACGAATCATTTGTTTTCTCCTTCGCAATAAGATACATTTAGGGAAATTAGGGGAAAATTTCCCCTAATTTCTATTAGAACATACCTTTGTACATCTTTTCGAGTGTTTCCATATTGCGAGTATTGTTTGACTTGATTTCTTTCTTTTCTTCAGAAATCTGACGCTGAGAACTCTGGAACAGTCTCTGACGCTCTTCAGCTTCGTGCATTGAGCGTAACTGCATTTCGTTCTTCTTAGCCTCATTTGCAGAACGGATAGCCTGGCGTGTCTGTCTGTTAGCATTCATTACTTCTCTGCGAGCAGATGTAATCGGCTTTCTCACAGGAGTTGCACCAACAGGTCTGCGAGCGGCTGAAGTTACAGGCTTACGAACAGCAGATGCAACTGGCTTACGAGCAGGTGTTTCAAGTGGTCTGCGAGCAGCCGATGTAACCGGTTTACGAGCAGATGTATTGCGAACTTCGTCACGGAGACGTGAAGAACGAACAGGTTTACGAGCCATATTTGGTCTGCGAGCAGCAGATGATGCAACACGTTTCTTAGCAAGGTTCATACCTTCCTTACGACCTTCAATACGTGCACTTGCAATTTTCTTTGCAATTACAACTCTTTCGGCAGCTGAGAAGATATCAACTGATTTACCTTTAGATATAACAACCTTGTTATTCTTGAGAACAGTTGAGTAAGCACCCTTACCAGCATCAACATATGCTGCGGCACAGCAGAGAAGACCCTGAGAACCGTTTCTGAATGCGAATCCAACCTTACCGCATTTGATAACCTTTCCATTGAGAGTTTCAATTTCTTTTGTAGAATTGATTACCTTGTATACGTTGTAACCCTTTGCAAGGCGACTTGATACTTTCTGCATACGAACCTTTTTCTTGCTGTTTGTAAGAGGTACATCTACAACGATAATATCTTCATCAGGAACATCAACACCTTCTGCGTTAAGTTTTTCTGTCGTGTCACCAGAGTTGTTTGTTGCATCTTTCTGAGTAATCTGCTCAGGTGATGTTGCATTCTCTGGATTTCCTTCTTCATGATATCCTGGATTTCCTTCACCAGTTGTTTCAGCAGGTTTATTTTTTGGGTCTGTTGCTCCACCGTTTGGTTCAAAATCTTCGCTTGACTTCAACAGTTTTGAACAGAACTGATTCTTTCTGTCTTTATTTGAACGGATGATTTTGATGAGTTTACACTCAATCTTTTTCTTCTTCTTATCTTCCTCTTCCTCTTTCTTTGCAAGGGCAGAAACGATTACCCAGTGAGCAGGAGTAAGTTTAGCAGAACCAACCATCTTCTTTACTTTCTTGAAAGCTGCAGACCATGCTTTCTTGTTAGCACTTGATTTGAGTACAACAAATCCCTTCTTGTACTTGTTAGATTTACTGTTACCGATTACGAGAACATCATCTCCAGGCTCAGCTGCGTCATCTTCAATTTCAAGTGGAATTTCATCACAAGTATCAAATACAGTACATTCCATGTCATCAATAGTATCGTTGCGAATTTCATCAGGTGTCTGTTCAAGTTCAACGGCACCATCTTCAGATACCATTACACGAACAGCTGAATTTGTAAGTTCTTCAGGAAGTTCCTCTTCCTCAGAGAACTCATCTTCAGCAGGTTCTTCTTCGTGAGTTTCATCAATCATATCACGAACTTCGTCAAGGAGAGCGTCTGCATCAATCTCTTTTTCCTCAACATTTGCTTTCTCAATTACAGCGTCAGCCAAAGCCTCGATTGCCTGAACTGCATCCACGATGTCTTCTTCTGTTACTTCGACATCGGCAAACTCTTCTGCATTAGAAACCTCGTCAATGATTGATTCATCAACTTCGAACTGGTCTTCTTCTGCGGACTTAATCAAACGTTTAGCCATTTTACTCCTCCATGGATATAAAAATAGTATTGTTATTATAAATATATAAATGAATGTATAGAGAAATAAGAAATAACTGTGTTAAAAAGCAAAGGGCGACAGTCACAAAGACCATCGCCCTCAGATACTGTTTGTACACATGGTACATCAGCTAATTATAAGATTAATATCGTAACTCGAATCCTGTAAGTTCTGCAAATTTGTTGCATTTTTCTTCAAAATCTTCGATTTCTTCAGGATTTCCCACAAAAGCAACATCAGATGCCATATAATTAAATTGTGGTTCAACTAAACTTAAAGCATCATCACCAAATGCTTCATATGCGGCATTTTCTATGGCAACTTGCCATATAGCACCACAATCAATCGAACCAAATTCATTTTTACATTCATCAATAGCATTGGAAAGAATCTCATCATCCATACTTCCAAAGCATGATTCTATATCGAGTTCTCCACAACCGATAATATTAGATAATATAAATTCTGCTGTTGTCATTCATATTCTCCTTACAAGCCATAATTAATTATAACGTACTGTTCATCAGGGTCACCAACAACATAATAACCATTCTCTTCAATCCATTCATCAACACTCATACCATTAAGATTGTAATTAGATTCAATCTCGTTATAAGGTTTGATTTCACCATTAATGGCAATATTATCAACAATATATGACGGTGTATTATATTCAGGTTTAAGCCAACCCATTTCTTCAAGGTCATCAAATATACCCCACCATACCGATTCCGGATAATACTTGTCATATCCATATTGCTGTACTCTTTCCCAGAGCATGTCTTTGAATGTGTCGTCATCAACTTCCATAGTAACCATAATTTTATATCTCCTTTGCTTTATGCAATATATGTTACAAGGGATTTATTACTAAATTCCTCTTTATCCTTAGCCAGTTTGTCCTGCCAGTATTTGGCAACGCCTTCAGCTTCCTTACCTACACCAAGTGCCTGTGCCCCCATCTGCATTTCTGCATTAAACAGATTACAGAGGTCATACAGTACATCTTTAAGTGCAGCGTATTCAAAGTCGTACAGATACCAGAACTCATCATCACGGTCAAGACTTGGGAGATATTCAACCCTAAGCATTCCGACCTTTCTGACCTGAAGTAACTGTCTTCCTTCTTCATCTTTGGGCCAGAGTTCACAATCGCCATCAAGTTCAAGCTGCCTTATCATACCATTCAGATTAGAACGGAGAGCGATATAGTCATAGACACTTGAAAGGCTTGTAAAACTATTGCCGCCAATAATCAGGGGTAACAGACCAACTTCTGGAAGAATAGTATTGAACTGTTCATCAAAGTTGTCCTGATAGTACACGTTATTGATAACCGCTATTTTCTGATTAGATACATCAACAAAATGTCCGCCTTTATAGTTGATGATATTCTCAGGCTTTATAAGAAGTGGTCTTGGTGTAAAGATAGCTTCATCAAGCCAGGAAAGAGCCTGCTGAAACTGGTCTTCATAGTCTTCCCTGTCGAGCATTGATGCTATCTTCTTGAACCTTGATGTTCCTTCCGTGAGAATCTGTTCTTTCGTATACTTCTTCAATGAAATCATTTATTTCTCCAGCGGACTTACAAAACCTGATTTGGAACGTTTTGCAATTTTATCAGCTTCCTGTTTACTGTCGAAAATCTTAATGGAAGGTCGAGAATAATTATTTTCATCATAGAAACAGTTGTCTTCACAATAATAAAGTTTAGAACCATCATTCATTGTCTTACCTACTATAAAAGACTGATTGACTGGTTCTTCTTTGTGTAATTTTACCTTGAAACCATCCTGTTTGAATCCCATCATTTCATCAAAATCTTCAGTAACATAAGGTTCATCAATACCGGGTCTATAAATATCCCATTTCTTACCTTTCCAAGGTTTATCAGATGATTTGATTGGTTTGCGAGAAGATGTAAGATTATTTGGATAAGTGTAATAAACTTTTCCTCTAGCATCTCTTACCTGGATAGACATTCCTTCAGGGAGTTGTGGTTCAATTGCTGCTAATGCTTTTTGTATACCATCTTTTGTGAACATCTTTGCATAAAGAAGTCTATCAGTCTGACCCCAGTCATCACCGACAGGGAAATAACGTTTATCTTTAGCCTGATTATCTTTGGAATAAAGGAAAAGATTAATTCCATCTGGAACTCTGTTAATCCAATCTGTTGAAGACTTGATTGGTTTGCGAGAAGAATTTACTGGAACTACTTCGCCATCAATATCATCTGCTAAATCGCAAGCATCTTCATAGCTCATAGGAGTTCCGATAACACCACCGTTCTGGTCAAGAACATTGTATTTAATTCCAAGCATTGGTTTTTGGTTTCTACGAATTGCCTTTTTAATACCCTTTGAAATATCTTCTCCAGACATACTTTCCATCTTATTTTTCAAATCACTTACATCATTTTCAAGAGAAGATTTCACCGGTTTCTTAGCAGACTGAATATAAGAATCAACATCATACATGTTGTTTCCTTTTTCATACTTATCACGAAGCATATCCATTCCGCCACCAGCTTCAAAGAAATTATCGAGGAAATCTCTTACTCTATTCTGTGTACCTTCAAAAGGATATTCAGGACTTTCTTTTGCATAATTCCAAGAATAAGCAATGAGGTCTTCGTATGTAGCACCATTTGTAAAATGTACCTTTACATAACAAAATCCGGTGTCCATGAACTCAAAAAATAAACGAACAGAATAGTCATTATGCTCTGCCATAACCCAGGAATATCCCTGACCATAACCTTCTTTCATCCACCACCCATTGTATGTTGGACCTACATTTTTATAAACAATATTTGCTGTATCATAAGCAAGTTCTTCAGATTCCATAGAAGATTTCACTAACATATATTTCCTCTCAATATTCGTGATATTAAAATATATAAATTATTTCTTTGTCTTGCGGCTTTCCTTTTTCTTACGATTATATTCATCACGTCTATCTACAGACTTTCTTACAGCCGGACCCTTGGCATTATGGTCAGGAAGTTCGTTTTCCTTAAGCATAAGGATACGGTTTGCAACGATACGTGGTTCCGGGATAAAGAACATCTTTACATTCTTTCTTTTCGGAGAATGTTCATAATCGTAATGGTCAAATCCGTCTTTATGTGTTTCATAGAAATCGGCACGGAAATCTTCGATATGAACGATACCCATATTGCACAGTTCAACAAGCTGCTTGCGATAGATGTTTCCCATAGGTGCTGAGTAATCAAGATATACTGCGAAATCATCAAGAGTTCCAACATAACTGTTTGACTTGAGTACAGCTTTCTGGAATGTACTGAATCTGCTCCATCTGTCGGCAAACTCAAATACATCTACGAATGTACCAATCATCTGAACTTCATCTTTTGTTTTCTTTTCTTCGAACATAATTTACTCCTTGTTCAATACTGTTTTTGCTCTACCCTTTACCATGGTAGACTCTATAAATCTAACCTGACCCTTACAATTTACGTACCAGTCAGAATTAAGATGACGGAAATATCCGCTGCGGAAATGTGGTCGTACAAAACCATGTTCCACAGTTCTGTGGGAAACAACCTTGTCAGAAAGAGAAATGCTCTTTGCTTTAGGGTTTCTCTTTACACCATTTGGAACTCCATCTACAACACACTCAGGAAAAGCATTGATGTAGAACAGGAAATTAAGTGCAAGATTATATGGAGCTGCTTTCTCATTACATTCTTCCACACAGAAAGTAGTATTCATACCATCATCAAAAACTGTAATGAAATGCTTTCCGTTAGGCATCTTTGTGTAAAGGATTGTGCAGCTATAATTCTGTCCGATAACTCCCCAGAACGTTCCGTTCTCATGGGTTTCAAGGGTGTCAAGAATATTCTGAACTTCCTTCTGACGAACTTCTGTTGTTCTGAAGAAATCAAACAGGCTGTCATCTTTAAGATAGTATCTGTCGATTCCATATTCAAGGTCAGTAAGGACAGCAACAACTTCATAAACATACTGATACTTTGCTGAAGTAGGTGACATAGCACTCAGCCAGATAAGACTGAATTCTTCAAGTCCACGTGCCTGGCACATGTAGTTGAGTGTCAGTCCTCTCTTGTCGCTGAGTGAGCGTGAAGGATAGTACTTGCATACCTGTTTGTAAATGTCGTTGTACTGATTCATCTGAATGTTCAGGATATTCCTATATGACATAACTTGCTCCTTATTTGTTATAATCTTCTTTAGTATAAAGGAATGTAAACCAGCCACGATATTTCTTAGATTCTCCGAATTTGACTCCATTTTTAAGGAATCTCCATCCACAATATTCAACTGTAATCTGAGTCTTAGTTACTTTTGTAACTTTTGTATAATTAATCATTTCCTGACCAGCACCGCCACACTGGCGTACTACAACTTCGTCACCAACTTTAACATTGTTCAAATCCATAATTTGCTCCTTAAATAGTTTTACTATCTGTAATAAATATACTACCTTGTATAACGCTTGTCAAGAAAAAAAATAAAAAAAACACCAAAATTCATAAGAATTTCAGTGTTTTTAACAGTTTTTTCAGAATGTACAGCGGAAATTATTTTTCCTTAGCACTCTTCTTCATCAGTTTTTCCATGTTCTTCTGCATTTCTTTAAAGCCTTTCTGCATGGTTTCAAGCTGCTTACTCTGAGCGTCAATCAGTTTAGCCTGTGTTTCCACAAGTTTCTGAAGGGCAGGGTCACTTCCTGAAGATTTTGATTCATTAGCGTGAAGAGTATTTTCATTGAATCGTTTAAGATTATTCTGTTTCTTCTCGTTGATGATTTTCCAGTCTTCATCTGTAAGCTGCTTGATAAACTTTCCATCTTTACCAACAATCTGTGCCTCACAGACTACTGGTTTGCGAAGTGAAAGAAGTTCATAAGCATCTTCAATAGATACTTCTGTTCCCTGATTTTTTGTACCAGGTTCTACAAGCCAGATACGGATTGTATTTCCATGGCTTGTTACTGAACAGAACTTGCCGCTGATTGGCTGTACACGAATTGTTCTTCCCATAGGATTCTCCTTTATATTTAGTTAAAATATAATAACTATTCTACAAAAATGATAGAAATTTTTTCTTCAGAAACATTGAACTCTATTTTGAAATCAGATATCTCTTTGTGGGTTTTATCATCTTTAAGGACCACAGAAACATGATGTGCTCCAAAACCCTGATGTGCCTTATCCTGAAAGATACCAACGAATTTACTTAACTCCATTCTGTTCTCCGTTCAGATGGAATAACTTCTTCAAATACCTTATGCAACTCAGCAATAAGTTTATCACCAAAATGAGCAATTGATTTACAAAGGTATAATGAAAATTGACTGATTTCAGGCTGCTCTTCACTTTCTGCTTTCATCGTAAAGGCAAGTACATACTCAAACAGGAATTTTTCATCCGGACTGTCCGTAAACTTTTCGTAAAATGAAAGAAGGAAGTTTCTGAAAGATTCTGTACAATAATCAAAAGTTTCTTTTTTTGTCATAAATACTCCTTATCTTTAATTATAGAAATTATTTGTCTTTCATACCCTTGGAAATACTCTGTTTTGCTTTCGGACAGCGACCGGGAACAAATCCTTCCGGACATTCGAACTGCATTACTTCTATGATTCCATTGTTATAGTAATGACGACCTTTATTGGCTTTGCTGATGTTAGCTTTACATTTATCAGATTTGGCTATTCCACGATGTCCATCAGCAACTTTCTTAGTATGAGCCTTTCTTTGTTCTTCGGAAAGATTATTCCACCAGTCTTTACGGCTTTGACTTCTTTTTTCAGAACCAGCAGCTGTATTGGTTCTTCCTGGTCGGAAACCATCCGGACATGATTCTGCAACAGTATCTATAATACCATTAGTATACCATTTCTTACCTTTGATTTGTTTAAGAGATTTATTACGTTCTGAATTGATTCTTCGTTGTTCCTGACCTTCGGCAGACATCCAGTAAGCACTAATAGAATTTTTATGTTTTTGTTTGGATTCTTCGGAAAATACCTGTTTCTGACGGGCTGCTGATATTTTCTTTCTTATTTCTGCACCTCTTTCACTTGCGTGTAATTTTCGTATAGATTTTGAAATCTTTTCATTTACAGTTTCTCCAAGATTTCCACCATTACCACCATCCGAGATATTATAATTGGCAAGACCTATAGAACGATAATATTCAATATATCTCTTCTCAAGAATATCAGCATCTTGTTTTGTAATACATTTCTCAAGAACTTTTTTCTCGAAATTTTCTATGCCATATTTAGGTATTGCATACTCTAATAAAATTTTACCAGAGCCTAAATACCCATCTGTTTCAGGTGTTTCTCCTTTATAAAGAGTTCTTTGACCAATATAATTGTGTCCATTGATTTTGTTAGTCGTTACGTAAATGTAATGATACAATATTACCCTTTTCATAAGCATTCTCCTTTTTGGAATGATTATGAGAACCTTTTTATATAATTAAGGTAAACATAAGCAATTCCACATCAATTGTTTGTGTTATTTAGGCTATGGATATTCGGTGTATCCATAGTCGTTTAAGATGATTTCAATATAATATGAAACATAATTATTGTCAATAAAAAAAAGACCACCCTTTCGGATGGTCTTTGTTGTTTTATGTGGCTTTAAGGTTACTCGATAACGAACTTAAGCATTGAATTTTCGAATGCACGGGTACCACCAAGCATACAACCCATACCCTGAATAGAGTGCAGGTCATCCATAGCAAGAGGGTTTGTAGCGTAGAGAGAAATGAATGAACCTGTAAGATAAGATGCATCCATATCATCACGCTTGTATCCCATAAGTGCGGTATCTTCATCGAAGTCCTGGTTCTTAAGAACCTTGAAACGATTGAAGAGTGTACCGGCAACATAAGGTCCGATTGGTTCAGCAGAGTAAGAGTTAGCTGACCAGATATCCTTGCTGTTGTAGAAGTTAGCAGAAAGAGATTCGATAATGTTCATCAACTTAGAACCTGCAACAATCCAGTTAGCACCAGAACGTGCAATGTTCTTACGAATTTCGTTGCTTGCTTCAATGATTGACTGAAGAACAGACATGTTATGTTCAATCTGTGAAACTCCAGATGGAAGGATTGAATTCCATGTTGCTGTACCTTCTGCACGAGCGAGCATTTCGTCAAACATATTACAGCTGATTTCCTTGTTAATCAGACCACCAAGGCTTGTAGAAAGAACCTGGTCGATATCATATCCGTTGAGAACCTGCTTTGCAGCATAGAAGTCATCAAGAGAATATGTTGAGCGGAGTCTGTAAGGATTTGCTGTGATTGTCTTAGACTTCCATTCAAGAATAATCTGAGCAGGTTTCTTACCACCAACATAGTTATCAGGTGTTGCACCCCAGTCATAGCGGTATTTGATAGAAACTTCAGCACCACTTGCAGCGGCATTGAGTGTAATTGCAACATCACCACTCTCGTAGTCTACTGTACCTGAATCAATTACATTAAGAACAGGAGTAATCTGTCCTTTTCCGTCATCAAGTGTGAATGCGTTAGCAACACCAGAAACTGTGATTTCAAGTGTGTTAGGGAGCATTGTTCCTTCAGGAGCAGTAAATGTTACATCTGTTCCAGATACAGTTGCATCAGCACCTACCTTGTTTGTTGTGTAAGTGTTATCCTTAGCCCAGTTTGTTGCACCAAGAAGAGCTGTACCCTTTGTGATACCGTTGCGGTTTTCGTTAGCGGTAATCTGTGGATAGAAGATTGGTGATTCTTTTGTTGGCATTGGCTGAACGCCGCAAACTTCTGTGTAAGCGAAGTTTGGAATCAAAATAGAATAGAGGTTGTAAAGGATAGAAATTGGATTGTCTACCTTTGAAATGTCTGATACGGCAGACTTAATTTCTTCTTTTGATTTCTTGCCGGTAGTCAGCATTACGTTTGTAACCTGCTGAAGAGAGTTCTTAAGAACTGCCTCTTTTTCCTTAGACATCTTTGTTCCCCAGCGTTTTGCATATGCGTCTCTTGACTGTGCAATGAGATTGTTATGCAAAGGGTCAACTGAAGAATTAATCTGTGTAATGGTTGAGTTGAGTTTAGCCTGTGCTTCTTCTCTTGTCATAGTAATTATTCTCCTTTATGAATAACTATTTAATTTTTCCAACACTCTAACAGAGTGGCTTATTTCAGCCACTCTTGCTCTAAAACGAACGTTGGTGGCATTGTATACTAAATATATAAATGTTGCTGCTCGGAAAGTTAATCGTTCAGATAATTGCAAAGTTCCTGACCAGGATTCCAGATGACTTCAAACTGCAAAGTTCCAAGACTTTCATTATAATATGGGTCATCTCTCTGGTCTTCAGGAGCAAAACTTGTATCACCAGTTGAAAATTCTACAAAATATTCACCTTCATATGTATCATCCATAGTTACATAATAACTACCATTTGTTGTTTCAGCATAACTTCTACAATTATCTTTAAATTCATACAAAGGAATTGTATCATTTACCTTACCAACTTCAGGAACATCACTTCTTGTAATTCTTACAAAACAATCAGAAGTTGCATTATGGATTTCTGAAATCTGAGCTGCGGATTTCACAGCCTTTTTCTTTCCTTTCTTAGACCTTCCATGACATCCGGATTCGATAGGATTTGAAAGACCAATATATTCACGAATTGTATCCGGTTCAAACCAGATTAAATCATTCAGTTCGGTCATTGTCGGTGGATTTCCTTCTTCACGGAAAAGCAGCTCTTCACAGGCATTAAGAATATCATCAGGGTCAGCACCATCTTCAATCATACTGTCGAACTGGTCCTTACCGCCTGACCAGAGTCTTGTATAAAGGTCATTGCCGCTGATATCTTCTGTAACGTACATTGACTGGATTGGGCGACGAGAATTTGTAAGATAATCCTTTGCAATCTGTGCTTTACTATCTGCTGTGAATCCATGCTGACGAAGGAACTCACGTACATGACGAATTGTTGTCTGAGAATAATCCCAATCAGGATAAAGAACAGGTTTACCATCAACAATCTCTGCAACTAACGTACCGTAAGAATACAACTTATCATCATCGAACTCAGCTTTATTGTAGAAACTTGCTCTTGAATCATGCTGTGGTTGCAAATATCCACGAGCCATAGATTGTACAGGTTTCTTTTTACCTTTCTTCTTTCCGCAAGCTGACGCAACAAGTTTTCCACTATTCAGTTTACGTGCAATCTGAGCAGCCTGAGTATTGAACCATTCAGCATCAGATTCTCCCGGATTGGAAACTTCAGTATCCCATACACTTCCACTTTTTGCTTCATAAGGCATTACAAAATCCCATTCATAATCGCTCATTGCTGAATTACTAGCAAGAACGGCAATCTTCGCACAAACTGTAGGTTCATCAAATCCTTCACCCATGCCAAATGCAAGACAAAGTTCATCACCATTATTCAGATTATCAAGTGTGATATAATAAGTAGATTCAGGACTTGCAGATACGCTTTCTACACCTTTCTGAATATCCTGTGGAGTTATTTTCTTCATATATTTCCTCGCTTAAAATGTTTATATGGAAATATATAATAAAAGACCCCTACGAACTTAATCATAGGGGTCTAAGGAAGGTATTAATATGGCTTATTATTAATTATTCAATAATTCAAAACATTTAGAGAAGTTTTCATCGGTTATGAACTTCCCTTCACCTTTCTTACGTTCAAAACCAACCTTTTCAATTTTTATAGTCGAATCGATTTCTTCTTCAGTAAACACAGGCTCATGTTCAGGAAGATTTATTAATATATCGCTGCCATAAACAATATACAAATTACCTTCATACACAAACAATTCATTTTCAGAATCATATACAAATCTATTAACATGATGTGGATTTTTAGGAATATATCTGATATTCCTGTTTTTCCAGATAGTTTTATAGATTCTAAAAGCCAATTCGTCTTTCTTCAAAAAAGTAATTTTAATCATAATTTTGCTCCTCATAAGTATTATTTATCCTTTTCTTCTTGTAGCATTATCATCTACAAAATCTTTACCAAAAGCATAAGAATGTGAATTCCTACGTCTAGGTTTAGTATAAAAATAACCGTTTACATTGCCATTATCATCTCTTGAAACGCTTTTAGCTTTATCTTCAAACATACCAACAGTATCAGGTGTAGCATTAGGATTACTAGGATAATCAAACTCAGCTTCACCATTGAATCTGTGTCTGTTATTTCCATTTCTCATAGAATCATCTTTCAATGCCGGAGAATAAATAATACATTCCTGTTTGAACGGAATTGCAAAACTAGCGTCAAATTCTCTCATAAAATCGTTCATAACCTGACGGAAATCTTTATCATCAGTCATATTGATAACCATGTAAGAATGTTCATTATCTTCTTTCGATTTATCTTGAGGACCTTGATAGCCACCATACACAGATGTAACTTTCCAACCATAATAATCGCATAATTCTCTAAGACCATCTCTCAAAGCAATTTCCATCTCCTGATTAGTATATTCCCCATCATAATCAGGTTCTTTTCTCTGGCTTTTATCTGCTGTCAATACAACAGTTTCATGGTCATACATATATGATTTCATACGATTATAGCTTGCACTATAAATTTTATCTTTACCGAGAATTATATCAAGACTCTGTTTATTAAGTTCATGTCCGTTCATGTGTTTTACCACCTATTATAATTATAGAAAACCCACCATTTTCAGGTGGGATGCATCTTTACTTATTCCAGCGTTTGAATGCTTCAGGAGTACAAGGATTACCCCAGGTACTTCGTGTCTTTTCAGAAATCACACCGTCTCTTTCAAGTCCGTCCTTATACGATTCCCAATCCTGTTGCATTTCATAATAATCATTCCACTGTCCGGCAGCCTTAAAATCCTGTACAGCCTGTCGGAAAGTAAGACCAGATGTTACAGATTCACGGGAATTGTCAATCTTATGATACATTGTTTCGCCATTAGAGAAACGTGCTGTTACACCAAGTTTCTGCCATCCGTAATCTTTTACAAGAGTATCGAGATAAGTATTAATTTTTGCTGCAAGATTATCAAATTCGGCATCTGACAAATCTTCGGTATTTCCACCTTCTTTTATCTCAATCCAGATACCTTCATAGTATCCGTCACGGATTTTAATACAGAAAGGTGGGGCATAATCTGGGTCACGATAATCATCATAAAGCGGAATATCCATTTCAGTTGCAAGGTCTGTGGCATTATCAATTTCATCTCTATATTCAAGAGAATCAAGGTCATAATCACGTTCCTCTGTGTCTACATCATTTTCTTCATCATATACATAGTTCTCAGCAACATATGTTACAAGTGGGAAATCATATCCATAAACATTATCATTGCTGCCGAAGTTTGATGTTCCTGACTTAATAAGACGTTTAGATTGTATTTTCATTTTCTTTTCTCCTTTCTTACCTGACTGAATATTTTCCGTTCCATTCCATAAGTAATCCGGGTCAATTACTACATCAAATCTGTTTCCAAACTCAGGATTTATACCCCAGATAAAACTTTCTGAATTTAATGACATATCATCAATCCAATAAGAATTAAATCCGCTCGGCTCTTCTTCTTCCGCATACAGATTAAATGCAAAACCACTTGGAATGGCAAAAGGTGCTTCATTAGATGGAATTTCTTCAGCAACTGATTCCGCAATAGATTTAAGACCTTCTGGATAAATTGTCAGGGTGTGACCAAAATCGTGTTGAAAGAAATCATCCTGACACATCTCTATGAATTCTTCATCTGTATCACGATGATATACCTCATAAGCGTCTGGCCAATTATCACCTTCTTCTCTTTCGAGATATTTTAACCACTGGTCAAATCCAGCACGAGTATAAAGAGTTCCATCATCGGCAAGAAGTAGGGGTTCGGTAAAACTTATTCCGATGTCACCAATCTTTTCTTCTACTTCATCCATATCATATTCCTGGTATTCCCAGCTGCCATTTGCAGATTTAATTACTTTCATATTCTTATCTCCTTTTGATGATGTCAGGCAGATTTTTTCAAATCCACTCATGGCATCCCAGTCTTCAAGCAAATCATTATCATCAAGAATGTTATAGACTTTATTCAGTAATGGAATGTCATCTTTAAGAATTCTCTTATTGATAGTTCTGTAATCCTGTTTATCATCAATAACATAGAAAAGCAAATCATCAAGCTGCTTTAATTCTTCATCGCTCAAAGAATTTCTTACAACATCATATTTGGTAAAGTCTTCCTCTTCACCATACGCTTTAGTAATATAACCGAGAACGATTGATATACCATCTCTTTCACCTTCGCTGAGAGATGCAGACGATTGTATTTTCATATTATTTCTCCTTGAAGAACCGATGTTTTTCTTAGAAGATGTAACCTCATTAAAGGCTTTAAGTGGCGGAGCTTTTACACCTTCCGGTAAACCATTTGGATATAAATGCTTATTAGCATAAACATCATATTCATGATTCTTCATCTGTTCGATAGCATATTCGAGTTTTGTAGAGAGTGATTTGATATCTCTTTCCCTGAAAGAATCATCTTTTTTCCATTTCTCAGCAGCAAAAGTATATTGTTTTTCAGCAACAGTTTGTTTGTTATGAAATACTGTGAACCATGACGAATTAAAAGAACTACCGTGTAAGGTTGTGTATAAACTCCACCCATTCTTAAAATAAGCTGTCACTGAAATTTCAGGTATACCACCATTAATGCGTCTGCTTAAATGTATATCTGCTCCGTAAGGTTTTAACAAATCCTCAATAACTTGTAACATCTCTCTTTCAGCTTTATCATACACATCAACTGTTTCTAAACTAGAATAATCTATTGCCGATTTAATAATATTATTCATAATCTCAAATCCTTCTTTGTACTGTTTCTGATATTCAGTCCAGGCATCACCAAGACCATCTATAGCCTCAGCCATATTACCAACTTCGCCAAGGTTCCATTCCTCATCATAACAGAATTTCTTGGCTGAGTTATAATCTCTCTCGGTCATATCACCAAACCGTTCTGTAAGCTGTTCAAGGTAATAGTCTTTATAGTCTTCACGTGTTTTCATATTTCCACCTTTCAATGCACTTTCAATAACATCCCAGTCTTCTTCCGGATAATTTGCAACTCCATAAAGCTGCCCTTCAACTCCCAAATCCTGGAGAAGAATTCCATCAGTAATCTTGTAAGCCGATACATCTTCAATATCTACACCATAGGTATCAGCCACATCTTCCGGATTATCACAAGCCCAGATTGCGTAATTGAAATTGTCTTTTGAGATTCCATATTCGGTAAGTTTGTTTATGATATTGTCTACGAGAGCATAGATGGCATCTTCATCTGCTGCAATGCTCTCAGGGTCTACATTGTCTGTAACTGAGTCAAAGTCAACTTCCGGGTAAAGACGCTGAAGGTCGTTTATCACTCCGTCATAGTTTCTGACCTGACCATCCTGAAACATTTCCCATGCAAGTACATTGCGTACAGAAGTGAATGAATCAAGATTAGATATGATATCGCTGCGATAGACTGTCTTATTTATACCTGTTGTTTCCATAAGAAAATATATAAATCAGAACAGCATACTTCCAAGGTATTTATAATTGCATATAAGGACTTCATCAGTCTTATTATTGTCTACTCCATGACTTGAGTATTTCATATAAATTCATTTTGTTTCCTTTAAGAAATCTAAAGAATCATCAACCATCTTTTGTCTTTCTTCTACAGACATGTCATTCCATCGGGGTTTTCCTTGGATTCCTAATTGAAGGAATATTGCCATAAGAACTTGCTTTGATATGCTGTTTCCTGATTGTTTATAGAGTTGACTCTTACTGTTCACCTTTGCAGCTTTGTTGAAATCCTCATCCGAGAATCCCATAAGTCTCCATGTCTCATTCTCAGTTAACTTACGGATAGCATATTTCTTACCCATTTCTTTATCTCCTTCTACGACCGGAAGTATAGCAGTCTTCTTACCTTCCGGGCGTGTTGTTATAGTCGGACATAATCCGCTCTTATCTACAGTTTTATTAAACGCATTTATCGTATCACCCGGTTTACACTCATTACTGAGTAATGTATCCCAGGCTTGTTCATAAAATTCATACATCTTCTTTAATGATAGAATCTTCCATTTCTTCAAGAATCATTATATCAAGAAACGACATTGTTGTAAGGGTTGGACAGATTTCAGGTGCTCTTGCTCCCCACGAACGAATATCAGAATATCTTGCCTTTACGGAATGCTTCTCATATCCTTTTCGTATCTGCTTACCGAATTCATTTCTTTCCTGTCGTAACAGATATATCTTCTTCATATTCCAGTACCATATTATCTTTAGCAGCTGATGTTATGGTATTGCACAATCCGGTATAATTTATTTCGAGTTTCTGCTCAAACTTTTTATCAGAATTATCTTCCGGAGTTCTGCCACGCATTGCTACTATCAGATATTCTTTCATATTTCCTTTCTCATCTTTGCAGCGTGACTCTGATTCTCATCATTGGTACACCACTCAAGATTACTTACCTTATTATTCAGTTTATCAAAATCTATATGGTTTATCTGCTCCTTATTGTCCGGATTCGGAATAAAAGCCAGAGCCACAAGACGATGAACTTTCTTATGCTTACGCACATTATTCTTGTATAAATCAACAAGGGCATAACCTTTTTCAGTAATAAATGGTTTCAGAAGTTTACCACGTTTAACACCATAAACTTCACCATCCTTAGATACACAGTACAGACCTTCATACCCCGGAATGTCTTTCCACTTTTTCATCTTCTTTCTCCCGCTCAATCAATATGTAAGGCATGTGCTCGCCATCAGATTACCATAAAAGATAATCTCACTTTTCTTCTCGTTCATCAATTTCCACCAGATACTATGGATGAAGTACAGTCGAAACGGTAACACTCACTGTATCAGAGCTGTACACCCTATCCTGATTATAATATTGCGTTCCACCATTGCTGACCTTTTCACCAAGTCCGCCAAGCATTACCGGTTCAATATCATTCATGACATTCCACCATTATTTTTGGCTGCAAGTTACCACCTGTACAACAAGGGATGGTAGGACAGATACCCCATTTGGAATAAACACGATTAGCACTTTCAAAGGTATGGTCAATCGTGTGGTCCATACAGGCGAGAATTATAACTTCAGGTGAAACTTCTCTCTCTAAGCAATTTTCATTCATATTCACAAACTATTACGCAATTACTATTATCAGCTTCAATACCTTTCCAGTATCTTGCCAAAACCGTATTTGCAATCTCCTTATTTATATCAATTATAGAAATATCATTAACACTTAAAAACTTACCGTTCAAACTTCTTCTAATGGTTGCTGGGTAATTACGGCATTTGAGCAATAAGTTCCCATTCCTTTCCAATCCCTTGCAAGCAAGGTCATCGCTATGTCCGTTTCCTTCAGAAATTTCGTTCCCACTTCCGAAAGATAACAGGTCATTACATTGTTTGTTTGTAGTATTATTCAATTTCTATAACTCCATTGCTTGGTATCTGTCCGCTACCAAAGCCTTTATAATCCCTTGCAAGAATTGTCATTGCAACATCTACATCTACTTTATAGACTTTTCTGTAGTTACAATAACAACACCATTTCCTATGCTCTGAATCTTGCTTATTCCTCTGTTTTCCCTTGCGATTATACAGTTCGCAACTTTCAGCAGCTTTGGATTCTTGATACTCAAATCTATCGGAATAATTACTCTCTCTAGCCGTTTCTGTCATTATTCCACCTTTACAAGCACATCCGCTATGCCGCCCTTACTTGCTGTAATGGTCTTGCAGATTCCATAGATTGAGAAAACAGAACCGTCATATCCGTCATGCAGACCATATATGTTGCCAAGATAGACAGCATTTTCAAAGTCTTTTTCCTGAGTCCTCTCTCTCTGATTATCTGCAACTTCTTTCTTACTCATTCAAGTTTTCCATCATCAATAAGCTGCTGAATAAGTTTCTCAGCTTTCTCCGATTTTATAAAATAAGAATCAGCCACTTCTTCCTGAAGGAAGTCTTTCATAACATACTTCAAAGGAATCTTTTTAGGGAACTCAAATTCTATAAAATCTTTTGAAAGAATTGATACACCAAAACAGCGTTCACGATTCTGCGGAATACCAAAGTCCTTGGCATTCAAATCTTCGTAATAAGTATAATATCCACGAGATTTAAGATAATCGAGCCATTTATTAAGTTCGGGAAGATTGCTCTCAGAATGACATTGCGGAACATTTTCCCAGATACAAATATCAGGTAACTGTTCATCCGGAAGTTCTGTAAGAAGTCTTTTTACTTCAAAAAGTAAAGAAGATGTTGTTCCGCTACCTTCTTTCATACCTTCCATTTTACCGGCCACTGAAAGCGATTGGCAGGGCCAAGAATAAAACATCACATATGTATATTTATCCTTATCTACAATTTCCAAGTCAGAACCATGAATCTTAGTTATATCAAGAACTGGAAATTCTGTACCATGAATTGCATTATAAGATTTAATTGCAAACTCATCAAACTCAACCAACTTGTAGCGTTCAAAATCTACACCTATAGCTTTCATAGCCATAGATTGGGAACCCACACCTCCGAATAATTCTAGCAATCTAATTTTCTTTTTGATTTCCGGTTGTGGCAGGTCAAATAAAAAACCCATTTCATATCTCCATATATTTTCAGTATATCTTAATAATAGAAAAACCCGCCTTCTCAGACGGGTTTGTTACAGAATGAAAAATATTTATTTTCTAACAGACATGCCACCAACCCTATCATACATGGGGTCGGAATCAAATTCTTCAGGGAAATCAATTCCAACAGTAATAGCATCAACAAGGGCTTTTCCAATATCACCCCATTTATCAGCAAACTTTCCTGACTGATTACCGGTATAGAACTCAGTATCATAAATAGCGAGCTGCACCCTACCATTATCTCGCCATGTATCATCTGCCCTACCCTGTAATTCCTGAAGAGCCTTAATGTCATTAGGATTATTCCTGTCGCCCCAGAAAGTAAGAACATAAGTATCATCATCATAACTTTCTGCAACGGCATTACCAAACATCTTAACAAAGACATTTTCAATAAGAACATCTAATTCACGACTAGCTTCATTGAGTCTGTCACCATCTTTATCCCAGTCAAAATCCACTCCATTATCTTCACGATAATTTTCTTCAAAAACATCCGTAAGGGTTGTAATATCTACCCCAATCATGATTCTGTCCGGATTATCATAATAATCTGATTTGATAACTTTCATATTTATCTCCTATTAAAACATTGGAATGGATTCATCATCTGCATCATATACAGGTGGTTCCTGTGGATTTCCATTACCTTCTCCAAGAAGTCCAAGTTCACGACCAGCTTCTTCAATATGCTCCCACATAACACCATAAATATACATACGGTAAGGATTAACATAAATTAAATCCGGATTTCTTGCAGATACACCGTGTGAACGATAAACATTATTTGCCATAAGACCTGATGGTGCCCATTTCTCGCTATAAGGAATGCTTGTCTGCATCTGATATTCAATTTCATTATTACCTAACCAGAGACAACCAGTTTCAAAATAAGGTTCGCCATCACAGAAAGCATGATATCCATATCCGTCAGTATCAAATTGATTTATATCTTCAAGATGCCCATCATCAATCGCCTTGTTTACAGCCTCTACCAAATCATCAGCGGATTTGAAACCATGTACAATGTCTTCACTTGTGTAAAGCTGCTCATGGAAAAGTTTCTGAGCATTGTCTTCGATATCAAAAGGATTTGCATAGAATTCAACATCAGCTGCCCCAGCTTCATACTTGTACATACTGTCAAGATATTCCGGACTTTCTGCAAATTCTTCTTCACCTTCCACCCATTCATCTACAGCTTCATACATAGCTTCAAGTGCAGTATGGTCAGCATCATAATCATTTAGATATTCATTAAAATAATATTCAACATCAAAAGGCTGATTACGATATTCATTAAGTTTGGTTACAAGTTCATCCTGAGTTTCAAGCCAGTCGGCAAACTCATTGATAAACTCATCATAGTAATGTTCTTTGTCTTCATTACCTGTTTCTGCAAACCAGTCAACATCAAAAATACCGGCTGTTTCAAGGGCATTCCTGATATTGTTGTATGCCGGGTCATATGGACTTAATTCCGATTTAATTAACATATGCAACTCCTTATAAGTTTTACTATCTGTAATAATAAACGATTGAATACAGATAGTCAAGCAAAATCTTTATTTTTTGAAAAGTTTCTTAAGGTCTTTTGTATCAGGATATTTCTTAAGGGAACTCTTGATTGCCTTTGTACTTGGAAATCTGCTCTTAAGATTAACTGAGCTTGCAAGAGGGAATGTCTTGGATTTATCGGCAAGGTGCAGACTGTTGAACATTGCTGCAATCCAGTCATTTGTAGGATTCTTTTCATAGGCTTCTTCAATTGCAGAAGTAATCTGCTCACGAAGACCTTTTTCTAGGTCAAGAACTGACTGTGTGAGGTCAGGAGCATTATCACTAGACGTACATAATTGTAAACAACGTGGCACGGCAGGCACCGAAACCGTATCTTGCGAAACGGCAAGATATGTATCTTCGTCAACACGTGTGAGTCCATTTCCAATATCAATCAAATCACCAAATCCACGTGAAGATGTTCCAATCATACCTGTTTTTGCAAGTGAATATATGAGATTGCCCTTTGGAGTATCCATTAAATCAAGGTTGGAAAGTACCAAATTATCATCACCAATCCAAAAGTCGTTTATGCGAATCACGACATTTTCAAGCAATACTTCCGAACTATCCCTATGACAATCTTCACCCCAGAAACAATGATTATCCAAAGCAGCTTTAATAAAAGGATTTTCACGAATAGATTCCCAAAGTTTCTTACTAAAGACCATATTATTGAGAGTTGGTATGTCATAATATGCAATAGGCATATTCTTCCAGGAATAAAGAACACCTGTATTGTCCATTTCTGGTTTGTAACCTTGCAAGATATAATCTTCTTGTTTCATCAAACCAGATTTAATCAGTTTACTTTTAGTATCAGAAAAAGTCTTAGCAGAAAACCAATTACCTTTAATCCATACATTATGTTGATTCATATTCTATACCTCTTAAATTCAAAATAGATGATATAGAAATATATAACTTATTTCTTCAACATACCTCGAACAAAGTTTTCCCCTGGACATTCTTTAGAACGAACATTCTTCTCACCATTATTCCAATACAATAAACCCTTACTATCTTTAGGATGAAATTGTCCTTTCACAAAATTTTCCCCTGGACAATTAACAGCAAAAATATTTATTTCTCCATTTGTCCATCGCTCACCTTTCAAATCTGGAAATGTCCTGCCATATCTAAATCCTTTAGGACATATTGCTACAAGTATGTCTGATTTTCCATTTGTATACCAATGTTTATGAGTATGCTCATTTTCGCCTAATCTTCCACGAGTGAATCCATCAGGAGCTTCCTTAGCATGAATTTCAATCTCACCATTATTCCAGTAATACAATCCTGTATTAACATCTCTTAATCTTTGCTTAATAGCATCACCTTTCTCACCTTCATACATCTTGCGTTTAATTTCAATTTGCTGTTTCTTTTGTTCTTCGGTCATAGGCACACCTTTATTCCAAGGTGTATGACCCATTAATGTTTTAGAAATCTTTCGTTTAGTTTCTTCAGATTTTGGACCTTTATTTATACCTTTACAACGTTCCGACATTTTTCTTTTCTGTTCTTCGGTAAAATGTTTTCCTCTCCATCGGCTACCCATAGCATAACGTTGTTCAGGTGTATATTTCATACCTCTTGTACCACTATGCAATGACATTAACTTCTTGGTTTCTTCTGTATGATGTCTTCCTAAGAATGTAGGTCCACCTTCTCCGCCATCAGTCATATTGTATCCATAACATCTATCGTTCGAATGGTACATCATAATAAAGAACTTTTCCCAATAATCGAAGTCATAAGTTTCCAAGATTACTTCTGCTGTAAAATTCTCATATCCATATTTATGAATTGCATTCTTTAACAACGTACCTTCACCAACATTCGATAGTAAATGTCCTCTCTTAAATCTACTGACAATATTCCTAGACTGTCCGATATAGACTTTGTGATTTATGATGTTTTCAATTTTATAAACACCTGAAATAATAACATTCGGCATTTTCTTAATTTCAAGGATTGAAATGGAATTGGTTAAAATTCTATAATTATTATTAGACATAGACGATACCTCTTTTATCGTTTGTGTTTAGAAAGCCGTAGATACTCGTAATATCTGCGGCTTTTGTTTATTATAAATCCTTTTATTCAGTTAATCAATAGAACTACTCGAAAATGTTTTTATTATGATATAATCTCCACCCTATCCGTCTATACTCTTCGTAAATAGGTTTCCAAATCATCTCACATTGTTTTCTCTCATATCCAGTCATATCCTACTCCATAGCCTGTTTAAGTTTATAAATTTCTTTATCATAATACTCAAGCATGGAATCAATCTTTGATGAAACCATACTATCATAATTCTGTACACATTCAAGTATGTCGTAAATCATCTGAAGTCTTTCAAGAAGTAACGTCTGTGCAACCTGACCATTGGTATCGAATGAACCATGCTCATCAACAAAATTCCAGTCACCCGGAAGAACATACATAGGAGAGATATCAGAATCATAGTTGATTGCTGTTTCAATCATATCATCATAATAATCCTCGGTCTGCTCATAGAGTTCCTGGGCAAGTTCATGATAAGTATAGAATTCTGGTCCAGTACAAAGAAAATGAATTGTTCTCAAATCGAAAAATAAAGCTGCAAGATACTGAGCACATTCAGACAAGGTATACAAAGGCTCAGGACTCTGATAATAACGTGATTCAATTACAGTTTCATAACCGGGAATGTGTTTCATAACTTCCTGTTTAGAACGATTACTGAAACCAGGAACCTTAGCAATCAGTTTGTTTGTCTGCCATGCTTCCCAGCCATTCTCACCTTTCTTGAGTACCACATCTGATTTTAATTCTTTTCGTATTCTCATAAGAAAATATATAAACCTAAACCACACCATTTTCCTTAAGGAATTTGTACATCTTCTGATTAAGGCTCTGCTGCTGAGAATCATCTATACCAATCTGTATGACAGTATCATTTCCATCAAGTTCGAGAATAACATCAGCTTCAGGACATTTCTCTTTCAGATATTCAGCAACCTTAAAACATACATATTCCCGCCAGCATGTAAATACAGTTCCGTCTATATCCACAGGTTCTTTACGGTCAAGTTTTAATGCCTCTATACACCCTCTGCTATGTTTCTTATAGATTGGATAAGATACTTCTATGATTTTCTCAACTAATACTTCAGTAGTCATACTTTTAATAATAGATAAGCATATAATCTCAGTATCATGGCGTTATAAAAACCTATATTATTCATATAGGGGTTTACACTTCACCTAGTTTTTATGATATCGTTTGAGAATATAAATATTTCTAATATTAAATTATAAAGGAGCAATATATGGCTGAAGAGAAAATTTATGAATCTAAGAAGATACTTGAACAGATTATGGATACAACAAATCCGGATAATGTCGTTGATATTATCAGAATTGTACTCAATACTTCTGATGACAGTAAAATGAAACTGTATGTTATCGGAGAAATCCTTACCAAAAATAAAAATGATGTAATCTATAAACTGAAAGGTGATGTAAACCATTTGCGTAAGAAGATTTCAAATCAGCGTCTTTATATCAATAAACTCAAGAAAGCACTTACCGGATGCCAGGCTAAACTTAGTCAGGCTAATGCTATCTCAGATAAAATTGACCGTGATGCTTATCGTAAGGCTTGCAATTCTTATGATAACAATTATAGTCCGAAGAAAAAGATTGTAGTAAGAAAAAAGCCTTATACGAAATAATAAAGATGATATTGGGAGCAAAATATGACACGTGGTGAATTGTGGGATAAACTGATTGAGTTTGCAATCAGCAATAAGTCATTTCCAAAAGCAGAAACGTTTGCCGCATACTGTAAAAATATTCCGGAAGACACGATTAAGAAAGTTTATCGTATGTGGATTCAGGAAGGTAAACTTGAACGTAACGGTGATACTTTATGTTTTACTGACAAAAGTATACAATCTCAACTTATGGAAGATGAAATAAAGCGGGTGACTAAACCTGTTATGAGACAATCTGTTCGTAAGCGAATGGAACAACAGACTAATTTTATTTTGAAAATAATTAAGATTATCGCAATTATAATCGGTTCGGTATTAACAACAGTTTCGATTCATTTTACATTTGGTTTCAACAAGATGGGTATGGCAATCCTCTGGGGATTTTTACTCTCAGCCGCTGTCGTATGTTTTATGTCTTTTGCTTTTACAATCCGTTCATATGTTACGAAAAAAATGACACGTGTTTTAATTGTTGTACTATGGGTCCTCGGAATTTCATATTCTGTATTCACAGCTGTTTCCGGACAGTTTAATGATTTCCGTAAATACACAGCATCTGACAATTCCGTTCAGATTGAGAATAAGAATAAGATTTATGAAAAGCAGCTTAAGGCACTTGAAAAGAAACAGGAAGAACTTCTGCACTGGCGAAAGAAAGAAGAAGAGTACACCCTTAATCCTGAACTTAAGGTTGAAAACAGAAATACATGGAAAGATATTCAGAGCGGTGTTGAAGAATTGAAGAAAGTCGAAACCGATATTGTGAATATCCAGGACAAGCTGCTGAACAATATCGATACTGAAGTTGTTCTTGAAGAAACTGTATATAATTGGCTTGCGTCATTTCTTGGTGTAAGTGCAGATATTATTCAGTTTATAATCATTCTCTTTCCGGCATTGTTTATTGACCTTTGCTCTACAGTATGCTTTACATTTGCACTCGGCAAGGAAAACAATGTCTGAAACGCTCTAGGATTGATTTGGAGAGCCTTTATACCCTTTGGTAATGATATTTGTCGATTTCATTCAGAAAGGCTCTCAGAACGAAGATATAAGCGAATAGGAGTAAAATTATGAATATTATTTTTAATAAAGGTAAACCCTATGAAGAAGTGTTTACTACAGAACAAATCGAAAGTATGACAAAAGACCAGTTGAAAGGTCTGAAACAAAGATGTACAGAATGTATTGCTGAGATTGCAAATAAAAGAAGTCATTATAAGAATGAAAATACAGAAGAAGCAAACAGTAAAGACTTCTGGACTAAGATGAATAAATATAAAGCTGCCATAACTATTCAGCAGAGATACATCAAATATCTTAGCGATGTTGAACGTGCAAAAGAACCGAAACCTGACCAGAAAGATAATGAACATTGGCTTTGGTGCTATTATCAGGAAAGCCTTAAAATGCTTACTGAAGATATGGTAGAACAGATTAAGGAAATGGCAGATAATAGGGCTGAATTCCATATTGAGTTTGAAAGATTTGACTAGGAGGAATTAATAAATGAAAGAACCAACAGAAAGAAGAAAACATTTTGAGTTGTTTTATAAAAATCTCAAAGAATCAAAAGACTTTGAAAAATTGTCTGTCCGTGAACTTATGTGGAGAAGTTATAATCAGGCTTGTGCAGACTGTGGACAGGATTGTTCTGAGATAAGTATTGAAGAAACACAGAAGATTATCGAAGACCAGATATTCTTTGATTTCATTTCTGACTGTTTATTGCATCCAGACAAGTCTAAACCTGTGCAGTCAAATGATTATGTAAAGGTTACATATTGTGAACCAAATAAGTGTGTAGGATTTCCTGACAGAATGGATGAAATGGATTGTGAACATTGTGAACGTACGAGAATTATTAATCTTTCAAAACTCTGTGGCGTTGAATCTGACGAAAAACTTAACGATAAGATTCTTACAGCAGATGAAGTAAGGGAACTTTCGAAGGCAATTGCTAAGGAGATATAAATCATGTTGTGTTATTTTATAGTATCGTTTATTGTATTTATAGTTAGTTTCTGGTTTGGTGCTCAATATGGTATTGATAGTTGTTCGAACGATATTGAGAACACTACAATTCTCAAATATATCAAGCGTGATATTCTTAGAAATAGCAATATGTCAGATGAGGCCAAATTACATTATCTTGATGTATTAACCGCACAATTAAAATCTATCAATGTGTAATTATGGCAATTAACTTTAAGAAATTATTTGACGACGCACACATAAAGACACGTGATGACCCTTACCGTCACTGGACTCATATATGTTGTCCTTTCTGTAAGAATCCGCCAGATACTCACTTCAATGGTGGTTTCTTTTCGTTACAGCCGAGATATAACTGTTTCCGCTGCGGTTCACATTCTTATTATGACGCTGTATCACTTGCCCTCAACATTTCAATTTCTGAAACGTCAAAACTTTTTAAGAGTTATGATTATATTCCGAAAGAACCTGTTGAGAAGAAAGTTGCTAAGGCTGAACATCTTGATTTACCTGGATATCACCTTGATGAAAATGAAAAGGAATATCTGCGTGGTCGTGGATTTAATGTAGAGTATCTGCAATCAAAATTTCATATCCGTGGTGGTGGAATTGCCGGTGACTGGGCATACCGTATTCTCATTCCGATTTATTACAATCACGTTCTTGTATCATGGACAGGTCGAAGTATCCTTCCGAAAGAAACGATTAAAGAACTTGAAATTCCACGTTATAAGAACCTGAGCATTGAACAGTCTGTAATAAACAGTAAGGAGATTTTCTTTAATCTCGATAACTGTAATCGTAAGGAAGTTATTCTTGTAGAAGGTCCTATGGATGTGCTTAAGATAGGTGATAACTGCGTGTGCAGCTTAGGAACTTCAGTAACACGGGAACAGGAATTATTTCTTAAGAACAGATTTGAAAAGGTATTTATTGCTTTTGATAATGAACCGGATGCTCAGCGTAAGGCACGACATCTTGGTATGAATCTCAGCTCAGCCGGAATGAAAGTCGAAGTTGTAAATATCTGTGAAGATTATTATAAAATGCAATTTGATGAAGAAATCGGAATGTGGATTCTTGTTCAGAAAAATGACCCAGGTGAACTCACTGAAGAAGAAGTAAGACAGATTAAAAAAGAATTAGAATTTTTATAAATTTTTTACTTTTTTCTTGACAAAGGTTATGCAACGTAGTATATTTATTACAGATAGTAAAACTATCGAGGAGTTTATATGAAACAAATTAAAATCTTGTTCGCAATGCTTATGATTGCTATGTTGGCTGCTTGCAGTAACCCTAATATGCCAAGTGTTGAGTCTGAACCACAGACACCTGTTCAGCAGAAACCTTCAGATACCCCTAGTGATACACCTTCAGATGTACCTAGTGATGTACCACCTGCTGAAGAAGAGCCTTCTGATACACCTACAGAAGAAACACCTATTAATCCTTGGATTCTTGTTGTAAAGGATAGTTCTGCTGGTACAAGAGGAAATGCTGGTACTGATTTTGTTTATATTGACGAAACAGTTGCAAATCCTTTTGCCGCTCTTGTCAGTGCCGGAACAATTCAACTTGAATTTGTTGGAAAGCGTGAATTAAAAACATCTTCGAATATGTGGTATGGAACTTCTGCTACTGATAAGATTAGTGTTGTCAATCGGTACAAAGTTTATATTCACAAAGACGCTGTTAATTCAGAATATTTCCTTGAAGATAGTTCTTTGAAGTATTATCTGACTACTTCTAATAACAATTATGCTTTTCGTTACAGAATTGTTAAAGAAAACGATGTTTGGAAAATGTCAGTTGTTCATCATAATTCTTTAGGTGCAAACGATATGCCGTTGTATATCGTAAAGAACAGTTACTCTGTAAAGAATAACTAAAGCAAAGAGCCACCCTTTTGGGTGGCTCTTTTATTTAGTGATGACTTCTTGGTATTTTCACATCAAGATGTAGGAAATAATATTTTGATGTAGTTTGCGTAAGAACTTTCTTTGGTACAAACTGAATATTTTTCAAGAGAGTTGTTTCATAATAAATCTTAAATCGCTTTGTAATTTCTTCAAACAATTCTTCAGTCATTACGATACCGCAATCCAAAAGATAATTTCGATATACTGGCTTAGAAGTTTCTTCAGTAACTCTCTCACCATTTCCAATCATAAATGCATCATTCCACATATTACTGTCCTATTTGAGTCAAACAAACAATAACACCATTTGAAGCACTTACTTTTTTAGTAGTTGAATCAAATGTAAAAACATGATTGCTATCATTTATTGTATTATGAATATATGATTTTCCATTAGAGAACTGACCAATAAAACTATCCATTGTTGCCCCACCAGTAATGCTATATCCAACTACGATATAAATACCATCAAGACCATCGGATGTCCATGCTGAACTATCATCTGTTATGAACTTAGTTTCTAAATCAACAACCTTACCGTTTAATGCTTCAAGCTCTGTTCTAAGATTCTTAATTTCTTCAACATCAATTGTTGTACCAAGTTCATCAAAGAAACCTGTTCCACTTTCTGGTATAATCCATGCGATATTTGTTCCTTTAGTGTATAATTTACCGTTAATTGTAAGTGAATCACCTGTTGGATAAATATTGAATACCTGTCCGTTTTTCAAGTCATCAAGTGCTACTACAACATCGTTATCTATTGTGATTTCAGTAGTTGTATCAGGGTCATCTACAGCAAGAATATTACCGCTGTATTTATAGACGCTAGATACTTCACCTTCAAGATTTGTAACCCTCTGTTTGAGACCTGGGTTTACTGCTGTTCCATCACCATCAAGAGTCTCATTAATAGTTGCTATTGCATCTGCATTATCGGCAACATCCTTTACAAGACCGTTTGTATCATCACCTACAGTTGTCTGTAATGCTGACACATCATCTTTGATATCTGCAATATCAAGGAATAAACCTGTCGGTTCTACATCCGGGTCGCTGCCTGGAGTACCTACTTTGGTTTCCAGAGATGTTGTTCTATCAACAAGACCTGTTGTAGGTGTATCTACAGTTGTCTGTAATGCTGACACATCATCTTTGATATCTGCAATATCATGGAACAATCCTGTTGCAGGTTCAGGTGAAACTGCTGGTTCTCCAACCTTATTTTCAAGACTTGTTGTTCTGTCAACAAGACCTGTTGTAGGTGTATCTACAGTTGTTTCGAGACTTTCAATTCGTTCAGTAAGTGTAGAACCGCCGCCGCCCTGACCGATTTCAGCTTCGAGATTTGCAATGTCCGATTCATTTTCTTTCACCCTATCAAGAAGACCATCATAATGTTTTGCAGGGTCTTCAGAATTATCATCCCACCCATCCTTAACATATCCTTCAAGAGTATTTATTTTACTTGCAAGCGAAACAACTCCCGGAGCAGGCGAAGTAGTTACCCCAGCCTGGTCAGCAACAGCTTGAATACGTGTTACAACATCATACATTCCTGGAGGCAACGGTACTATACCATCATATTTGTAATTATATTCCAGAGGGTCGATTCCAACGAATCTTGCAACATTATCTACGGCATAAGCATTAAATTTGAAATAATTTTTCCAGTCAGCAATAGATAATGTTTTAATTCCGGCATTATCTGTTGCCATCTGATAAACGAGAACACGAAAATAGCGTTCTGTCTCATCTGTAATTGCACCGATTGGTATATCTGATGGTTCTTGAATCTCTGTAGCCATAATTATCTCCTTATAGTTTCTCGTGTATAGAACATAGCACCTACGGTACATATGCCATTTTCAATTTGCATTGCAAGACATGGACCGTCCGGGTCATTGTCATATAACCTTAACATTATAGGAATATATTTCTCATAATGCTGATTATTAGGTTCATAAATCTTTTCCTGAATATATGTCTTCTCAGCAGTATTAGACAAAATATCTATCTCTGACCATATGAGTTCTTTATTATCAACGATTGAAGACTGACATTTAAGGTCATAAGAGAACATAATGAAACCATCACCAATAACAACAGAACGCTCTTCTTCGATATTTCGTTCTGTTTTTGTCTTAAGGTCTTTCATACGAACTTCACGATAAAGTTCTACAATCTCATTATCAGTAAACCCATCAAGAATTTCCATTGATACAGGGTCGCCAAATGGACAGCTGAAATTGGTGTAATCACGGTCTATTCCAGTGGAATATATTTCTGTATCTGTGCCGCTTAGATAACAGTATGGTACATAAAATATGAGAACTTCAACACGTGCTGGTTTTGTAAGAGTAATGATATAGTCGAACTCATTCATCATCTTGAGCATTTCATCAAGAGTCTGATATTCACTTCCACCACCATCTTCTGCCGGTTCTTCGATAAAATAATTTTGAAAACCAATCTGAATGAGACCTTCAGACATATCCGTAAATACACCGGAGTCTGTATACTTTAACGGAATCTCATCTGTATTTTTTGTGGCATCAGTATAAAGGTCAGAACCATGATACTCAAGTACCTTTCCAGTAAACATCGAAGAAGATATAAGTTGAAATAAACGGATGTCTTTTTTTAACATTGAATATGCAATAATTGAACGATAAGGTTCTTTATTGATGTTTCGTGCATTACGATTAAACGAGTTGAAAATAATAAAAGAATCCCCATTCCGCATTTCATCTTTGAGAATCTCATACAAATCCTGTAGGTCTGAGGAATTCATTAAAGCATCTATAAAAGAGTAAACATATTTCTCTTCTATAGGAAATTTAGGAGAAGTATTTCTTTTCGCATATTGCTGTATTTCAGATTTGCTGATAAGTTCCATTTTATACCTTTCTTACAGTTATAGAATTAAGTTTACGTAAACCGTCTTCTGCACCAATTGAAAGAATACCTTCGTTCTCCATGCCCCAGTAACATCGGATGATACCCTCACGGAAAGAATAATTTGTAAGGTCAAGAGAAACAAGCTGCTCAGTATGATAACCGATTGGCTGAGAAGGATTTGTTTCATCATAGATTTCACAAGTTGTTATACTTCCGGCTGTTTCTATTTCCTGGAAAGTATATACGGTGTCTGGTTCTTCTTCACTCTCAGAAGGTACAGTTAATGTATACCACCCTCTACCTGGTCTTTCATTTGAATATGATGGTATTGTAATTTTCTTATTAGATTCTTTTACAGCTTCTTCATAATAATGATAACCCTTAAGAATAAGACCTGTAGATGCATAAGGGCTTGAATCCTGAATGTCCTGAACGATTGCTGCAAGGTCGAGGTCTTCAAACAATGACGAATCTTTAGACTGTAAGTATGAAAGATTATAATACTGACTTGCTTTAGATTTCACAAACTGCTCAAAAGCATCCTGAGAAGTTGTTGTAGTATATTCAAAAGCAAGATGTTGTCGAACCTCGGTGAAATCATAAACTTTCAGAACAGCAATATCTTTATATGGTTCAATACGTGTGAGCAGACGTTCAATAATTTCATCAGCGAGTTTATTACCGTTAGGGTCTACAAGATAAACCTGAACAATACCTGTGATATCAAGAATCTGTTTTCCAGTTCGTATCCATCTTTCATAATCTGAAAGAACCATGCAATCACCGACTTCCGGCTGAGCATTAAACCATGCCGTATATTCCGGAATAGAAGAAATATTTATTCCTGAATACAATCTTTGCTTGAGATAAAGACCAAGTTTACCAACAGAAGGTTCGTTAATAGCAACTGAAGATTTTGTGTTTTTTACATTCAATTTAACCTGATTCTCATTTACATCTTCATAAGAAGAGACGAAAGTAAGAGTGTCTGCTTTTATCTCACCCTGAATACCATCAGACTTGATGTATGATACTTCGTAAGGATAACCATTAGGATTATTAACTTCACTTCCAGAGAAAATTTTAATGTACAAATATGAATCATAATAATATGCGAAGTATCCATTGCGAGGAACGGCATATGTATTTGTAAATTGAATAGGATTCAATTCATTTGTTTTTAATGAACGCTGCCATTTTTCACCATCATATGTAACTACATCACCATTGCGGAATTCTGTTGTAAGACCATCCTCTGAGAATTTTGTCTGACCATCTGCGATTACCCAGTAAGACTGTCCTTTAATTCCATACGCATTCTGCAAAAATGGAGTTCCACCCCATTTATTATCCCCGTTTGACTGTGGTTTCCATGAACCAAGGAATGATAACTGGTCATAAGATGTTTCATAACTTACTTCAGGAATTTCCACACCGTTTACTTTTACTGTAAGATAAGACAAATCAGGGTTCGCAGCTTGAATCTTGATGATAGACTTGTATGTTCCTGTTTCGGTAATCCTTGTTCCCTGGACAGCAGTAACGGTACGTTCATCGGTACCAAGCAATGTTATGTTTTCCATCAACGTGTATATGATACCGTCATCTGTTGTAAGTTCATCGTATTGAGCAATTTCGGTTCTTTCATACTGGGGGTCTGTTGCTGGTGGTTGAGCAAGCGATACTGATACCTGAGTTGTAGCTGTTGTACGATATGGAATCTTCTGTAGGAAAAACGCAAGCCACGAACGCATTGTATCATCAGAGAAATTATTAATATCTGTGAACTCAGCATTAATACGATTCTGCTCTTCGAGAATAGATTTTTCCATATTTACACCGATAGCTGACCAGAGATTATAAAGTTCAGTTTCTCGTTCTTCTGAACTGAAATATGTAGCAAATTGATTCAAAAAAGCCATTAGTTCATTTCTCCTAATCGTGATACATCTACACTAATATCATAGAATTGTATTCTTGAATTTCTACCATCGAAAGTAACGTTTGGTCCAAGGTCTTTGAAAGCGAGTTTTATTGCTGCAATCTGACTCCCATATACAAATTCTGCGATATCTACACCCCTTTCATAGTAAGGAATGTCTGAAGTGGTATGTAAAAGTCGTGTATTCATTCGTTTCAAAAGAGCTTCTTTACCGTTATATTTTTTTGACAATGTTTCATCAAATTCAATCATATAAAATATATAAAAAGAATAAGAAGATTTAATCAATCATTACAGACGTTTGATTACAATTAGCAACAACAATAGTTGCTGATTCAGTTGCTCCTGTATTTGGATTTGTTAATGTTATTGTTAATTTATCTCCCATAAGTACTATAGGTATATTGTCCGCAGATGTTTGAATAGATGTACCTTTTATTATACCACCACCTGCAAAAGCACCGTGTGTTGCTGTGAATGATATTGCTGTAAATACGGGAAAATTATCAACCATTATTGAAGTATCAACTTGACTTGCAGGTGGTGGTAATATAGCCGTTACTGCTCCGGATAATGTTGTTGCAGTAGCTGCTGGATTATATACACATACTAGTTTCATATAGTTACCTGCAAATGATTATTTACATTAAATCCGGCATTAGCTGTAATATTACATTGTGCTGTAGCCTGAATCTCGCAATTCTGAGTTGCTGTGATTTTCGTACTTCCAGTAGATTGTATTTCGCAATTCTGTTTTGCTGTGATTTTGGTATTTCCAGTTGTATCTATTGTGCAGTCTTTTTTAGCAACTACTTTACAGTTTGAGTTGGTATAAATCTGTATATCATTGTCTGAATCTACGTTTACTTTACCTGAGGAAATAATGTTTATCTCTGAACCGTAAGTATAAATCTTATCGTTTTTATCTATGAGAATAAATCCGTTGTTTTGATGTATTACTGTATAATCATCTGTCTTAATCATATAGCTGTCTACACCAATACGCTCAGCACCTACAGTATCTTTAGGTTCATAACCTTGTATGTTTCCACCATTTACAGATTTTTTGGTGTCAAACTTTTCGTAAAATTGTTTATCAATTTCATCTGGATTTTTATACAAAACAGGATACATGAGATTACCCTGATGAAATTCAACCAATACTTTATCGTCTTTTCGTAATGGTAAAGACATAGCCCAGAACGGAACATAAGTAAGAGGATATCCGGTACCTTTTTGAAAGAATTCATCAATAAGAACATTGCAATAAAGTTTCTTTTCACGTTTTACCGTATCAATCATGTCTTCAACAAGAGTTCCTATATAGACACCTGTTGCCTCTACGCCTATAAATTGTTCAGCCATAATTACCTTCCCATATATTTAATATTAGCAAAACTATGTACATAAGCATTCGTTTTTAGAACATCAATTCTCGAATATGCACACAAGTAAGACAATCCAGTATCAAACTCGGGAATATTTTCAAACTTCATAGTGTATACACTCATAAACGATGCTGGTATTGCTGTCTGAATAGTAAACTTCTTTCCAATCATTTTACTGAGAAAGTCTTTCTGATTCCACACTTTAGCACCATGAGCTGATGAAAATGCTGTTTCTATCTGGTCATTTTGAAACATAATTTTATCTGAACCAAGTAATAAAGGGTCAAACTCCATATTGGTTGCCTTCTGTGTTACAATACTTCTCCATGTACGACTAATTAATTCTTTAGTTCCGGCATAAATATAAACAGCTTCACTAAAATCATCAGGCTTCTTCACCTTAGCCTGTTCAAGTGAATATAATCTGTTATCCTGAATAAAATTGCCGGCATACTGATTGATTATAGGACACGGAACTTTAAGACTCGAACTTTGTCTTGATAAGTCGAGTCGCAAAGCTCTTGCAAGTTCCTGAGTATTTGCGATAGGTTTTGAAATCAGTGTATACAGAGATTTAGGACATGCAGAGAGTTCATAATGCCAAGTACCATTCGAACCTGTAGATTCAGAAACTGACATTGGCACCCAGTCTATTTCGTAATATGTGAAATAATAATCTGGACTTTCTTCAAAAGTACATTTACCTGCACATTCAAAAATGATATCAAGGAATGTACTACATGCGAAAAAATCATCTATGATAAATCCTTTAAGAATCTGACCTTCTCCAAGGTCAAGATTTATTTGTCTACCTTTTGCCATTATTCACTCTCATTAAAGAAATATTTCTGATAAAGATTGTCTGTAACAACATATCGGGTGCCTGTCGAAAGTGTTATAGGCGATGCAACCGATACATAATTATTCAACAACTCAGCTTTCATGGATTTCTGTCCAATAGAGTCGAGAATCTTATCAGGTCTATGATTCCATCTCTCAGGAATAAATATCTCAGAGGCATCCCCTATCAGAAATAGATTTGCAACACCTCTTGGAAGTTTCACCGGTTTTATCATAAGTTTCTCCTTAAATTTTCTTTGTGGTAGCTTTGAATATTTTCTTTACATTTTCTCCAACATCGCTGCCGAATGTAGCAATACTATCAAGAAGTGATGACATAGCACCTTGAGAATTCGCAAATTGACTTATCATAAAATCACCATTAGTCTGACAATAGTTTACATCCATAACCGTTGCCTGAACAGTACATTTTGCCCACAAAGGATAACCATAAGTATCCATATTTGGAGAATATTCGACATCTACCTTCTCAAGATAAACACCACCAAAAGCAAAAAGATTACCAATAACTAATGTAACAGCATCTCCACCTTTATCTCCTACAGATTCACCGCTATCGCTTGATATTGTAGTGTTAGACTTATTATCGGGAGAATATCTAACTGAAGGACCAGGAATTGCAAATTCTGTTGCAATGGCATCTACACCGGCTGTTATGAGACCTTTTCCACCATCTGTATTTGCTCGTGAAGTATCGATTCCCCTAGCATTGTCCAGAGTCTTCTTTATCTGCTCACCAGTTCCCAAATCTCGTGGAAATACAAAAGAAAGAAGTGCTTGTGTTGGTTCCCAAACATCTGTTTTACCGCCATTTCCATCTTCAATAAAATTAAAAGAGAAACTGAATGAGAAAGGTTTTGTGGAATTCCAGAACTTACGATTCATCCAAGGTTGTTGAATAGAAGTACCTCGGAATCCTTGAAGTCCTTTATTAACCATATTGACGAGAGAACCACCTATAGCAGTAATACCACCACCGAACATCTCTTCCCATTTAGACTCTCCGGAAAGTTTTATACCTTCATTCAGAATACCACATACACGTCTTCGTTTATTTTTACATGCAATAAGTATTTCTTGAGGATTGTTTTCTTTGAGAGAATTTGTTCCGACGAACTCTGAACCACCAGTAACAAACTGGTCTTCAATTCGCATAAAATTAGCTGTACCGAACTCAGATACACCCAAACTACTTGCTAGATTAGTTACTATATTTGCTAATGCCATATTTTACCTACCTGTTTGAAGAATTAGAGTTCAATGGATTGTCCTTGTTATGAGTTGTATCAATATTAAGGTCAAGCTGCATATCATGAGCAAAATCTTTGTAAGCCTGTTTCCAAGGTTCGTACTTTTCATTAACCCATCGTTCTTGGTCAGTTGCCTTAGCAAATGTAAATGCTTTTCCATTGTTATCCTGATATTGTTGTAGAACATTATCTATAGCACCTTGATATCCCTCTTTTCCAAAAGTTTCTGCCTGAAATGCTGTAAGAGTACCTTCAGATACACGTTTTGATATTGCTTCTCCAACAAGTTCCGATTTCCTATTTTCCTGCTCTAAAATAAGATTCTCTTGTCTGCGTTCATATTCACTATCCGACATCGGTCCTTTCTTGGAACGAGCAAGAAGGTCTTCATAACGTTCTGCCTTAGCAACCAATTCAGGAGATGCATTGTTCAATATCTCCCTAGCATCATTCTCGTAATTTCTCTTAATATCAAGTTTGGCATCAAAAGCGGAATTTGCAGCTAGCAAACGTGAATTCAAATCTTCTTCACTTTCACCCTTATACTTCTTGCGAATAGCCGATAGATAGTCCTGTCTATATTTTTCTACACCTTCATCTGTACTTAAATCATAATCTTTTTTCTTAAGCGATTCAGCACCGGCTAAACTGAAAAGTTCTTTGTCTCCCTTCTGTTGAGCCTTTTCCAAAGCTGTTCTATATTGTGATAATTCTTTGTCTTTCTTAAGACCTTTAAGTTCATCCTTTTCTTCACTGCTTATTCCACCAAATGAGAAACCTGGGAAATGAATCTGTGACATTATTCTTTCACCAGCAAGTTGTAATTTTTTAGGAATAGTTTCGACGTTGGAACGTATCTCAGCAATGGCAATATCACGTTTGACAGGCATTTCAGCAAGCCATGTGTATAACTTACCTTTAAGCCACATCCAGATTTGAGAACCTATAACAACAACACTTCCAAGTAAAGCTGCCAATCCGGCAAATTTCCCCACAATACTTCCAACAACATAACCTATGGACTGTGTAGCATTAAGCTGTTTATCTCTATCTTTTTTCTCATCAGCCTTCTCAGCTTCTTGCTTATCTTTTTCCTGTTTACCAGTTTTATCATCGTTGATAAGCTCTTTAAGATTTTCTATATTTTCCTGTTGAGCAGATTTAATTTCATCAAAATTATCTTCAATGAGTTCAGTAAGGTCTGTAAGTTGAGTATTAATTGTCGCAACTTCTGGGGAAGAAGATACCGTTCCCTGACTAGTGTTATTTTTATCAGTTTTACTACCACTACGAGCATCCTTAAAACCCTGTAGAAATCCACTCGAAAAATCTTTTACTGTTTTGTCTATAAGATTAGACATTGTTTTAAGAGGATTATCGAGTGATGTAACTACAGAATTAAATCCTGCCTGAACTTTAGCCTGAGTTTCTTTCCAGTCACGCTCTTCCTGAGCTTTTTTCCGCTGACGGTCAAGTTCATCCTGTCGTTGAAGTTTTCTTTGATATTCTTGCCATTTAATATATTTCTCTTGTTCATATTTTGCGGCAAGGGCTGCATCAGCTTTTCCACCAGATGCAACTTCTCCACCTTTCATTCCTTTTTTTACAAGGTCAGATTTGTTAACACCGACAGTTACAGCCTTTTCAATGTCTTTGTAATGAACCGGAACATCATCATCCGCTAAAGACTCTGCGATTGTCTCCATTGATTTAACGATGATTGTACCAAGGTCTCTACTTGCAATTGGTGTAGATTCTTGGGTTGCCGGAAGAGTTGAACCTGTATCGCCACGAGAATATATAGCCATAAATTATTCCTTATTATAATAAATATATAATTAGCTAGAAATAAGTCCATGAAGATTGTTATAGAGATTCTGTGTTTCGCTATCTTTCAATAAGCAATTGAATTCATGAAGTTCCCAGATTTTCATATTAAGCAATGAATCAATAGAACCGAGGCCGAACATAGATAACGGAAGTATTACACCCTGATAGAACTCATAAATATTTCTGGAATCACGATTAATAAGTGACTCCAGCGAGTAAGGGAATGTTGTATAACACCTTACCACCGCACTTCTTACATTTAAGTTCGTAAGTTTTATTCTGAACTCCAAACTTACTTACTTCTTCAACTTTATCAAAAAGTTCATTTATAAAATTATACGGATTACAATCAAGATAATTCATAAGTCCATCGAATGTACTGTTTTCATTAAAGAATCGTTCTCCTTTCTCATCTACAAGATGTAAGATTCCTCTCATATACAGATATTGAAATGAAGTATCATGAGATTTGAAAATCTCATCATGCTGCACATTTTTTACTGTCTGAAAATAATCGTACAAAGCACATTCAAGATTCATTGTTGGTGGCATAATCTTGTATGTCTTTTCGGTCTTTTCTGTACGGAAAACGATTTCTGGTACTTTATAATCTTCTGGTGTAGGATTAAGGTCTTCATCCGAAAGGAAAGCTGTAACTTCATGCGGTTCATTACAAAAATTACCGTTACTATCTGTACAACGACATCTTACTGTAAATTTAAGTTTATTCTCTAAGGAATGGATTTTTACAAGCATGAACAGATGACGCAATTCGCTTAATGTAAGTTGATTAGCGTCTTCTTCCATAAGGTCATTAAGGATAGATGTTACTACACTTTCAGGAAGTTCGCCATCACTGGTTGCTAATGTTCCATAGTGCCTTCCCGTCATACAAAGGTCGATGTTTACCTCTTTAAGTTGTGATAATTGTGGTGCTGGAAATCTAATTGTTTTTCTCATTGTTTACTCCTTATAAAATTATATAATTATTTCACATCTTTCCAATGTTCGCCATCAATATCAAGTATCTGAAGATTAGTATGATTTTTCTTAAACTCAGGGATACGGGAATATGTAACTGTCACTTTATGTAATCCCGTTCCACCTTTATTCGCAGCTGTTCGACTAATCCTTGTAGGATATATACGAGGATATGTGGTTATACCTGTTGGTTTTGCACCTATAGGAATCTCTGGTTTCATACTATCAAGTGCTGAACTAAGAACATTTGGTAGAACAGCATTTGGTAATCTTTCAAGAGTAGAAACAATCACGTTCTTATAAGCCATATACTCACCGGCTGTGAGTGTATCTTCAAACTCAATATAACGGGCACGGGCACAAAGTTCACATGGTGCATTAAAATAAACACCTGTTCCACCACGAATCATGTTATACCAGGTCTTATGAAAGTTATAAACAGAATTAATACTATCTTCGAGATACGTTACTACAATGTTTTGTAGTTTTACACGTTTTGGAATCTCATAAGTCACCGGACCATTGTTCATCTGTTCTATTTCAAATTCATCATCCGGAAGGTTTACCTGTTCTGCTAACTGAGAAACGTATCCGCAATAAACAATATTTCCAAGAGTTGCTGTCTGCATTGCCTGAAGAACAAGATTTTCTTCAGAACTTGCCAGACTTTGCGGATAGTAACTCTCGAAGGATGGTGCATCAATCATCCAGAGGAATTTGTATTCTTTTTTAAGGTCAGTTAGTGGTAATGTTCGTGGTAACATCTCAACTCCTTAATGGAGATTAAATCTGCTTACCACGCATTTCAGGAACGTTCTGATTTCTATCCCAAGAGATGTTTACAGTAAGTTTATTAACCTCAGTTCCACCTTTGTTTACTTCACCGATATCAACACCATAAACACGCACACCAATAAGACGACGATAAGCGGTAATTGTTTCTTTAGTTACAGAAACCATGGCAACACCAATATTGAATTTAGCTTCAATACCGAACACGCCAGCCTGGTTATCTTCGTTACCTGTAAGGTCTTTAAGTGCTGAGAAGAAGTCATAACACCACATCTCTTCATCAACATAGAAACTTAAATCTGTCTCACGAGTAGATTCATCAACACCTGGAATATTGAAGAATTCACCTGCCCATGGAATTTTAATTTTAGCAGTTTTACGGTCAGCAAAGATAGCCTTTTCGTTATAAATATCAGCAATGCTGCTGAACTGCAAAGCCTTTGGAAATTTAGCCATTACAGGTGCTGGAACATCTTCGATAAAAATCTTATATAAATAGTTTCTTTGGAAATCACCAATAGTTGCATGTACATCTCTACAAGAAATACCCATATTATTCTCCTTTAAGAAATATATAAAGGGAGCTTATACTCCCTTTAAGATTAAGCATTTACTAACGCCACGTTAATGTTGATTACTTCGGAATCTTTCATGATTGCAACTTCGATAGGAATTGTCAAAGTTCTTCCTGCCTTCTGTGCCTCAGCAAAGGTAGGCATGTTAATCTTGAAGGAGTATACGAAGTTCTTAGTCTGCAAGTCAGTAAGAATCTTTGTAAGTCCAGATTCCTGATTAAGGAGGTCTGTTGGCGTACTATAACGGAATACAAACTGCTGCTCAAAAGTAACAATCTGTTCACGAATCTGGTCAACAATAAATACCGGAGCAATATATGAAAGGTCTGTATTGAGAGCGTATGTAGTTCTCTGTTCCCACATCATTGTTCCGTTATTTGTACTTCTCTGCCAGTTAATGCGATTTGTTTTAAGTTCTGTTCCAAACTTTTCATAATCACATTCCATAAGTTTTTCAACAGAGATATTACCATAAGTAGCACCAGCTGGTGGATAACAAAGATAACCATAGCTGCTGAGCATATCTGCAAGAATAGCAACATAGTTGACTGAAGGGTAAACATAAATATATTTGTCTTCTTCAATCTCAACTTCATCAGGTCTTGAACCAATTGCTACGTATTCATTGGTATAAACATTCTTTTTCCAATTTTCCAAGTCAGAATAGAATTTGAATGCCGGAGCATCGACAAAAGTGTGCATAAAGTAATCTTTTGCCTTCGCAGCAATCTTGTTTGCAACCTTGTAGTTTGTGATACCATTCATTGCAATAACGTTACATGGTGAAGTTTCAAGTGGTGTGAGGTCAATTTCAGATGCAACGATATTGTTACTTCCGTTAGAACCGTTGTCAAGAGTGAAATAATCTCTGATAGCATCCCAGTTAGAAGAGATATTACCGTTGATAAACAGCTGTACATCACCGAAATCGAGATTCTTCCAGTAAATATCCGATTCTGAATTTGTAGACATATCTACTGACTTCTTAATGCGATACTGACTATCGGCATAATCGGCAATGGTTACTCTCCAATCTTTAACTGATACAGGAATACGTTCTACTGTATAGTATGAATCTTTAGAAGGCTGAGCAACAAGTTCCATCGTAAGTGTATTTTCTGCATCCCATGATGCTGTACCAATTGCATTTACCTGACTTACATATTCGTAAGTGTAAATGTTATGAGAGATAGTAATATTAGTTGCAGAATTAAGAGCTGCAATAATATCAATGTTTGTTTCTGGTGCAGGATTTACAACAATCATTGTACTTGAAAGAGAAACAACTTTTCTCCATACATCCATGTTCTGCTGATACATACCTGTTTCTACAGAACGAGTATAAACATAATATTTGAGTTCACCAAATTTACTTCCAGCATAAAGATTTGAAAGTTCTGTATTTACATTAGCGTTTGTAATCTCTACAACTTCAGAAGTTCCCCAAGTAGTATTAAGTTTTCTGATTTCATAGAATGTTGTTCCTGCATCTGCTGTTCCATACCAGTGAGCCGGTGAAAGATACGTTTCTGTTCCGTCAGCGATATAAACATCTGCAAAGGCTGTAGGACTTCCCTTTGTTCCTTCAGGTGTAATTTCTGCAAGGTCTTCATTGTAACTCTTACCATCAAGTTCCCACACGTTATCATGAACATCATAATTGGTATTTCTTACAGTACCAATCACCTTTGGAGTTCCAGGTTCTCCCTGAGGCTCAACAGTCTCCTGCATAAGAGCATTATAGAACTTTGTACCATCAGTCCAGATATTGTACAAATCTACAGTTATCACATCCGTGATGATTTCTCCATCTACAACTTTATACACACGAAGTTCATCGTCGTGATTAAGCATGATAACTGCAACTACAGATTCACCAACAGAATCATAAAGTACACAACCGTTCTTAATTGTCTTACCATAAAGATTCTTTTCTTCTCGTGGAGAAACATCTTCGATAACAATCGTTTGTGGAGTTGAAGGAGATGCACCTTCATTAGGAACTGAACTTGAGATAGGAAGTGGTGCAAATTTAATTGCAGTAACACCAGCATCTCCTACACTAGTATTTGCTGCAGCAAGAACCGGTGTAGGGTCAAGCATTGTAATATCTTCAAATGTTTCACAATCTTCATTTGATTCTTTATTAGAAGATGTAGAGACAAAGTAAGCATTTGCCATTTTAGCATTCTGATTAAGACGCCAGACATATGCGTAACTTACCTTTTCAAGAATCTTAGCAAGACCATAATAATTAGCATTATAATCAAGGTCATAACCAAGAATATCCTTGAAGTTTTCAGCTGTTACATAATTCATTCCAAGTTTACCTTTTGTAGTAAGCATTGGAATTATTGTTCTGAGTAATGACGCACCGCCAGTCTGAAATGACTGGTCATCAATTGTCAAATATACACCGCTCTGTTTATCCATAATAGAATTCTCCTTAATGATTAATAAATATATAATCTTAGTTTATTACCAAAGTATTGTTGTTATGGTAAATATTAATATTCTCCTGTTTTACCGGAGATATAACGAGTCTATTTGCAAAAGAATCTAATAAGCTGCCACTACCTTGTGGCGGATTGTTTACCTTGCTTGCATCCACCATAGCAAATATTCCACCATGTACATTTGGAAGAGGCAATTCGTCACCATAATTTGCAAGGTAGAATCCCTGGCTTTGCAGAGAGAACGCATTATAATTCCCCGGCATAAATCCACGTTCAGTATCAAGTTCAATAGTATATTTCAGATTCTCAAGTTTTTTACATCCGGAATTACCAGTTATATATCCTGAAAATAAATCATTATGACAACGTACTTCGAGAGTATTGTAATGACCTGTCATTCTTCTCGGACTTACAAGTGATAACCAACAGTTAGGATTCCAACCTTCTTTTATGAGGAGTGCATCACTGATATCCGCACCGCTTGTACGGATTGAGAAGACTCTTGTAGGTTTACCAGTTCCATCATATCCAAGGTATGTCTGAACTGTAGCTATAATGATTCCCTTAAACTCGGCTATTGCACTTCCATCAAGAGTTACAAATTCACCAAACCACTGAGGTTGGGTTGTTCCTTTGTTTGTAAAAGAATATGTAAACCCAATTGCAATATCCGATGTTGTTACATTTAACGTAACTATCGCTTCTGTTGTTATCTTTACAATTTTGTGGGTGTATTTTTCTCCGTTTTCATCTGTATATGCTGATTCAATATCTGTTGGAATGATGAGCATAGAAAACGGATATATAGTTACTTCTGCTCCGGATGACGTTACTTCTGGTCGCATTAAAGGTCTTGTAAGAAGACCTTCATTAGACAAACCAGCCATAAAGGTATTAAGATAGTCAGCCTGTAAAGGTGTAGAAAATTTCCACCCAATTTTCTGTTTTCCGGTGTCTGTACTTGGCAATTTAATTCTCCTTTTAATCTGTTACATAAATATATAAATCATCAAAAATTTATAAACTTTTTTATTTTTTTGTTGACAAACATTTTAGTAAGTATTATAATCAATTACAGAAAGGTTGAGAGAAACCTTAAGGAGCAAATTATGTATTCAAGAACAATCAATGTAAACAACAAAGATTACAATTTTATCGCAGCTTTCCGCAAGAACAGAAGTGGGTTCGTACATGAGTGCGAACTTCATATCGGTTTCCAGCAGTTCGACAGTAAGGCACAGTATTACAACAGAACCTGGGAATGTTATGAATTTCAGAGTGTAATGTGTAGTGCCCTTTATGATTACAAAGAATATATTACAAATCATCTTAAGGAAACATTCCTTGCAGAACGTGGTTATAAGAGAATGACACCAAAACTTAAGGCTGAGTTTGAACTTTTCTGTGCAAACAATCAGCAGCTTAAAGATATTGCTAAGGTTCGTGAAGAACTTGAGCACCGCTAATTTTCAAATATGGTTTCCGGTTATCCTTAAAACCGGAAGGAGTAAATATGAATTTCGATGTTAAATCGGGAGAAAAACTTCCGAATGGTGATGTATCACAGTTTATGACAGTGATGAACAAAGAACTTTCTTCAATCAAAGAGAAAGGAACCACAGAAGGTCTTACAATTCAGGACAAGGCACATTTCTTGGCTGTAGCTCGTAACCTTACAAGTGCAATTGAGTATTACACAAAATTGTGGGGTGCTGAAGTTGCAAATCAGGATACAGGCTTTGAATTCAAAGACCTTGGACTTATTGTTTCTTCAAAAGCAGGTGGAAATACAACCGAAATCAGTTCAGAGATTTTCGATGTACTTACTGTAGAAGAAATCAAGAAGGTTGCAAAGGTTACAGAAAAGGCTCTTAAGGATAATGGTATGTCTGACTTTATTGAAAAGTTCAAGAAAGTTACAGGTACTAGAGCAAACTTAGTACAGTACAAATCGATTACATCTGTTCTTACTTCAGAAGGTGTTAAAACAATGCCAACATCAAAAACATATTAAAAACTATTTAGTAGGTCTTCGGACCTACTACAAATCATTAAGAACTGTTGCAGTTTTGTTAGTTTCTGTTACAAAAATTAACAAGGAGTAAACTTTATGAGTTTTGTTAAATTCAGAGATGCTATCATCACACATTTTGATGATATGCAGAAAAAGTACGACAATTTGTTTGTCGTAGATTTGGACAAAGATAAGTTCTACGAATTTTACCTTTCAGTTTATCCGGAAGGAACAAATCCAATGTTCCGTGAACGCACTGAACATGACTGTTCTACATGTCGCCACTTTATCAAATCAATCGGTAATGTTGTTGGTATTAAGGAGGGTAAGATTGAAACAATCTGGGATGTTACTGTTGATGACAAGACTTATCAGATTGTTGCAAATGCAATGGCTGATTATGTAAAGACAAAAGCCATTCAGGATTTCTACTTCTCAAAAGAATCTTCAGCAGGTTGTCTTGAAAATTATGAACAGAGTGAAGACGGTTCTGTAAGGACTTGGCAACACTTCTATTTGAAGGTTCCACAGAAGTATGTAACATTTGGTGTAGATGAAAAGAAAGCACAAATGCGTGATATTCGTAACGTATTCTTCCGTTCACTTTCGGAATTCTCAATCAGCAGCATTGATACAGTTCTTGAACTTATCGCTCAGAATTCATTGTATCGTGGAAATGAATGGGAAGCTAACTTGAAGAAGTTGCGTGGATATAAAATTGCTTTTGACAAGCTTGATGAAAAGGAAAAGGAACTGTTCGCTTGGGAAAAGGCAGGTGAAGCCGGTATTGCTGTAGGTAAGATTCGCAATCATTCAATTGGAACACTTCTTATTGATATCAATGAAGGAATGGATTTGGACCAGGCAGTTACCCGCTACGAGAAAGTTGTAGCACCAACAAACTACAAAAGACCAAAAGCAATTTTTACACAGAAGATGGTTGAAGAAGCACAGAACAAGATTACTGAACTCGGTTATTCAGATTCTCTTGCACGACGATTTGCAACAATTGATGATATTACAGTAAACAATATCCTCTTCTCAAATCGTGACGTAGCAAAAGAAAAGAACCTTGATGTATTCGGTGAACTTAAATCTGAAGCAACTTCAAATCCAAACAAATTCAACAAGGTTGAAGAAATCAGTCCTGAGAAGTTTGTACAGAATGTTCTTCCTACCGCTCGTGAACTTGAAGTTTATTTCGATGGTAAGAACGAAAAGAATCTTTGTTCACTTATCGCACCAAAGAATAAAGGTGCAAAGACAATGTTTAAGTGGAACAACGGTTTTTCATGGGCTTACAAAGGAAACATTACTGATTCACTTATTAAAGAGAACGTAAAGAATGCCGGTGGAAACGTTACAGGTGATTTGCGATTCTCAATTCAGTGGAATGATAACGGTGACAACAATAATGACTTTGACGCACATTGTACAGAATGTTTTGCGGGTGGCAGACACAATGAAATCTATTATTGCGACAAACGAAGCGTATACACTCGTGGTCAGCTTGATGTAGACATTATTCAGCCAAACGGTAAGGTTGCGGTAGAGAATATTTATTGGACTTCACGAAATACAATGTCTGACGGAAAGTACATTTTCTATGTACACAATTTCAATCATCGTGGTGGACGTTCTGGATTCTCAGCAGAAATTGAGTTTGACGGAACAATCTATAAGTTCTGTTATGACAAGGAACTTCGCCAGAATGAAAAGGTAATGGTTGCGGAAGTAACTTTGAAAGACGGACAGTTTACAATCAAAGAACTTCTTCCTTCAACTACAGCATCAAAAGATATTTGGGGAATCAAGACAAACAGTTTCGTTCCTGTATCAGTAGTTATGTACTCACCAAACTATTGGGATGAACAGGATGGAATCGGTAATAAGCATTACATGTTTATGCTGAAAGGTTGTGTCAATGATGAAACACCTAACGGATTCTTCAATGAATATCTTAAACCTGAGCTTGAAGTTCACAGAAGAGTTTTTGAGGCTCTTGGTTCTAAGATGAAATGTGAAGATTCAGAAAATCAGTTGTCTGGACTTGGATTCTCCGCTACAAAGCGTGATGAATTGGTTGTAAAAGTAATCGGTTCAACAGAACGTTTGTTGAAAATTAAATTCTAAATAAAGGAGTAAAGTTATGGAAAAACTTTTTGAAACAGCAAGCAAAATGAAGGTTCGTTTTAATTACCGTGGAGTAATTACTACAGAAGATTTGTGGGATTTGGATGTAAAAGCATTGGATTACATTTATAAGCAGCTTATGGTTGCAAAGAAGGAATCCGAAACAGAAAGTCTTCTTGAAGAAAAGAAAACAAATCCAATTCTTGAAGTTCAGATTGAAATTGTAAAACACATTTTCAACGTAAAGGTTGAAGAACGTAAAGCTGCAGAATTGCAGGCTGAAAATGCCGCAAAGAAACAGAAGATTCTTTCAATCCTTGCCCGTAAACAGGACGCTGAACTTGAAAACAAGTCTGCTGAGGAGCTTGAAGCACTCATTAAAGACTTGTAATTGATTAAAGTGGTGAACATTTAATGAATAACGGATAGGGATACCACTTAAACCGAATCCCTATCCACCGTAGTCTGCCGGTCCTACAACAAAGTATCAAAGACCGGCAAACTTTTATTCACCTACAAATGCACCTTCTTCAAAATCTTTTTCTTCAAAACCGTAATCTTCAAAATCAGCATCTACATCCAGGATATAATTATGAGCCGTATCAAAGAAAACTCTATCGTTATCAATTACAATGAATACCTCTCCATCTCCGGATTCCTGAATGACATCTCTCATTGAAACACCATCGTCACTATCAATCTCCCACCACATGCCTTTTATATCTTCAAACTCATAGTCTTCCGGGAGATGTACATTATATTCATCAAAATCTTCTTCAGAATTAATTTGTACGAAAGAAGTACCAGATGGACTGTTCTCTTCATCATCTTCATCAAGGTCACCTTCAAGGACATTATCGTCTTCAGGTTTTTCAATACCAACGAGAATATTATCATCGGTTTCTTCTACGGTAAGGTCTACAGCCGATTCAATACTCTCCGGTGCCTCATCAACGCTTACTGTATACAGACCGATTTTAACCTTTACATCATCGTCATCTTCGATAAGTTTATTAATCTCGGTTACGTCTTTATGAGTAATAATATCATCACATTCAATGACATTATCTTCCCCGGCTTCCGTACCAAAGTAATCTTCAAGTTCTCCGACAACAGAATCAACAGATGATTTTACAATCCCATTCTGTTTCCATTTCTCAACTATTTTCTTTGCCTCACGTTTTCCTTTACCGTTTTGTGTAAGTCTATTCATGGCTTCTTCTTCCTTGATTTTACCCAGAGCGAACTGGTCTTTAATATCACCGATAGCTGATGATTCTATAGTTTCTTTGGTATATTCAGTAAATGCCTTATCGAAATCATCTTCGCTCATTTCAGCGAAGTCATCATAAACATGAAAATAATCTTCGAGTGCAGCTCTCAGGTCTGCCTTATTTTCAAATGTAGCTTTAAGTTCATCTACATCAGCTGCCTGTTCTTCCGTAATATTGAATATGTCTTTAGTATTCATAACAATATTCTCCTATAGAAAGATATATAAATCTTACAGAATAATTATAGAAAATTTTATTTTTTTGTTGACAAATATTTTACTAAGTATTATAATCAATTACAGAAAGGTTGAAAAAAGAACTTTCTAAGGAGCAAATTATGGAAAGACTTGTTGGAGCAAAAGAAAAGATTATTAATATCTGTGCTGAGTATTTTAATAACTGTGTTAGTGAAAATGGATTCGAAAGTTTCAAAGAAATGAAATCTAATTACGATTGGGAAGCTGAAGACATCCGTTCAGAAATCTACAGTACAATTAATCATTTTTTGAATGACCTTTACAACAATGGTATTGATTATGAAATTACACTTCATGATGATTGTTTTCTTGAAATCTATGAAAACGGTTGGGTTGTAATGTCTTATAAAGATTTGAAGAAAGAAGTTTTCAATCTTGTAAAATAAGGAGCAGATTATGAGATACTATATCGTGAAAATCAGTACAGACGGACAGTACGAAAGATTTCCTACAGTTTATTTTACAAGAAACGCTGCTCAGAAAATCTGCGACTGGAATAATTCGATGTATTCTGGATACTGGAAGGTATGTGAAGAATAGGGTAAATCTATCATTAAGATAAGGAGAAAATTATGAAAAATATTATGGTGTGCGGTTCTCGTTCTATCACAAACGAAGAAGTTATCTTTTCAAAATTGAATGATGTTCTAACTCAACATCCTGACATGATTCTTATTTCCGGTGGTGCAAAAGGAGTAGATTCTATCGCTGAAAACTGGGCAAAATCACATCATGTTTTTATAAAACAGTTCAAGCCAGACTGGAAGAAATATGGTCGTGGAGCAGGCATTGTCCGTAATAAACAGATGGTTGAAGAATCCGACAAAGTAATAATCTTTTGGGATGGCATTTCTAAAGGTACAAAATCAGACATTGATTTCTGCAAAAAATTCGGAAAAGAACATCTGATTGTGAGACTCATTTAATTATGAGATTCTAAGAATTTACGACTCATTGAAAACACCAAAGGCTGAATATCAGGAATCAGACGTTTAACCGTATCGAAAGTTAATCCTGTAGATATTGTATTGTCTACAAGGAATTTTGGTTTCTCTGATAGTTTTATATCTGAAACGCTCATTCCTAAATCAATTGCCGCAATATCATCTTTATTCATTCCTTTCTTGATGTTCCTAAGTTCCTGGTCACTAGGGGTTTTAGAGAGGATGTCACATACATCTATTTCAAGGTCGCTCCGCAATTCTTTTATTCTATTGCATATATTCAATGTATAAATCGCTTTCCCACCATGCTGAGGTGTTGGAATAAGTATGCAACTTTCTTTTAATTGCGGTGCTAAGAATTCTGCAATTTCATTAACATAACGAGAGTTGTTTGTTTTCACACCTTTTATGACAGAAGATACATATCCTATTGTCTGAGCATAAAATGAAATCCATTGTATTCAATCATAGGTGAGTTATCTTTACGATAATATGCACTCGCTACAGCCACTCCACCATCACCAACACTCATTGGTGATATAAGTGTTCCATCTTCATATCCAGTCACGTTGCAGCCATTATATTTTGACTTCTTCTTTTTCTTCTTAAGACCGGCTGTAACTTTATATTTGAATCCATCACCGGCATCCTCCCACCCATCATCAACAGAAATATCAGTAACATTACTTTCTTCATTCTGCTGAGTATTTACTTCTTCTGTTTCTGTATATTCAGTTTCTTTTGTTTCTTCAGGTTTTTCCTGGATACCGGCAAGTTTATTATAAGCTGCAAGGGCATCTTCACCCTTATCAAAGAAATCTGCTTTCAAAGTACGATATTCATTTCCATTACGGTAAAGTTTCCAAACAGAGAATTTCTTATCAGCCGGATTTCCTGCAAGAACGGCATAGTAACCACCGGTAAGTCCACCAATACGCTGAACCTTTCCGACTTTTGCACGACTGAATCCTTTCTGTTTGCGAATCCAGTTCTGAGCATCTTCTGGGGAAATAATGTCTGCGACCCATTTACCGGCTTCCTTTACCTTATTTCCAACTTTCTGAGCAGCTTTACCAGTTGCCCTTGCCTTATCTACAATTCCATATTTAATTTTGCCAAGCGGATTAAATGAAAGGATTAAAGAGGAATTTATGACTGTAGAAAACAACTTCTTCAGAACGTCATTACTTATTACATCACCTTCAGAATATTCAGGAATAAGGTTCAGATTGTCGTCTATCTCGATTATTTCATAACTTCCATTTCCCATTCCGATAGCATAAAGCTCAGTATATATTCCTTTGTCGGTTAAGATAACATCAATATCATTTCCTTTAACTTCGATTCCATTAAGTGATTCATCTTCTGTTTTCAGAAAGGCTGCGATTGCTGATGGTATTGTTCCAGTAATAGTCATAAATTACCTCTATGAGAAATATATAAATTCATGAAATATTATTACCATTCATAAACTTGAGTAATGTTACTCTCGATACATTCAGTCTTTTTGCTACACTCGATTTACTCATACCATCTTTCCTCATTCGTCTTATAACACCTTCCATTCCACTCAATTTATATTTGCACGGTTTCTGTCCTTTCTTTCGTCCAATCTGCTTACCTGACTTTCTTGCATTTTCCATCCCCATTTTAGTTCTTTCTGAGATAAGATTACGTTCTATCTCAGCACTTAATCCAAAAGCAAAAGCAAGAACCTTAGACTGTATATTGTCACCTAATTCATATCCTTCTTTTATTGCAATAACTTTTACACCTTTGTTTAATAATATTTGAAGCGTGTCCAATATCATCATTAAAGAACGACCAAGACGTGATAATTCTGTAATAACAATTAAATCACCTTTTTGAACAATGTTGATAAGTTCTCCAAGTTTACGTTTAGACGGGTCTTTTGTACCACTAATATTTTCCGAAATAAAGATGAGATTATAGATACGATGATACCTACAATAGTTCTTGATAGCAAGTTTCTGATTATCCGTAGTCTGCATTGGTGTGCTGACTCTTACATAAGCATAGTTCATAATTTTTTACTCCTAATTTTTATGATAATTTAATTATAACACAAAATAAAATAATGTAAATTACAAACGACCGCTTTGAATGTACAAGGTGATATGGTTCTGACTTTGCCGGAATACTCGATTGGCAAGATAGATTGACCACATCAAGTTTAACCGGTATATCTATAGACCCTCTACCTGAAACAAATAGACTTTCAACGGAAGCGAGGTACATTAATAGTACCGATACAAATAGACCATACACTGACTCTAATGATGATAATTCTTTTGAAAATCGACCAAAAAACCTTACCATAAGGATTTGGAGACGCATAAGATAACTAAGCCTTTCTTCTCCAAATCTTAATTGTTAAATTCTTTGGTCTACATTCTTGAACTGTAGCGTTACCGTTATATTCGGTATAACTACGGTCAACGTATTGTGTACCGTTCCACACTACAGCACCGTCAGTATAAGGTTTACCTTGAAAATTGTTGTTACCATAATCGTAATGACACCATCCAGACCAATTTCCCCACCAATGAGTATGGTCATTTATGGTATGTGAATGGTAACCATCTTCAGATGTGCTCGGAGTAGCTACTATAGTACCTGTACCGCAACCTTCATCATAAGAAACACCAGCACCTTGAGCATCTTGATTACGACCATAATAGGAATGGCTATGACTACCAGCACCACTCATTCCCCTATCCGAACATCCACCCGTAGTACCTTCACTCCAATGTTTATGGTCCATATAATGTTGATGCCACATTCCATGATTATGATAACCATTTTGATAACCTTGTACATTCAAAGCGGTCGTTTAGAATTTATATATTTGTAAACTCAATATTCTTTGGAGATTTAAGTTATGGCTGTAGATAATGAAGTTCGTAACATTGATTTATTCGGTAATCTTTTGTCACTCAAACAGGATATTTTCGACGCAGTTCACCCTATTGGTGAAACTTATACGCAATATCCACAGCAAGACCCGCCTGCAACAGTTTATAATAAAAACGGAATTACTTCCGAATGGGAAACAATAAATGATTATGATGGTGCGTTCTTCAGAGCAGAAGGAACAAACGCAAACCCCTTTACAGAAAAAGGGACCGCTTTGAATGTACAGAATGATATGGTGAGAAGTCATAATCATTATAACGCTCATGTACATTATATAGACCATAAGCATTGGACAGAAGGTACGAGTGGTGGATGTAGTGACCGAGGTACTGATACTACAGGTTGGCATGAACATGGTTTGGTATTGCGTTGTGGTGATGGAACCGGTAATTATGGTGTTAACAACGTTATGGTTGATGATGGTGACCTAGTTGATTCAAAAGGATTAATAGGTGGTAATTATGCGAGTGGAGCAGGTAGTCATAGTCATACTATAAATGACCATACACATTGGTGGGGAAATTGGTCTGGATGGTGTCATTACGATTATGGTAATAACTATTTTACAGGACGACCATATTGTGATGGTCCGGTAGTATGGGATGGTACGCAATATGTTGATAGAAGTTGGACGGATTCAAACGATAATAATGCTATTGAAAACCGTCCAAAGAACTATACTATAAAGATTTGGAAGCGTACAAACTAAGCAGTTCTTTTCCAGATTCTAAATGTTAAATTCTTTGGTCTTGTTTCTGTACTACCGGTATCGTCTGTATTGTCTTTATTGATATAATAACCTGCGTTACTCCAAACTTGTGCTTGATTTGTGTAATTATCACCCCACCAAGTAGCCCAATTATCATTGGTATGATAACAAGTATAGTCAGTCCATACTCTACCACCACCTGTAGAATTGTTGCTAGGTCCACCTGAATTACCATAATAGTCACTTACAGATACAGATACGGGGTAGTTTGTAAAATAATCAGAACCACAAGGTATTACACCCTCACCCGAAGTATTTACACCTATAGCACAACTACCACTAGCACCATGTCCGTGATTTATACTATGAGTATGATTAGATAAATCATGTTGATGGTCCATATGATGTCCATGAGAAAATTCGTGTCTGTGTTGCATTCCATGATGATGTGACTGAACAGTTTGACCTTGTACATTCAAATCGGTCGTTTATATTTTACAGAAACATAACATTTTCTATAATTAAAAATATGATTGGAAAATATAAGAAATTATACGAAACTGAACGTCAGGTTAAACTAAACTTACAGCAAACACTTGCAAATGTAATCAAAGACAACGAAAAACTTCGTTTCGAATTGTCCGAGATATCTAAGCGTATCGGTTTACGAAACTTTACAGAACTTCTGGATGAAGTTGAACACGAATTTAATCTTGAACAGGAAAACAACAGATTAAAATTAGAATGTATAACATGCGTCTACACAGATAGTCCATGCGTCCTTTCAGATTACGGAAAAGATAAAAACGGAATATGTGACCATTTCAAAAGCGTATTTCAGGAAAATGCAGAACTGAATGAAATAATTAAAAAACTTAAGGTTGATTATGACACCTGGTATTCCGCAGAAAATCCACCTAAGAATAATATGGAACAGGTAATTGCGGAAGATGATTATGGTACTATTCTCATGGCTTGGTATTGTGTACATAAAAAGAAATGGTACAATAACGAATGTCCTGACCCGGATGATGAAATTACGGTTGTGCGTTGGAAGAAACTGAAAATATAGCTCTCAGACGCTAATAGATTAAAAATAACAAGGGTATCTGAGTGAAATAGTGTTATTACACTACCAACTCAAAATACCCTTGTTTTTCACGTTCTATTAACGAGTTATATCTGCTGCACTGTTTCTTGTCAAAGTTTCCTGATTTCCATCATATTCAAAGCTGATAAATGAATCACCGTATGTAACCATGTAGTTCATAAAGTCTACATAACTTCCACCCTGATTTCTTGGAATAATGTTATACAGTCCTGTCGCTGTGATTTCCTTTGTGCTGTAGAATGTCAGCCCAGTGTTAGTTCCTGTATAAGCGTAAAGGCTTATATTCGCAGCAGTAACATTTACAGTAACCTGAAGATTACTGAATCCGTCATAGCCGCTGTCAGGATTTACTGTAAGAGTGGTGTTGTTGTTAATTGTTACTGATTTACCTGTCTGTAATCTATTTACCGGAACGTTTGTATGAACTAATACAGAATTGAGCAGCTTATCACCGTCAGCAGTAATCATTGTGTCACCGTTTTCGGTAATTGTAAGTTCTTTATCCTGGTCCGGAACAACATTGACGTGAACTTCTTCCATAGCAACATAGTCAGGATTAATCGGTCGTATAACTGTTTCACCGGAAGTCTTAATCGCTTCATAACGAGTATGCTCAACCGGAATAGTTACATCAACATTAACTTCAACTTCCTTAGTTGCGTCATATCCGTCTGAAGGAATGATTGTGTGAGTTCCGTTAGAAGTTATCTCAGCTACAGTTTTATCCTCAATAATTGGTGCATGTGGTGCGTCTTCGCTTTCCGTTACAAAGTTACAAACGAAATCCTCTTTCATTACATAACCATTTATTGTTGATACAAGTCCTGTTATCTTTAATGTATAAGATTTTACATAATCAAGAATAGTATCCGGATAAACTGTAAGAATACCACCTGTGCTGTCTTTAAGAATTGTACAAGGTGTTGTATCAATAGTTGCTATGGCATTATCAATGTTTACCGGAAGATTGGTTTTAAGGATGAATACAGGATTGACGGGAGCTGCTGATACAGTACCTACCTGAAGTGCAACATCATTAACCTCAACATAAATTGGAAGTGGTGCTGGTGGATTTACAGGTTCATCCGGAATGAATGGTTTTGGTGCAATATCAAAAGTAATCTCGTCTACAAAAGAATTATATTCACCGTCTACAAAAGCATCCCAATAAATCATAACCTTACGGGATAATGTTGTATTGGTAACGGTCTTAATGTTGGGAAGTGTGAGTATGACATTACTTGCAGGTGTGAGTGGAATTTTATAAAGATTGTCTACAACAGACCAGCTCTCTTTATCATTATTAAGTGCAAGTAATGAGTAAGATACTTTGGTTGGAATATAATAGATTCCGGCACTGTCACGGAATCCGAGATTTACCTTTACAGTAGAACCTTCATTAGGTGTGTTATTTAATCTAATCATAATCTAAGACCTCTAAATAATTGAATTCTTCTGCGGCAATAACTAATGAAGAATCATATACTTCATCAGCATTGTTCTGTGTTACTGTTAGAAATGCTTTTGACTTTACGACATTAAGGTCGTTCTCAACTAATTCCATATTAAAATATATAAAAAGAAAAGAACCCTACCTCGTAATTGAGATAGGGTTTTGTTTTAACAATATTTTAATTATTCTATTTTCTCCTTTATACTAATCTGTATCTAGCCCATACCCAAACAGTTGAACTAGGTATAAGTCCTCCACCCCATCCTTCTACACGGCAATACCACTGATTGTAAACGTTCTGTTGTGGAATACACATATAGTCTCCATTTATTTGTCCTTGACCATCAGTTGTCCAAGCGTGTACGGCTATTACTTCACTACGCCCATCTGGTACACCTATGTTACCCATATAGAAACAACTGTTTGCATCCAAAGTAACTGTTGTGTTAGAAATATCAATTACTTCACCTGCACTCATTTTCCAATCAGTCCATTGAGCAGAAGATGGAGATACTGTATTTGGATTGATACATCGTCTAGTATATACTCTACCACCTGTATCTAAAATTTTCTGGAAAATCCATTGTGTTGAACTAGATGCTACGTCTGTGTTGGAACCTTTTACTTCCAGAATACCATAAAATCCTGCATGTGGTGTGTTGATTGTATTGCTACTGATAGTGTAGATACCTGGGTTGACAACAATATTGCAGTCTGCAGCAATTATGTTATTATTCAATATGGTCGGCATAATAAACCAATCATTATTTACTCTTGATACTGCATAAGAGTTCGCTCTACCTTGCTCGTTGTCAATTACTACTGTACCATTCAATGTAATTGGTGAAGTAGCTTGACTTACAGTAATGCTATAATGACCATGTGTTTTACCTAAACGTAAGAAACTACCTACATAAGTATTTACGCCAAGTCCTATAAGTTGATTACACAATGCTTTTATATCATTATAAACATTATCTGTACCAGTCGCTCTATAATCATATTTTATAACAGTATCACTCTTTGCTACAAGCTGATTGCTTGAACTTGCATTAGCCGGAATCTTGCCATTGATTGCGGTAATGTCCTGTTTGTTTAACGCAATCTGTGCCTCGTCAAGCTGAGCTGTTTCATCGGTCATAAGTTTGAAAGCTGACCAATTAAATGGAACATCAACTGTTGCACTGTTTAAATTCCATATATTTACAACAAAACTGTTTAGAGTTTTGGCTAAAACTGTAAACAGAATACCGCCTGTGGAAATGGTGCTAAAATTAAGTACGTAATCTGTATCTGGCATTGGAGTAACGAAAGTAATTTCTCTATCAGCATAAGCACCAGGACTAATAGAACTAATTGTTTCACTCCCGCTCTGTTGTAATGTAACGCTAGGTACTAATTCGCCAGACACGCCGTTGAGACCGGCAATATGTGTTTCGTTTCCTTGATTATCTCTGTATAAAAGGCTCATTTTCTATCTCCTTAATCTGTGGTTTTAGTGTATTCAATGATAAATTTCCATGTTGTTGTAGAACCAACTAATTCACCATCTGCAAAAAGGGCAAGAACGGAACCGTCGTTCCTAATAAGTGACAGAACTGTGATATCATTTCGATATGTGTTTACCGGCACCGTATACATAGAACCCGAACAAGTTCCTTCGAATTTCACACAGGTATCAATCGACAATGCTGAAATATCAACGTTTTTCTGTGTACCTTTCTCTGAAGATTCAATGATAACTTTCCTATAAATCGGTTTACCATCAATCCAATGCTTACCCGTATCAGTTTCTTCTGTTGAGTAATCATCCTTGTTCTTCCAATCGTCTGTAATACACACCATTACGTTATTCGGGATAGTATGATTAGCGACTGCAATTGTATGAGCTGCACGGGTTCCGACCCACATCCTTACACCACTTGATAATGTGGTTAATTCTCCTGTGTCCTCAGACACTTTATTTACTGACATATTCCAATTCCTCCTTATTCTGTTTGATATGAATACTCTATGTGTGCTCTACAATCTGTACCCAGTGGTGGAGTACCATATCCAATACTCAAACTTACGACATTAGTATCATGTGACAATACGGATGTTCTTGAAAACTGTGCAGACTCCGTTCCCGTATACCATGCTATTGTTGTATCAGTGTTACGTCCTTTGTTTACAGGTAAGCCTGTTGCTAAGGTAGAGAGTTCATTAACCCCATCATAAACAACGTCACCAGAAACAATTACAAGTTTTCCAATTTTGAAACATCTTAAATTACCAGAAATAGATGGACCTAAAGTTGGAGTTATAACCTGTACAAAATCATACACAGCATTACTTGTAACAGGATTCATATCACCATCAGTAACCGCATCCACCACGATAGGAACACCACTTGCAACATCATCAGTGATATTTGCGATTCCGTACTGTGCCTTCTGCTCAAGGCTGAGGCTATTCCATTCATTCCTTGTTCCGGTAAATGTAAGCTGGTCACGTGTCTGGCTAACCTCGCCATTCTGAACAATTACGCCTTTACCGGAAACGAGGTCTGCCTGTCCATTAAGACCGGCTATATGTTCTTCTGTTCCGTTATCTTTATAAAAAAGTAAACTCATATCTCGTTTCCTCCAATTTAATCACAGATGTATGTAGCACTTCCGTAGAACGTTGTGTTACCCTGTGTATATCCACCGATTGCCTCAAGTCCTTTAGAACTGTCATTACGCAATGTCAAATGCTGATGCTTTGAACTTTCAGCTTCAACAGATGTGAGAGCAATTGTAAAGTCTGCTGCAGGTCTAGGAAGTCCTGTTGCTACAGTTACATTACCCGGCAATGAAGGGTTGTCTACGAAAACTACACCTGTGAATTTTACCATAGCAATCTTTCCGTATCGAACGTATGAGATTGTTCCATTTGAAATATAATCTGCATTGAGTGTGGCGTTTCCGGTTGTTGTTTCCTGTCCGCCATCATCTGTAATACAAATCATTGTGTTTCCGGGAATAGAACCGTTCAGTTTTGCGGCATTATACGCATCACGGGTTCCGACCCAATAGCGTGTTCCGCTTGCTGTGGTTACGAGTTCTCCGGTTAATTTATTGACTGTACTTACTGACATATAAATCTCCTTTTATTTGAGTTTGTTAAAAGAACTGCCATTTCTGACAGCCCTTTTAAGTTTATACATTACACATCTTCTGTATACCAAGTGAGGTTGATATACAAGTCAAGTCTATCTCCCGAAAGCGGAATACAAACAATCTCACCATTTGTATCAACAGATATAAAGGTGGGTGTTGCACCTGTACTCTGAAAGTTTATAGTAGTACAAGGTTGGAATATTGCAGGTCTATATCCTTGTGGAACAGAGCCTATTTTGGTACTTTGAGTCCACTCGAAAGAACCTTCAGTATTGAACCTCGCAATACACTGAACGATATTTCCCCTTCGTACCAATGAAGAGTATGCACCCGGTGATTGACTGATTATATCAGTTATGTTTGCCTGTGTTTTTTGAACAAAATTATTGTAAATCGTGCCCGACATAACAGGAGCAGTAGAGCCTTCTGTTATTGCATTTATAGCAGATAACCTCTCAATCTTCCAATAAGGTGGTGTTCCTTGTTCAATATCTGCCACATAACTTACTTGATATGTCGCATCGTTGTCATTACTTATAGAATAAGTAACGGTTCCTGATACAGATTTTGTGTATGGTCCGTCAAGGAAATATGTGAGGCTGTAAGAACCAAAGGTTATTCCGGTACGTTTAAATTCACCTGCATAAGTACCTACAGGAAGAGTAATGATATGGTTAACAAGAGCCCTCATATCTTCTATTGCATCCACTGTACCCACAACACTAAAATTATGTTTTATAACAGCTTCGTTCCTTGAAACAAGTGGATTTGTAGTAGGTCTTGTGGCATCTGGAATAAGATTATTTAATCCAGCAAGTGCATCTTCAACAGTTGTTTTCTCAGCACCACCTATAGTAAGTGGGTCTGTAAGGTTCTTCTTCTGATAATTTGTATTCAAGGTAACTGCAACCGCATTACTTGTAACAGGATTCAGGTTTCCTTCCTGAACAGTATTTACGGTAATAACACCGCCTGTGAAATCATCTATAATCTGAACAATGTCAAAAGCCTTCTTTGTGTTGAGGCTCAAACTATCCCATTCAGCCTGAGTACCAATGAATGTTTTCTTGAAATCACCGTCCAAGTCTACCCAATCAAAGTCCTCAACAGTCCATGTAGCAATGTTACCACCAACAGCAGCAACACTACTTTCAGGTGTATAAGCACTACCAACTGTAAATGTTCCATCATTGTTTATTGTTACGCTGTATGTGCTGTCGTCAGAACTTTTCTTAGCGAACAGTTTACCTGCTGTATCATCTACATACAGTTCATAACCACCTGCACTTACTGTAATACTTGTGCTGTATTCAGGACTTGTTGGTGTACTTATGACATTTCCGTTCATGTCATAGAATGTACCGTCAACTTCCGCACCAGTGAAGTTCTGAGTTAAATCTTCGTATTTATAGATATGTCCTTCTGTTTCAGTTCCTGTGTTACCATTAAACAATACGGTATCGCCAACTGAAGGATTTGAAGGAAGTTCATCTACCTTACTCAGCTTACTGTCATCATGAAGTTCAGTCCATACAAGAGCACTTGCTTCAAGAGTTGCACTGAAAATTCTTCCGTCATTTGTCCACAATGTAGTCTTATCTGCATCAGAACCTTTGAGTAAGAAATGTCTTCCTGTCGGAATATTGTAATCAGCATTGAGTGCGAATGTTGTGGTAACATTTACAACCGCTGTGCTGTCGTCATTCATCTGTGTCCAAGCTGTAAGTAAATCATTTACACTACCTACTGAAAGGATACTTCCGCTTGGTGTAATATCAACCCATTCTGTAATGCTTACGAGTTTTACATTACGAATTGTATAAGGGTTATAAGAACCGGTTGCGGCACCAGCTGTCCACCAAGGCATTACAGAAGATTTGATTTTGTTGAAATCTACTGTGATTGTATTTACATCACTGCCAAGTCTCTGAACGAGTGCATTGTTACCTGCCATGTAAACAAGTTCTGCACCTGTATCAGGGTCAGTAACAGGAATACCCTCAATCTGTGGTGAATAAGAAGTTGGAGCAACATCTGTGATTGTTCCATCCTGTGTCATAAAATAAGTTGTAGTATCAGCACTGAACTGCAACCTTTGTTCGAGGGTCGCTCTCATCTGATATGTGTGACCCTTAATAAAGTTAGCTGTAGTCTCACCACAGTACATGCGTATAGCCCCTTCTGTAGCAGAAAGTGGCATGACTGTTACTGTCTTGAGACGTGTGTTTACGTGAGCAGCAACTTCGGTTAAACCGATTTCGTCAAGGTATTTTCTTTGACTCATTTCTTTTTCCTCCTTTAGAATACTGAGAAATGATATTCTAAGATTAAATATATATTTATCTAATATATAAAATGATAACTCGTGGAGGATTTAGTATGGATAAATTACCTGTTAAAGAATTCAAATGTATGATTTGTGGAAAGAAGTTTACTGAACTTACACCAATTCATGAAAAGCGTTGTATCTGTAAAAACTGTTATGATGTTGCTGTATCAGAAACATACGACAAAGGTCAGGAATTTATAACAGTGAAAAAATTAAAGAAGATTGTAAAGAATAAGTAGGTGGTTTTTAAGACCACCTACTTAATAACGACATAATATTAATTATTAGTCTACGAACAGAGCATCGATTTCTTCGTTGCTAATTGGTGTGAAACTGTCACCGCTGCTAAGAGCTATCCATTCCATTCCGTTGAACTGATATACTACACCCTGAACATATTTCTCGTCCTTTGTGTAATATGTCTTTCCAGAATCAACAGTTTCATCTTCAGTAAGAACATATCCGCCTGAACCGTTTGATTCATACCAACCGAGAGCCTTTGGATTTGCTTCTGGGTCTGGGTCTGCAACCTCATTATATTCATACTGTGTTGGACCGAGGTACATAATTACATCATCTTCAAACGGCTCACTTGGCATTGCATCAAGTGTGAATGAAAGTTTGTCTGAAACATCAAATACAGGTCCAATCAAACACCACTTCATTACATCTTCATCTTTTGTTTCTGTGTAGAGGTTCAAGTCTACAAATGAATCACCTGTGAACAATGTGTTCAAAGTTTCAAGAGCAGTTTCGTTAGCTTCCTGTTCTTTTGTGAATTCAGCGAAAGTATCTGCAAGTCCGGTTACCTTGTAGAATGAAGAACCGTCATCGTTTGTTGCATACAAAGCATCTTCAACAAGTCCGGCGTCTGAAGAAGTTGCAACATAACATTTTGCAAGAAGTGTAGCAGAACCAAGAGTTCCAGCAGGTACATAAGCTGCGATAGCACTGTTTACATAAGATGTACCACCATCAATACTCCATACTGAGTTTGTAGATGTACCTGTAACTTTTACAGCAGCAACCTCACTGTTAGCAGAAATATGTTTTCCCGCACCATCAGTAAAGTCCGAAGTAGTTCTACCTTCAGCCTGAACAGTGTACATCCAACCTACTTTCTGAACATTAAGATTTGGAAGATGTGCTACATCAGCTACGGTTCCCTTGAATTCAAGTTTACCTGCATTTCCAATATACTCTTTAAGTTTTAATACGAGTTCCTGAAGTCCGTCATAGTCAAGAAATTTCTTTTCCATATCATTTCTCCTTATAAGATATTTTAATTGTCCTTATATTTCAAAGGACAACCGTAAACATTATTCACCGAACAAAGCGTCAATCTCATCAATTGGAATCGGTACAGGTTCATCACCACTAGGAGATACAGGTTGCATTTCCCACTGATAAGTTCTTTCGTTCCAAATCCATGTAAGACCAATAGCCGCAATTTGTTCGTCTGTGGTGTATTTTGGATTCACACCTGGGTCATAGTCAATAACCTGTCGCATAACAAGGTCGAGTGCTACAACCTGTTCATCTGTTGTAATTGCTGTAGAATCTGCAAGATATACAATCTGTCCAAGAACGATGTGTTCAGCTTCTACAGCTGCATCATCAGGAAGTGCTCTTGCGTCTGGGTAGAATACTGTATTGTTTACAATAGTTCCGCCATAAAGCTGACCTGTAAGAATGAAGTAAGCATTACCGTTGAAAAGATATGCAGGTCTTTCCTCAGTAATTCCTCCACCATAATCTACAGTAATTCTGTCTTCAGATGTACTTACCATTGTCCAGAGTTCAGCACGACTTTTAAGAACATCATCTACATTGGTTCCCTGATAAGTAATGGTATTAAAAATGAAATACCATTTGTTATTATAAGGCCAAGCCTGAAGCTGATGTCTTGTTCCGTTAGGTGTTTCGAGTGTAATTGTACCTTCTGCTTCCTCAATAAGTGTATTGAGTTCTTCAAGCGTATTTACAACCACATTCACTTTAGTTCCGGAAAATACAGTATCTTCCTGAACAAAGTAGTAAACGCCATCTTTGGTAAGTGCCTTTGTATTGTACTCTTCACCGAACTGAGTTCTCAATGTAACCTGTTCACCGTTGAGTGCAATCTGTTCTTTCATCTTAGCAACGTCTTCAATAGGAAGTTCTTCATAATGGTCTGTTGCAGTTCCAATATAAAAGAATCCTCGTTTGAAATCACCGTTATCTTCACCGATGTATTGAACAATCTTATCTACCCATTCCTCACCAGGTGTTGGCATTTTATCTACCTGAATATCAGAACCACCACTTCCTGATTGGAACAAACGGAAGTTACCGGTTACAGGGTCAGGGTCTAAAGATTTATCATATTTGTAGAAGTTACGGTCTTCAAGACAATATGCGAAATACATCTCAGGCATTTGATTCTTTTTTACAGCTTTCATGTCTGCAAAAGTCTCATATTCCTGACGAACAAAGTCTGGTTTCTTACCTAAATACGATAGGTTATCACCAAATGGAATTGCCATTTTGTATTCCTCCTTAATAAAAATTACATCCGCTATATTTCAAGCGGATGTTTGTGAAATTAGTTAAAACTCCATTTCATGTTCTCACTAACTGTACCAGCTGGGTCTGTAAGGTAATATACAAGATACTCAACACCATCGTAAGTTCTTGTTACATGAGTGTAAGAACCTGTGGCATCAAAGCTATTGTTTGTAATCTGAGTAAGCTCGCCAAGACTAGCAGGGTAAGCATAAACTACCTGGTATCCATATTCTGCCTGAGCGTTCGAACCAATAGTCCATTCTGAACTTGGTGTACCTGCCGACTTAGTATTAGCATTAAGTTTAGCATCTGCCGCTTCGTTGTAGACGTTAGCTTCAAACCAATCAATTCCTGTAATAAGAGTATCAAAGGTTTCAGGAGTAAGCTGATATGCTGGGTCGTAATCATCACCTGCAGCATTTCCAACCATGTTGTAATCACCAAGGTATCTGTAGAGCTTGATTGTGTAAGCTGCGGTTGCAACATCTGAATCGAGCATTTCATCAGCAACACCAATTGCCTTGAGTGTGATAGCAGCTGTGATTTCGATAGGAGTTCCATCATATACAGCAGAAGTTGCGTCTGGTGTAGAACCATCTGTTGTATAGTGGATTACTGCTCCGGTTGTTGCACAAGTAATTGTAACCTGTGTTCCCTTGTCTACTGCACCAGCACTTGGGCTGAATGTTGGAGTAGCAACTGTTGGAACATTGATAATGTAATTTGTTGTAGCAACACTTGAATCTTTCATATCTGTCTTCATAGCAATTGCCTTTACAGTAGTTGTTCTGTTGATTGTGAATGCAGCTGTATATGTTGGTGAACTTGCTGTTGGTGTAGTACCGTCTGTTGTATAATGGATTGTAGCACCTTCTGTAGCACAAGTAATTGTAACTTCTGTTCCAGATTCAACTTCACCACCTGCTGGCATAATCTTTGGTGTCTTAACTTTTTTAGCACCACTGCCACCACCGCCTTCAGCGATTTCAGCAACCTTGTCCATAGCATCTTCAAATGCTGCCTGGTCTTCGTATGTTACCGGGAACATATCCATACCAAGGAAGTCATACTTGATTGTGAGTGAGTTAGGGTCAGTCATAGCAACATGAATCTGTTTGCCCTGATACCACTTACCATTGATTTCAACAAATCCACCTTCGATAAATGCAATAACATCTTCAACTTCTGATACGTCTGCATACTCATGAGTAATAGTAACGTTACCAATAAAGTTAAAACGAATTGTTTTAGTATTTGGTTCTACGATAGAAAGACGGTCAACATTGTACCATGTTTCTCCAATGAGCAGAAGTCCTTTGTCTTCGAGTTCTGCAACAGCATCATCAAAATCGCTCTGGTTAGCGAAAACCTGATTCTCAATCTTTCCATCGAAATATAGTGTTAACTTGAGCTTTTTCTCGTTAACCTTTACTTTTGACAAATGGATAAGATTGGTGTAATTGAGTTCGTACTTAAACATACGTTCATCCTCCATTAATTTAGATTCATTAAAATATATAAATCAACAGAAAAATATAAAAACTACCCGAAGTGTAAACCCCTATATGAATAATATAGCCCTTATAATGCGTATTTATGCAGAATTTATATTGACAGATAGGTTATTACATAGTATATTTATTACAGATAGTAAAACTATATTAAACTATCAGGAGCAAAATATGAATAAGATTAAAGAAATTGACCTTAAAGCACTTTCAGATGACGGAAAAACATATTATGAAATTGCATTAAGTCTTAGAACCGGAGAATATATCCGTATCAAGAATCCGAGTTGTTCAGCTGCGGCTGTGGATGCAGCCTGTGCTTATTTCTGTATTGATTATGACGGAAATGTATATAAGCGTGTTAAGGTTTTCTTCATGGGAACTTCTCCTGAACTCAATCTTAATATGATTCCTAAGAAGTATCACAAATACTTCAAGGAGGCTTAATATGGGAGCAATATGGACAAACATCAAAGGTGAAAAGTTCAAGATAATGTTCTGCAAGGAATATGTTACATTCTTCTGTCCAAAAGATAAATCGTTTCTTACACTTGACCACAACATCAGCATGAAAAAGCTGCTGAAACTTCCATACTTCAATCTCGTGAGATGATATATGTGGGTAGATAAATACGGATTTGAAATCTTTATGGGAGACCAGGAAGAGCGTAAGGAAGGTGACAGATGGGTTCCGGATGAAGATGACAAGATTACAATGTCACCGGAAGAATTCATGAAAGGACATCCAGGTGCTAAAACTATTGCTGAGTACTGGAAGAAAGAAAAGAAACCGAAGAATGTTGGATTGTTCTAAGGAGCAGATATGACACAGTGGGAGAAATTCAAAGAAAATACCTATCAGCAGATGCTTGGTAAACACAGAGCAAAGTTTATGATTGAATCATTCTATCTTGACTACGATGCCGGAACTCTTCTTGTAACCTATTCGAAAGGCTCAGACAGTATCATTTATATCGACCCGGAGGAATATGATGATGTTTATGCTTTTGAAAGAGAGCTGCAAAGTAAACTCGTAATTGGTGCTATTCCTGAGAAAGAGTGCTGGGGTGGCGAACTTGCAGAATCCATGATTCATTATCTTGTCCGCACCCACATGAATGATTTTGTTTACATCAGTGATGAAACTCTGAATGAACTTTCTCAGTCTATCGGATATCCGGTTGATTACATTATACGGAAAGTAAATAATGTAATTCATGCAGAAAAGATTTCTATAATGCTTAAGAATGAAGCTGACAAAATAAAGTTACCGGTAGCCTACAATTATTGTGTAAAACTGCCTGTAAAATCTGTCAGCGAAAAGGAACTTGCTTTAATATGAAAAACAAGAAAGGGATTCCTATGACACCTGAAGAACTCGAAGAGTATAATCAGGTGTGGAAGGATATAAACGAAAGTATTGAACTTGTTATGAAATATGGAGAAGAATTAGTTTCCTAAAGTCTTCTCAACAAATTCTGCCCAATATTCCCACAAGGTTATTGTATATTCCAAACTGTCTATTGAACGGTTGTAATACAGTTCCCATTCAAAATCATCATCACTTTCCGGTGGATTTAGTTCTGGTCTTACGGGTTTTGGTGGCAGTATTGGTTTTACTTCCTGAATTGTTACGCAACTTGTCATTGTTAGACTTAGCAGTAGCACGAGCATGATTACGCAAATCTTCTTTAGTTTTCGCATTCTCTATCTCCTTGTCGTTTTCTTTTTTCTTTACAGTTTCTTCCTGTACCTTTTCAGTATAATCTTTAAGGTCTTCAGCGTTCTGTTTGTAAGCATCCGCAATCTTTTTATTGTCTTTTGCTTCATCAGATTTCTTACCAGCATATTTAATGGCAAGTATCAGACAAAGGAAAAGTAATACAATAATTCCTACACCAATAATGATTGTTTTCATATAATCCCTCCTTACATTACTTCTTCAAGAATATAATCAGAACATTCATTATATTTAATGACCTCTTTAATAATCCAACCTTCTTTAAGAAGTTTGTTCAAGTCATCAAATTCTTTTGGTAAGCTACCTGCATAAATTCTTATTACCTTATTAAGTTTCATTTGTCTTCCTCCTCTACTTCAATATTAGATTCTTCTTTCGGCATAAGTTTATCTGCAAATGCCAGTCCGACTTTCTGTCCTACGTTTACACCAAGATACATCATGCTGATTGCAAAGAAGTACGACAGTGCTCTCTCTACAAGTCCTACAAGCTGTTCCTGAATCTGCTTCGTAATAATCATCACTAAAGCACACCAGGCGATAACAAGAATTGTAATGATAAGCCATACAATCCATACAACGAACTTGCGGCTGTCTGTTTTCTTTCCCTTCTCTTCACTCATATTTACACCTCATCATCAAAATAATGTTCGTCATCATTATTAAGTACATCCCAAAACCACACAGTTAATATTAACCCGACAGTTACTACGCACGCACAAATTAATATTACTTCTAAAATGGTACTTACCAAAATTAGCTCCTTACATTTACAATCCGGAATTTTCACCATAAAGAACTTTTACATTTACAAGTCTTTCAACAAGTTCTTTAGTCCAATTCTCAACCCGTGTTTTGAATTCCGGGGATTTGAAATCATCATTGATAGGCATTGAATAAATCAGGTTCAATACGGTATCCTGTTTATCCTGAATATACAATTGATTTACTGTAATATGATTAAACATAATCCATTCGATAACTTTATCATAAATTCGTTCCAAGATATATTTTGTAAAATAACCATTATATCTTGTGCTGTCTGTAATAATCTTACCTTCAATACTCATAATAAAATCATGAGCACATTCTATTTGTCTTCTGATTAATTCTCTTTCACTTATACTTCTTCCAATACGAAAATGTTTAGTATGAATTGTAAGTAATCCAGTCTTACCAAGCCTAATTGCCATTGAAACGATGATAATAACTAGAATAACCAATACAATAAAAAGAGGTATTCCGTTTCCTGATGTTAATACATTTGTGAAGCTTTCCCACATTGTTGTAATCTCCTTTATAATATATTTAAGTTTTCTGAGAATTATAATCAATCTAATATTAAAAGTAGGAGGAATTATGATTAGTTCGTTGATTTGGCTACTATTAATTAAATTAGGGACAATAGACCCTATACACGCACCGTGGAAGATATACATACCTTCATTGATTTTTGAGGTAATTATGGACTGTATCTTTATACCAAAGATTATGGATAAGTTGGATAAATGGAGAAAGGGAAAATGACAGAAGATTTAGAAGATTGGGCTAAAAAGTGTATGTCCTGTACTCATTGTTATAAAAAGAAAAATGACGCTGATTATCTTTATTGCAGGTTAAAAAACTGTTGCAGATATGAAACGAAGAAGAAAAAACTCACAACCGAAGGAGTAAGGGTATGAATGATTATGCGTATAACAAAATCTATGAAGAAGTAGCAAATGATTGGGAAAATTACGGATTTGATTCACAGGATGAAGCAATAGAATGGCTTACAGAACATCTTATCGGATAAAAGGAGTAATTATGTTTGAGAAAGAACTTAATCTTACACAGTATCTACTTATACAAAATTGGTATTGGGATTTACTTCTCAATAAGTCATATACAAACACAATAGGAGATGTAATAAATGTTTGAGAAAGAAGCAGAAGAATATTTGAAAGCACAATGCCAAAAGCGAAAAGGAGAATTTGTAATCAAAATGCCTGAAGTTTATATTGCAGATATTTCACAGTCTTACAAAGACGGTGCAGAGTTTGGCTATAACAAGGCGAATGAATGGCATTATCCGTCAAAGGGTGAATTACCAAAAGTGAAAACTTGGGTTATTGGATTTTATTATGGAAAAGATAATTGGCATAAAATATTTTATAGAGCAGATGGTAACTGGTGGGGAGAAGGTCAATTATGTCAACCACCATTTGCTTGGAAAGAAATTGTACTTCCAAAGGAGAGTAAATAAATGACAGACTTAGAAAAGCGAGCAGACGAGTATGCAGATAAAAGAGCAGTGGCATACAATATGCCTAAAAGTAGTTTTGTTATCCCATTACTCAAAGTTGCTTATAAAACAGGAGCAACACAGGAGACCGCCTTACTTAGTCAGCACATCCTTGACTTACAGAAAGACAAAGGCAATCTGACGGACAGAGTAAGAGAACTAGAGCAACAGATTGAGAAAATGAAGTGTTGGTGCAACTGCAAGAACTACATATCTTGTCTTGAAGAATATTGCAGAAAGAATATCTCTTTTGAAAAAGGGATTTGTTATAACTGTAAAAAATGGGAATTAAGGAGATAAAAGAAAATGAATAAAGAAGAAATACATGAAAGTTGGTGGGATGGAGATAGGAATAACCCGTCATGTTGTGAAGGTGTAGGTGTTGGTTACAAATATCAAAAGCGTATTACAGAACTTGAAGAAATCAACGCAGACCTTAAACAATCTCTTGATTGGGCGAATGAAAGAGAAAGTGAAGATGTAAAACGTATTGCAGAACTTGAAAAGGAAAACAAGGTGCTTGCACAGAACCTTGAAGATACAGAAATCTTAAACAAAACGTATGAAAAGAGATTTGAGGACTTAGAAAAGGAAAACGTAGAACTGAAAAAGCAACTTGAAATGAGTAACAAAGTTTATAACGATAATCTTGATTACTCTCACCATATTGAAGGACAACTCACTAAAGCAACCGAGATAATTAAGAAATATTTGGCTATCGGTGTTGGTGGAAAAATTACGCAGAATTATTTAGATGTAACAAAGGAAGCAGAACAATTCATAAGTGAGGTTGAAAAATGACAAAAGAAGAACTTAAAAAGGAAGTAGAAGAAGAAGCAAAAGAAAACAGTTTTAGATATACGCTAGATAAACCGTGGGCTTGTGAAGTTGAAAGAAAACAGATAATGGCTCACTTTTTCAAAGGTTATATTGCAGGAGCAGAGCCAAGAGAAAAGCGTATCGAAGAACTTGAACAACAGATTGAAAAAATGAAGTGTTGTTATAACTGTTCAAATTAAAATGAAGGGCTTTTACTTTGTAAAGATGATACTGTAAGAATAGCAGCTTATGCAGATTATTGTTGTAAAGATTGGAAATTAAAGGAGATAAAAGAAAATGTCTAAAGTAAAAGTAACAATGGAAATTGAAGTGGAAGATATTGAAGATTTTTCAAAGTTTATAACTACTGTTGAAAAAGGTGTTATTAAGTTTTCAGAAGAAACAAAAGCAAATGTTCTGAAGGTTGAGGTGAAAGAAAAATGACTAGAGACCACAAAATAACTTTGTCTTATGTGTCCGACTTAATTGAGGAGTTAGAACAAACTATTGAAATTAAAGATGACATAATAACCAAGTTGGAAGAACGGATAAAGGAATTGGAAGAGGAGATAAAAGAAAATGAATAAAGAAGAACTTGAAAAAGAGATTGAAGATTGGTGGCGAATTAAGTTTCGTGTTGAGTTGAAAGGCGATATTTGTCAAAAATTGACCATTGATGAAGCAGAAGAGTTATGTAACAAAATTGCAGAGCCAAGAGAAAAGCGAATAGAAGAACTTGAAAAGGAAAATGCAAAACTTAGAAAGGTTGCAGAGTTCCAGCAGTCTAGCAATATGAACACACATCTTGAAAACAAGAAACTCAAAGAAGGTCTTACAGTAGGTTCAATGTGGAACAAACATCTTAATTCTCAGAATAAGGCACTTGAAGAAGAAAGAGATAGATACAGAAATATGGTGTTTGATTTGCAGAAGGAAAATACAGAACTGAAAAAGCAACAGCTTTCCTTAAAAAATGAACGAAATACTTTTCTTGCACAAAATGAACAGTACGAAAAAGATTTAATAGACTTTAACGAACAACTCACTACCGCCAAAGAAATTATAAAACTTCTTTTATGGGATATAAGAAACCGAAGTTATGAGCCTGTAAAAGATTTAGAACGAGCAGAGCAATTCTTAAAGGATAGCGAGGTGGAATAATGCACTGTCCTAAATGCAATAAAAGAATGAAAAAGCGATTATGGGGATTCTGCTATTATTATGTTTGTGAATATTGCGGATATATAATTCTTACAAGCGAGGTGGAGAAATGACAGAAGGAAATAAACTTTCAATATGGAAACATAAAAAGACAGGTAATCTTTATGTTGTTATTTATGATGAAGCGATTGAGTGTACAAATGGTCGTGAAGATATTGATTATACCGTTTATACAAGGTTAGATGACGTTAAAGATATGAACGGCAAAATCTTTGTAAGACAGACAAATGAGTTTTACAAGAAGTTTGAACGATTTGAATATAAGTAGTTCACAAAAGAATAAGTGAGGGAAAGAATGGAAGGAAAGGAAAGAAAACGTCTTAGAAAACAAAGAAAGAAAAGAATATATGAACTGAAATCTATTATTAGTCACAGGATATACAGTGAAATAAATAACAGTATAGACCATTATGCAAGTATTAAAGTAAAGACGGAACTTAGGTTTATTACTTGGCTTGTAAAAAGAGATTTAGAACGAAAAGGATATAAATGTGAATTGGGAGAATGGTTCGATTACAACGACCTTCTTAGTGTTAGGTGGTAAAGGAGATTGAATAAATGGAATTAGAAATTAATGGTGTTTTTAATTTAAGTGAATCTGGTTTATCGTCAGAAGATTTTCAGAAAAAGCTATTGGAGTTTATTGAATCCATCAATGTAAGTTTTGGTGGTGCTTTCTATGAACTTGATGAAAAAGGAGAACGAAAATAATGTGTTTTCACAATTTGTTAAAAGAAAAAGGTATCGATACAAATGATAGAGAAAAGGTTGAGTTGTTACAGAATTTTTATCAGGAAGGTTACATGCAGGGTATACATGATAAGAATCCTAACTATGAATACTCTCTAAAATACCGAGCAGTTGTTGAACGTGTCTTGAGTCTGTTCCGTAGAACATTAAATCCAATCGGTTTAGACAATCTGGGAAAGGCACTTGATGCTATGGATGAGTACGATAGAGAACATCCTTCGTTATTCTGAGAAATATTAACTTTCTATAATTAAAAGTATAAGCAGCTGTGGTAACTCAACCGGCAGAGTTTTGGAGAATTAAAGGGATATATCTCCTGAATACCCTTAATGGTGGTTCAAACCCATCCCACAGTTAGAAGGCTATGGTACTGAAACCTTCAACCCGAAGATGTACTAAGGGGCGACACTCCTTTGAGCGAAGTACAAGCATAGCAGAGAACAAGGGTTTCCTGGAAACGGTGGTACGCCCAGGAAACGCTCTCTCGTTACTATCTCTTCTTATGGATTAATCTATGAAATATCTTCTTTACACATTTACCGGAATTACACGCTGCGATGGCGAAACAATTGCACTTCCTTTACAGACAGTTATTAAAGATTATTCAAAACTATTTACATCGGTTGCAACTACTACCAATGAACTGTTTGAATCAAAAATATTCTGTCTGTCAGCTGATAACTATGAAATGAAAGATATAAATGCTCTGGTCGAAAAAGGGATTGTAATAGTTCCTTTCAGCCGCACATTCTATATTGCTGACCTTCTGAATTATTATAACCTTGGTATGGATGTTATGTTCATGAAGATAAAGGATTACAAACAATTCAAGCAGAATTATGAAGATTCCCTGGTAACTGTAGAAGATAAAAGAACTAAAAATTTATTTTAATTTTCTTGACATAAAGTTTTACTATCTGTTATAATTAATTACAGAAAGGTTGAAAGAAACCTTAAGGAGCAAATTATGAAAAAATTTATTTTAGTCAGACGTGATACAATGAAGATTGTATCACCTGAGGAATTTGATTCTTTTGATGAAGCTAGAATTGAAAGACACAAAATGGAGATTGCAAATCCTGGTGTAATTGTTGACATAATGATTACAAATAAATGTGAACATCATTCTAATGATAAAGAATACTACAAAAACGTCTATGATGCTCGTGTTGCAGCAAAAGCAAAATTACTACAGAGTATTTAAGAATTCAAGAAAGGAGATAAAATTATGAATAAATTACCACCTATTATGAAGAAAGGTTGTTGGGAAAGTGGTCCGACAAAGTTTGGTAGCTTTGAATTCAAAGGCGAAACTATAACAATTGACTCTGAAGAAAAATATCTTTATTGGAATGAAAAACTTGATATTCAAAATGATGATAAAGATATTCAAGATATGCTTGATAATAATGACCCAAATTTTGGAAAATTGTGGAAAGCTATGGAGGCTTTTTTATTTATAACCCATAGAATTGATATTCATCATTGGGATTATTAAGGAGATAAAATTATGAATCCAACAATTTGTAACATGACGTTAGAAGAAAGATTAAAGTGGAAACTTGAAGAAGAAAGACAACTTCATGAAATTGACAGAAAATTGCTCATTCATCAGATTGAAGTTCTTGAAGAAAAACTCGCTCGTAAATAAGGAGTAGACTATGAAGAAATTAATCTGTTTATTAATGTTATTGTTTATATCAGCTTTTGTATTTGGAGCAACAATCTGGTTGCCGGATGTAACAAAGAAGAATCCAAATGATGAATGGATAAAATATACGAATGTTGATGATTGGCGGATTAATACTTCTACAGGAGTATTGACATTTTCGTATGGTTATAAACGATATTATTCCACCATTTATGTAATTGAGGAGTAGAATTATGAACATTCCAACAGGTAAAATCGTAAATGTGGTTGGTGATAAAAATCCAATAACAGATATGAATCCGGGACGATACGAATTGTTATACAATGAAATTGCTCAGGATTATGCAAAACGTCATAACGCACCTTATGTCCATATCTTTGAGAATGGTGAATTTGTAAAAACAATTGCTCGAAAGGAGAAGAAATAATGACTAGAAGACAGTATAAGAAACTTTGGATTAAAGCAAGAATCACTTGGATTTGCGACAGATATGGAACCGTAGAACGTGGATATCTTACTGATTATTTTATTTCTGAACCAAATGATTGGCGAAGAGTTAGAAAAATGCTTAAACAGAGAAAGAACTATAGAATTTTGTACATGTTGAACAAGGATGTGAAGAATCAGTATAAACATCCTAGTTATAAGAAAGAAACATCTAACGATATTTGTTTTACGATTCGAAACTCTTATTTCATTCGTTATTATAAATGCAAAGATTTTATTCTGAAAGCAAGTTCAGAGTTTTCATTGCATAATCTGGGTTGGGTGGAGGAAAAATGACATTCAAATTATTCAATACATTAAACAGTTTATTTCAGCAGGGTAAACAAATTACATTTAGCAATCAGTATGTTCAGATAGAGCGAATTGAAAGTGTTACTAAAGTTAATAAATTCCTGTCTAATATTAAAAGAGAAAATATTGTGGACATTAAACCGATGGAACATAATACTTATCTTGTAATCTATACAAAAGAGGATGAACAATGATTGACTTAAATGAAATGGCATCTCAGATGTATAAGGTGGCACTTAAACGTGAAGAACATAATCCTGTAGCCAATTCACTTGTGAGTACAGAAATGCTTAAACACCTTAGCGGTGAAGTAGTTGAAGCAAGTATGGCTTATGGAATTGGAGCTGAGCCATATCGTATGGAACTTGCCGATATTCTTTGTGGTGTTATGCTGCTTGCACATAAAGAAGATTTCGATATTGAAAAAATGCTACAGGACGTTTTCGAGAAGAATAAGAAACGTGCTGAAAAACAGGGTGATAAATTATGATTATCGCTATAGTCATTGTTATAGTTTATCTTATACTCTACGGTCTTTTTAGTGCAACAGACGATGACGACGAGGATGAAATTTAGCACGTTTCTATAATTATATTAAGGAGCAAATATGGAATGTACAATCGAGAATAACCTCTTACATATTAAATCTGATATGTTCTCGCATCCCGGAATCACAGGAATCTTCGGATATACTTTTCTGGATTTCCTTGAGATGTTTTTTAAGGCATATCATCTTGAGAATATTGAACAACTTAAACACGAATGGTACAGACTTAAAGATGAATTTGAAACTGCTCTTAATCTATTTATGAGTGTCAATGCCTTCGTGATGCTTTAGATATTTCTTATCGAGGTAATATTTATGGACAATGTAATAATCGGAAGTTATGCTGCTGATGACCTTACCGTAAAAGCACCTGGTGGAATTATCAGAACTCCACACCAACTGCCGAAACGTAAGGAAGAATTCAACAGAGTGAAAAAGTATCCGGAAAGAACCGGGAAATCATTTGCTGAGATTCTTGATGAAGAACTTGGTAAGAGGAGATAGGTATGGGCGGATTTTATGGAACAAGCGGAATGTGGTATAAAAACGGCACATTCTACGAACTTAACGACACTCATGTAAACTTCTTTCTTCAGCATCCGGAACTTCTTGGTTTCTCCCAGGAAGAAAAAGAACAGTTGTGTATTGCAAACAATCTCGCACCAGATGCGACTTACTGTGATGAACAGAGCCAGGAACGTGTAGATATCGTGCTTGAAGTTCTTAAACGTGGTGCAATCCGTATCCGTTTCTATGGCGGAAAAACAAGCGTTCAGTGCTATGACCGGAATAACAAACATTGTTTTGAGCAGCTTAAAAACTGTGTAATCGATGGTTATGGTAAATGTTTCAGCAATATCCTTACAGTAATGGACACCAAAGGCTGGGGTGAAATGCTCAATGATATGGGATGGGGTATGCAGATAAAGGATTTTATTTCATCGTCAAAACATAAACCAAGATGGCACTGGATAAACAGTTCATGGAGATAGTATGAAAAATCAACTCATGTTCTACTCGAATATATTGAAAAATAATCTTACTGAGAAAGGATGCATGTTTATCATGCAGAAATCAGAACCGGTATCAAGAAGTCTTATCCTTCAGTTTCATCGTAATGGTATAACAGAAATGAGCGTTCATAAAGCTGTTGAACCCCTGCGATGTATTCACAGGATAGAACTTGGTAAAGATATAATAACAATCTTACTTCAGGAGGAAATATGAACGAACGATGGTTTGAAGATTTTGGTAATGCACTTGATATGCTTTATCAGATTATGCGTAATTCAGATGACGATTACGAATCTCAGATGGAAGAACCTTATCAGCAGCTTGCGGAGATTTATGATAACGTAAAAGCTGAGTATGGTTATAAAGACGGGAGTGACAGGTAATATGACATATACTACCAACGATTTGGCAAAATTATCAGGGTACTCACCATCCACAATATGTTCTCATCTGCATCGTTCAGGATTCGAACCTGTGGGTATCGCGGGTATTAACCAGAATGTATGGAGTGAAGAATGTCTTGCAGCTTTACTGAAAAAGAAAAGGATACAGGAACGGGAATCAACAATAAATCTCACATCCCTGGCGACAATGTTTAATATGTCTGTTCCGGAAGTACGGAAGATTCTTTCAGACAAAGATATAAAACCCGTAATGATTGAACATAATGAACTCAATGGAGGTCTGGTTGAAAGATATGATTCTGCTGTACGTGAAATTATAGCGAAACATCTTGATGACCTTAAGATGGACAATGCCAATGAGCATCCGCTGGTTACAGATGAAAGATGTTTGAAGACAAACTGGTTTCCGGATGTTGTACCTGAATGTTTCAAAGACATTGATGAAGAAATAGCATAAAATAAGGCTCTCAGCGTTGTTCTGAGAGCCTTTTATATTAAATCGACAAATATCATTACCAAAGGGTTTTGAACGCAATACAGACAATCCTAGGGGCATTATAGGGCATTTTCAATCTCTTTCCCCAGTCTTCCAGTTGATACGGATAATATGTCCATACTGACAGCGGTATACAGCCCTTTCATCACCAGAAGTTTCATCCGCAATACATCTGTTTGCTACTGAGCAGATATGGTCTTTCTGCCAGCATTTGTGACATTTCACTGCAAAAGGTGTAGATGCCTGGAATAGAATTATTAAAAGTAATACTGTGATTATTTTCTCAATCAGATTATCCCCAAAGTCTTTCATAGTGTATCTCCTATATGCAGATATATAAAACCCAGACAAACCTTGGGTGGATGTGAATAATAATCTGGGTTATTGTTTTAGGCTTGTCCGGGTAAAAAATGGTTCTAAGTGCGAAACTAAAACCCATCGCCCCTTTGAGTGCTCCTTAGCTTAATTGCCGAGAGTCTGTTAGAACCAATATAAGTTGGGTCAGGACTTGAATCTGAATCTCCGGATGGAACCTTTACAGGATACGTCTCCGGTGTTCTACCAGTTAAACTAACCAACCAATTTATCTTAATATTAGAATTTGTAATCTAACATTATTTATACTCCTCAAATAAAAATTCCTGAGCATAAGGTAATGTCTTAGCCCATTTGATAAAGTTCTCCATAGTGTCATTATCATCACCAGACCATGTATTCTGTTTGTGATGTAATCTCCACTGACAGATATTTCTTAATGTACTGTAATTGAGATGCCACATACGAGTCTGCAACCAAGAATCTCCAAGTCCGTAAATCAAATCATACCATACATCTTTGTCATGAGTTTCATTAAACTTCTGACGGGCTTCTTCAAGTTTCTGCACATCAATAAGACTTGAAATCTTTCCTGTTGTTGGCTTTGGTTCAAAACAGGTTTCATCAATAATGTATTTGCCAATACGGTGCATTGTGGAAGTTGAAGACTTTACACCATGTCTATAGGTATCAGCTTCCTTCCAGAAACAAAGTGGTGCCTCTATACAGACCCACACTTCAATCATCTGTAAGAACTTGCTGTTTGGTTCTCCGGCAGTTTTCTTTGTACTGTCTGCTTTAATAAGGTTTTTACAGATACGCAAATCATTTTCGCCAAAGACAAATCCATCTTCATTTTTACCACTATCAATTTTAGAAACTGCATCATAATAATCTTTAGACATATTAAGATGCACACCAAGAATGGCAGGTTCAAATCCTTCAACTTTTGTATAAGTAAATCTCATTTTATTTTACCTTCTTTTTCCAACCAATGATATACAAACATGTTACCATTTATTACAGAACTTGTAATATGAGTAACAACATAACCTTCACTAAGATATTTGTTAAGTTTCTCAAGACCTGCTGTATCAAGTTTCTCCATATCCGGACTACAATGTGCCGGTATCGTTACAACATATTGATAATCTTTCTTTTTCATTTTCCATCATCCTCTTTAACATTCATGTTTGCTGTTTTCATTTGTATCTTAGCCCAACGAATAGCATCTATACATTCATCACATAATCGGAATGTAGTGTATCTTGCTTCTGTTTGGGTTAAACCTACAAACTTCCCACATACCGCACAAGGAATACCATAACAAGGCTCGCTTAATTTAATACTCATTGACATAACTTTATATCTCCTTTATACAAGCTGAAACATCTGGTGCAATTGGTTTATCAATGTGCATATACAGTTCAGGATTAGTGAACATAGAAAATGGCAGCTTTGATAATTCTTCTTTGGTTTCTTCATCCGGCTCTTTATGAAGATTTGGAATACCGCACCAATCTTTAAGATAATCAAGTTCATTACGGTTGTAGAACTCACTAATATCTCCTGGTACTGTAATAATCTGTCGGTCACAATTTAATGGTGAGCACTTAATATTCTTTGGTACATATCCTTTTTTACAGTTTATAACACTGTATAATTTTGGACTAACAATGAACATATTTTTATTACCAGTAAGAAAACATTCAGCTGCGGCAAAATGAAAACTATCGGCAAACTTGGCAAACCTTTTATTTTCTCTGTGTCTTTTAATATGATTTATCTTCTGAGACAGTTTCATTTATTGATTGCTCCTCTTAATCATTTCGTCTGCCTGTTTGTAAGCCATATCTGCTATTTCATCAAAACTCTGGTCTGTAAGTTGTGGGTTAGCACTGAGAGCTGTCATAGCCTGAATAGCAATGTAATCACGGACCTTAAGCCCTGTATAGACAGTACCTTTACCATTACTGTCATATAACTTATATGGAAATACATTCTTATCTGCTTTCATTTTATTTATCCTCCTTGTTTATGAACTCTTCAAAACCCTTTGTTATATCTTCAACACAATAAGAAGTTATTTCAATGCGATGGCAACATTCACCTTCATAATATCCGAAAGCAAGTTTACCTTCAAAAGCATATTTAAAATTCTCTACATTAATTACCTCAGGATTTGGTACGGTGAAAGTATATTTAGTATCTGAATCTGGAATAGTGAATACAATTTCATAATAATAACTTTCATAACCACCAGAATACATATCCACAATCTTGACCGGTTTCTTGAATACTTTGTCTTCCAGATACTTTCCAAGATATTCAAACATCTGTTTATTGGCTTTGTATTCCTTAGAACGTTTATCTGTATTCTCAGGTGCATGAAAATAATCAGATGCAGGTTTAATTCTGAAAAGGAAATCGAAATAGTTTACATTATCCTTTACTGTATTAACCCGGCTCTCTTTTACAAGCTGAAGTAGTTTTGTATATTTATCTACTTCGTGCTGCATATCGTTTACAAGTTCATTTGCCTTACCGATTTCCATAAGGCTTTTGAGATTTCTCTCTTGTTCCATCTGTTCGATATAATCCATAATTTTACTCCTTATTATAATTATAGAATATTGTTCATTTCTACTGAAGCTGTTCTGTCTTATTGAGTATTAATGATACCTTGGAATTGTCTTTACTGAATCCGCCAAGTTTAGTATCACCAGACCATACTTCATACCAATAGCTCAGGTACTCATGAAGTGGTTCTACACTTCCGGAATGAGTTTCGATTTCTTTTAATTCCGTAACATTATGAAAGACACGGGTAATTTCTGCTTTACCGTCATGATAAATCTCAGTTACTTTTAATTCCATATTTACTCCTTATATCCTGTCTAGCACAAATTGCGGTGAATGTTGGTTTACCAAATCTTTGAGGAGCTTGGTATAGTCTTTCGAAGAATGTTAATTCGGTATACCATCCAACATAGTGAGAGTTATCCTCGAAATCAACGTAATCAATTGTACTGTAAGGATTGTATATACCGAGTTTCCATTCAGCTATTTCAATTTTTCTTTGTACAATACAGTAATGTTCAACGCTAACTAAGTTGAACCAATAATCACCAAGACCCTTCATAATCTTGTTTTTTCTCCTTTACACTAAGACTCACATATTTCAATTTTGATGTTGTAAGGATATTAATTAATTGATGAATCAAGTGATATGTATTTTCTTCTTCATCGTCGGTTGTAATCGTAACCTGAAAATTAAACTCTTTTATATTATCAGTATCAGTATGCGTCATAATGTCCTTCTTCCTTAGTAACAGGTTTAAGGTCTCCGCTATGTTTATATCCATACTGAATTGCAATGTTCCATAACCTGTACAAATCGCTGAATCTTACAACATCATAACGAGCAATCTCACGACCCAAATCATCATTATCTGTAACCCTTAATCGGAAACACACATCAGCTTTACACAGATGTTCTACAGCCATACGGAAAGCTATGTTTGATTCATTTTCCGCAATACAGTCTTCGAATGATTTTGGTTCTCCTATCGAATAAACGTTACGATTGAAGTCAAACACATGGTCTTCCGTTACCTTATCCCATTTGTATTCATCATCAAATACCTTATTACGATAATAAACAGGAGTGCCTTCGTGGTATGCGTTTATAAAATTAAATTGTTCTGATACTGTCATAATTTTACTCCTTATTATAATTATAGAAAGTCATTCAATTCTAATTCTTTTTACACGTGATTTAAGAAGTTGTCGTGTTTTATACTCGTTCATACCGTCTATGAAATGTGAACTGTTGTTTCTCTGAATAAATACAGGTTCACCCCGCTTAATATCCTTCTCAAGTTCCTTACAACATCTTTCAAGTTCCGGAGCAAGATTATAAATTGTTGGACTATCCATGTTTTATCTCCAACAACTGTCCAATCCAAATATGAACATGTAAATTTCAATATCTTTTACAATATTATAATCTTCTTTTGGTTCTGTATTAGCCATAGAGTCCATGATAATACGATAATCAAAATTGGAAGTATCTACACCTTTGTTGATGCATTCTTCATAGAACTTTTTAATCTGCTGAGCGTTTTCATCATCACTAAACTTAAACTCACCATACAGGATTTTATCCTTTATTTTAAGCTTTGTTATTTTACCGAGTACAAAATCCGGACGTGGTTTCTCACGGTAATAATAAACATTGCGTAAAGAATCGTCCTTGCTGATTGCATTAAACTCCTTGACGCTCTTTCTTACTTCCTTCAGCGGATATAAATTATGATTTTTGTTTACATTATCACATCTTAAAATCTTTACTTCTACCATGTTTAATTCTCCTTTATGCTTTTAATAATACCGTAATAAGGATATCCTTGTTCATCTAATGGTGGTTCTTTGGGTGGGTGATAACCCTGTCTTTCGAAATAATCTCCAGGTAGTTCAGTACAGTTTCGCTGAGCATACATCCATTCCTTATCTTCTTTAGGTTCAGGCTTATCAACTTCATCAAGGTTCTTCTGATACTCCATACCACGTATAATGGCAAGTTCTACAGTATCAGCAGGTAATAAGTTTTTAATACGAGATTCATCTAGTATCTGAGCAATCATGTACTGAATTGCTTTTGATTTCTGAAGTGCTATGTAATCTATTGCGTCACTCATTGTATATCATCCTTATGTTTTTCTTTATACCATTCCCGATATTCATTCCAGTCTGATGAATTTCTAGGACAGAATGTTTTACAATTTTCATATTTTTCTTCAGATTCTCTAAGTTTATCCTGAAGGCTATCTCTCTGTTCAATAAGATGTGTATTCAATTTCTTTAATGTATTGTTTTCATCAATCAGTTCTTTATACTCGTCACCATTGTTCAACCATATTTTAAGTGAACGATAACAATCATTACAAAGTTCCTTATCAAGTTTATAACCTCTGGTATCTTTGCCAATAAGGTTTCTGTACTTGAATCTACGGACAGTAAAGCAATTAAGAGTTTCAACCTGTTCCTTGCCACATCTTGCACAAGTAAAAATAATCTGTGTTTTCATTTATTTCTCCTTTGTATTAAGTGCCTTTTTCAAATCTTCCATGACGCAGCAATAAAGATTTTTTAATATCCTATCTGCGAATACGTCTCTGGAATCCTCATTTATCTTTCCTTTATCGATAAGCATATTTATATACATAATCAGGAAGTGAGAAGTATTATTACGAACATCTTTTGTAACTTCATTCCACAACTTATATTGTTTTTCTATAGCGAGTTTAGAACAAGCATTATCAGGGTCAGATA